AATATAACTAGGAATTTAAATAATCCTAATAGAAATTATTGGGAAAAAGATAGAGTTGAATGGGATAAATCAGCTAAAGCTCCAGGTGGTGGAACATATAATGAACAACAGATGTATGAATCAATACGTCAAAGTGATATAAAAAGATTATTAAAATTTGGATAATATGAAAAACTTAGTTCAATACATTCAAGAAGCATTATCTGAAGTAAATGGATTTGCTATTCTTAAACCAGAATTTTTAGATCATGAATATGATTTTGATAATCTTTTAAGAAATAAAGATTGGCAGATTGTACAGAAAGTAAAAAGAACTTTATCTCTTGATGAAGCTAAAGAACTTTATATAGGATTAAAAGATAAACCATTTTATGATGAATTATGTACTTATATGGCTTCTGGAGATTCTATTTCTTATATGTTAAGAAAAGATTGTAAAGATCCTATTAAAGATTTAAAAACTATAAAAAATAAAGTTCGTAAAGAATGGGGTAAAGATGATATGAAAAATGCAATGCATTCATCTGACTCAAAAGAAAATGTAGAAAGAGAATATAAATTAATTCTTCAAAAACAATTAGTATAATGAAACAATTAGATTCATATATTATTGAAAAACTTCATTTAAATAAGAATATCAATACATCTCCAGTAGATTTTAAAAAAGGTGAACCAATTATTAGAATTGGTATATTTTCTTATAATGGTAGAACAATAGATGAACTTGAGATAAATGATCCAGTTAGATCTATTGTATATTATTACTATGATACTCAAGATAATGGAGAAATAAGATTTACATATACACCAAATGATAAATATGATATAGATAAATATTCTTATGAAAGAGATATGTTTATTAACTCTAATGGTTATTATGAATTTTTAGGAAGTGTTGGAACTGATCAAGATAAATGGAAAGCAAAAATAATATATTTAAATAAAGAAGAAGGTATTAACTTTATAAAAGATATAGCATTAGATTTTTATCATCAAAAAAATAAAATTTATCAATATTTTGATAAAAATGATTCATTTGATTCAGTAACAATCAAAAATAATCCAGATAAAGTAAAAGATTTATTAGATTTATATGAAAAACTTTAATGAATATATATTAGAAAAACTTAAATTAGATAAAGATATTAAAATTCAAGATAGAGATAGTTTAACAACTAAATTTAAACTTCATGAAAATAAATTAGTTGATTTAATGTTATATATATTGGATTTTAAAGATAATTATGATATTGCTGATGTATTAGAAACATGGATTAAAACATTTAAAATTAAAAAAGATCTTTCAACATTTTGTGCAGAACATGCTGATTTACCAGATGGAGTATCATTAAGTCCTCTTGAAGATGAAGATGCTATAGAATTATATAAACAAGATAAAAAAAGATTTAAAGAATTATATAATAAAAATGGTATAGAAATATATTCAGATGAAAGTTGTTTAGGACAAAAATATCCTTCAAATAATTTATTAGTTAAAAAACCTGGTAAATTAAATATATATTATTTTAAAGGAGTATATTAATAAATTGAAATTCAAAGAAATAAAATCTTTGAATTTTTTCTTTTTTATACTATATTAATATGTGAAACAAAATAAAAATATTATGAAAAAGATTATTACTATTATTTCTTTTCTTACTATAAGTTTTATTTCTTTTAGTAAAGAATATAGTATTTCTTCTGAAGGTATTGAATTCATTAAGAAATATGAAACTTGTCAGTTGACTGCTTATCATGATGCAAATGGTTATTCTATTGGTTATGGTCATCATGGTTCTGATGTTTATGAAGGAATGACTATTACACGAGCTCAGGCAGATGAATATTTTAGAAAAGATATCAATAAATTTAAAGGAAGTGTAAAACGTCTTATTGAAGCTCTTCCTTATGAATATGAATTTTCTCAGGGATTTATTGATGGTCTTTATTCTCTTATTTATAATTGTGGTGAAGGTGGAGTAAAGAAAAGTACATTTTATCAGCGTCTTCTTAAATGTAGAGTTAAGAATGGAATAATGAATGAAGATGATTTTAATTATACAGTAGCAGGTGTTAAAGAGTCTAGAATTTCTGCTCCAGGTCATATCAAACGTCGTCATGCTGAACATCTTATGATGCTTTCATAAAATATATCAAATATATAATTAAAAGACTGATATTTTATCAGTCTTTTTTATTTTTATATATAATATATCTTTTTTATAAATGGGAATATTTAGTAGCATAGGTGGTGCTTTTAAAGAAGGTTGGAATTCAGCAAAAGATACTAAAGAAAATAGAGAAAAACTTACTAAAGAACACATAGAAAAGAATCCTTATAGTTCTTTTTATAAAGAAAACATTGGTAAATTATCATTTATCAATGATAATAGTAATATAACACAACTTCAACAAACTGCTGATTATCAAAATTATTCTAATCTTACTGTAAATAAAGAATTTATTTATGAAAATCCATTTAAATTATCTCAAGAAGTATTAGATAATTCTACTAAAAATTATCAATTTATATATAAAAAACCTGCATATATTTTAGGTGAATACGGTATTGTAGGAAAAGATAAAAATGGTAAAGATCTTGCTGGTGGAGAATATTATACTATGCCAATAATACCATCAATGTTTAATCCTCTTTATGGTATTAATATTATTGGTATGGACAGTAATACTCCAGTGATTAATACTCCTGATAATATTTTATATGAATATAATGGAAAATCTATTAAAAAAACAGATTATCCTGATGATTTAAGTGATTGTTCAATTAAAACATTAGTTAAATTATCTGATGAAGGTAAATTAGGTAGAGGTATATTTAAATATGCTGATTTTATGTATTGTAAAAATCTTGGTAAAATATCTAATAACCGTTTACTTACATTAAGAAGATTTCCTGTTCCTATTGGTGATGATATTTGGTCAGTTAATCAGCAAGAAAAAGGTGGTGCTAATATTTCTGGAGATATTGGTCGTTTAGTTACTTGGATGGATGATAATAATAAATTAGAAGATATATTAAAATATAATTATAAAGATAGTTTTGAACCTAAAACTGGTCACTTCAGTGATGCTAGTTCTACAGAAGATGATAGTCATAGAGGTATTTTAGGAGCAGCTATTAACTTAGCAAATCCTAATTATAGAATAGGAGATACTAATAAAACTGGTATGGCTGGTTGGGGTAATGAGAATAAAATACTTGGTATGGTATTTGATCAATCATTTTTAACTGGTGCAAATAGTGTATCTGGTGGAGATTCAGAAAATGTTAGAGTATTATGGGAAAGATATGATAATAATAGAATTTATGAACCAAAAGGAACTGTTAGAGATACTCATTTATATGAAGGTAAATTAACTTTTGAACAAACTTTCTCATTAACTTTTGATTATGAATTAAGAGCATATGAAAATATTAATCCTAGAACAGCATTTCTTGATTTATTAAATAATATTCAACAAGTTACATATCGTAAAGGTAATTTCTGGGGTGGTGCTGTTTGGTGGAAAGGTGCTCCTGCTAATACTAAAGGATGGCAAACAGCTAATGCAATGATTGATGGTGCATGGGATAAATTATCTGGAACATTTCAAATGTTATGTTCTGGAGAAATGGATTTAGGAAATTTCTTTGCTGGTTTATGGTCTAATTTAGAAAAGGCTGGTTCTACATTATTAAATAGTATTGGTAATGCTGTTTCAGATCCACAAAAATTAATGCAAGATATTTATGATAAATTACATTCAGTAGGGGCTGGTAATATGTTAAAGAGTATGATTAAAAATAAATTAGGCCGTCCTGCTCTTTATGCAACAGATTCTATTTTAAGTGGTGAACCTGTTGGTCTTTGGCACTTAACTATTGGTAATCCTAGAAATCCTATAATGTGTATGGGTAATTTAATTATTGATGGTTCAACTATACAGCAATATGGTCCACTTGGTCTTGATGATTTCCCAACAGGATTAAAAGTTACTATTAATCTTAAACATGGTAAATCTAGAGATATGATGGAAATTGGTAAGATGTATACAATGGGTCGTGCTGGTCTTGGAGTTCCTCTTGGTAGAACATTATATAGTGATTTAATAAGTAATGCTTCTGGTATTCCATTAGAAATTGTTGAAGCATCTATGCGAAATAAAACTACTGGTGAACAATATAAACTTGCTCCTCCTGCTGGATATGGTAATAATATATTTTATACTGCAAATCAATTTGGTACTATGTGGGCTAGTACAATGCCAACTGCTAATGAATATAGTAGACATAAATTATCTGCTAAAGATCCTTCTAAAGTAAATAAAGAAAAGTAAGAATTAATAATTAACTGAATATATTTAATTGACATTTCTATATTATACAATAAAATAATGTATATTAATAGAAATGTCAAATTTATTATATATCGGTCTTAATGGTTTTGCTGGTAGTGGAAAGGACACTGTAGCAAAAATGATTAAAACAATATTAAATTTTCATTGGAATAATTTAGAAGAATGTAAACAATATTATAAATCAGTTTATACTTCTCCAACAATTTCTGCAACATATAATCCTAATGAAATAAAAACAGAAAATAATCCTGTTTATTGTGTAGCATTCGCTGATCAGCTTAAAATTATTTGCTCAAATATTTTTGGTATTCCAGTAAATAGATTTTATCAAAATAAAGCAAATGCATGGGTATGTATCAATAAAGATTTTAAGTATACAGAAGTAAAGCCTCTTGATAATTATATAGTAACATCAGAGGAATATTATAATAATATTGCTGTATATAAAGCATCAGAAGATAAATATTGGATGAGTCTTCGTGAAATTCTTGTTTATGTAGGTACATATGTTCTTCAACAAGATTTGAATAAGAATGTATTTGTAAATATTGTAAGTAATCTTGTTAAACATGAACAACAGAAAAATCATAATCTTAAATATGTAATTCTTACAGATATAAGATTTAATCATGAAATAAATTATATCCATAAGAATAATGGTATAACAATTTCTATTCAAAGAGATGATGTACAACAACTTGATAATATTGCAGAACATGATCTTGATGAAGAAGATAGATGGGATTATATAATCACTAATAATGGTACTTATGATGAATTATTCGAAAAGATTTGGAATATTCTTCATACAAATATTGAATTTAGTGATATAATTTATAATCTTCAAACAAGAGATGATGTTTGTAATTATCTCAGATTAATCAATGAATATTCAGAAGAACATCAATGGAATAGTGTTTATAAACTTTGTACACAATATCCAATACAACAGATTTATAAAAATGAAGGAGAAATTTATATGATTGATCCTGTTGGTGGACCTACTATTGAAATTAATAAATCTGTTCCTATTATAGATGATAATTCTTATGTTTGTACTAAATTAGACTTTGATGAAAAATCAAATAAGTTCTTAGTTTATACAACAAAAATACAAAGTTCAGAAGAAGTTTATTATAACTAATTTTTCTATTAATATATTTTATTATTAGATGGAAGTAAGGTTCTCTTGCTTCCATCTTTTTTAATAGGTTTGTTTTTGTATTATTTTTAATTATAAAATTTAAGATAAATTCATTGTATATTATGTGAAAAGTTTTATGCAAAATTTAGCTTAAATTAAATAAAATGAATATTAATGATATTGATAAATTTAAGGAGAACTTAGAAAAGAAAACAACTAAGGGCTTTGGTTATTTTATGAAGAATATTGGGATGGTTCTTCTTGTTTTTATTTCAATATTTATCCTTACTAATCCAACTTGTATTACTAACCCAGTAGAATTTTTTGGTTCATTTAAAATGGATGGTTTATGGGTAGTATTTGCATTATTCTGTTCGATAGCTGGTTTTTATCAGTTATCTAAAAGTGTACAACGTGAAGATAGAGCTTCAACAAAAGAACAACGAATTGGTGAATATGAAGAAGCAATGACACGTAAAGCTGAAGAAGTAAGAAAGGAACATGTTAAAATGTCAATAAAGAGACTTGATAACAGTGCTCTTATTGATAGTGAATTAAAAAGTTTACTTATAAAACTTGATGCTGATCGTGCAGCTATTGTCGAATTACATAATGGTACAAATAATGCATCCGGATTCCCATTTATTTATGGAGATATGGCATATGAACAGATTAGTAATAATGTAAATTTCGCTCAAGACGAATTTAAGAATTTCAATTTAGCTAAATTACCTTTTGTAGCCCTTAATTATAAAAAAGGAACATGGATTGGTTCAACTGATGAAGTAGAAAAACAAGATAGATATTTTGCTGCAAAACTTAGAGTTGTAGATGCTAACTTCGGTGCATTTATTGTTCTAGAAGGTATTAATGGTCCACTTGGTTTCTTAACACTTCATTATAAAGATGGAAATGTACATCCACCTAAAGCTGAAATTATTGCAGCATTAAATCATTCAGTACAGATAATCAGTACATTACTTGATAGAGCAAGATTTAATAATTAATTTAAAATCTAAATATAATATATGAAAATCATAGCATATCGCTATGATTTTTTATTTTTATATAGTATGAATAATGATGAAAATATTAAAATAGATTGGCTATCAGAACGTCAAGAAGATGATATTTATAGAACGATTTCTAATATTCGTTCTAGTTTAATTGGTATGTATATGTCTTTTTATGGCGATGATATAAATAATATTATTCCTACTGAAAATGAAGATAATTTAATTGAATTTAAAAATTTTATAATTCAAGATTCTAGAAGTAATGAATATAGTAATTTATCAGCAGAAGGTGCTATAGCAATGTTATATAGAGATGATGATTATTTTATTATTCCTCCAGATTTAATTAAATATATTCAAGATAATATTGGTAGTAGTATAGTTTTTGATTATTATGAAGAAAAATTCCCACATAACATTCAAGAATTATATATGGGTAAAGATTTATTTGATACTTTAAGAAGTTTAAAATTTCCTAGACAAAGTGCATATATGCTTTGTGGAATGATATTTTCTAAAAGTAAATGGGATCCAACATATTTTGATGTATATGAAAATAATAAAGATTGGACTAGACGTAAAGAAGGATTATTAGGTATTAATAAATGGCCTGATAAAAAGAAAATAATAGAAGCTTTAAATTTAAATCATAGTGCTTCTTTCGCAGTAAATACTAATGTTAAATCAATAACTACTAATGAAACAAAATATAATACTGCTAAACATGGTCTTTTAAGTATGTTAGATTTAAATTCATGGGTTAGTATATTATGTTATATTATTCAAAATTCTGAGAAAAATAGTGGAGATGATAGAACATTATTTGATTATTTAAGTTATGATAGAAAACCTAAACAAAGAAATGATTTAGAAGATGATGATCATAAATTATTATATGCAGCATATCTTTTAACTGAAGCAAAAGATTATTCTAAAACATTTGAATCAATAGAAGAAAAAATAGATAAAAATAAAGAAGAAGAAAAATTAAATACTAATAAATCATATAATGAAATACCAAATGATTTTATCGTATCTTTATTAGTTGCTAAAATATTATCTCAATTTTGTTGTGGAGTTCCTATTGATGATCTTAATTTATTAGATATATTCCCATCATTTGGTCAATTATCAATGATGAATTTTGAAGGATCATTTGAAAGTAAAACTTATAAAGGTAGTGGAAAAAATATACCAATTGTTCCTGAAAAACCAAATGCTAAAGGTATTACTGTTGTTAATCAAACACAATTTATGTTTAAAAGAACAAGTACTATTCAATATATTATACTTCACTATTCAGCATCAACTACTTCTGGAAAAAATAATGCGATGAATACATTAAGAACACTTAATACTCGTGAACTTTCTTCAGATTTTGCTGTAGATGATAACCTAATAATACAATTAGCTGATGATATTACAAAATGGGCTAGTACTGCTGTTCAAAGATGGAGTTCAAGTGGTACATCAGCAGGTAAAAATGCAAATAATAATAATTCAGTATCTATTGAAATGTCTTCAACTCTTGCTAATGGTGGTAAATGGGTTCCTAATGATCCTCATTTTTATTTTACTGATGAAGTTTTAGCTAATACAAGATATTTATGTAAATTATTAGTAAAAGAATTTAATATACCTCCTGAAAGAGTAATACGTCACTATGATATTATGGGTAAATGTTGCCCAGGTATTAGAGGATGGAATCTTGGTAAAGGTTCTGATAATGATAATTTATATAGAGAATTTGTTGCTAGTATATTTGATGGAGAAGAAGTTGAACCACCAGCTAATATTATTAATAAAGATTTAACTGATGAAATGTCATCTAAACAAAATAATACACAAGAATCAGATACAGGATTTAAAATTTGGGGTACAGATAAAATACCTTTTAAAACAAATGCTTTTTAAAAAATACTTTAATATAAAAATATGAACTTTCAAAATACTTGTTTAGAAGGATGTTCTCCTTCACAAATTATAAATATTAATTTTGCTTTCAATGATTTAAGTAATATTCAAATACTTGATTCATGTAATAATACTTATGATAATTCTGTATTACAATTTGCATATAGTATTGATGGACTTTGCTGGTCATGCTATATGGATTATGATACATTTATCAGAAATATTATTGATTTAAAGAATGACTTTTATCTTAGAGTAAAAGTTAAAGGACAAGTTAATGGAGTTATTATCAATGGTAATAATTTTTATGATTATACAACAAGTATTGAAAGTGGTTTTACATTTAGTTATTGTTCAAGTGGAGTAAGTACAACTAATATGTATAATCCATATATAAATATGGAATGTGCTATTGCTCTTCAACAACAATTAACAGAAACAGTTGCATGTGTAGTTGGTATTCCTTGTTATTATTTTAAACTTTCTCCAGAAACTAATAGTAAAGATATAACATTTAAAGAATATACATTATTAAATGTTGACTCAGTAAAACAAATTAAGATTATAATTACTGATAATCAGATGCCATCATCTAAACCAGAATTTAATGACTGGGGTCTTGATTGGCAGACAGATTGGGAAACAGAAATTTCTAAAGGAATGTTTGCTACAGCATTTGGTAATACTGCTCAACCAACTGAAGGAGACTTGATATATATTCCAATGATGAAGAGAATGTGGATGGTTAATGAAGCATATGAAGAAAAGAAAGATGCCTTCATGTGGAATGCAACTACTTTCCATGTAACTCTTGTAAAATATCAAGAAAAAGATAGTGTTGATCTTAAAGATACTGAAGCTATGGTTAACAGTTTTGTAAAGAATAAGTATGAAGATTTATTTGGAGATGAAGAAAATCTTGGTTCAGGAGAAGAATCAACAACTACACCATCATATTCACCAGATGGATTATATGCTGTATTTGAAAGTGACTCTACAAGAAAATATATGAGTGTAGATGCTATTGACTTTAAACAAGGTGTTCTTTATTATCGTGGTACAATGATTGCTGATGATATTTATACATTTAATGGATATAAATCTGGTAAAATAGTTTACCAAAGAACATTCTGTTCAAATCAAGGAACATTCTCATTTATAATTACTCCTCGTCAAGAAAATTATGAAGGAGTATTATTTGAAGTTGGACATATTAAAATTAAGATAAAACAAACAAAAACTAGCTGTAAACTTACTTTAATTAATCTTAAAAATATGTCATTAGAATTAACTCCAGATAAAACATATTTTGTATATTTCAGATATAGTCAAGATTTGAATGTTTCAGAATTTTCTGCTTCAGAATATACACATGCTGATTTACCTATTTATAAATTACAAAACCATCATTATTGGTTTGATATTGATAATTCTATAAAGAGTGTATCAAGATTTGATATTGAATTAGTTATAGATACTAAATCAGAAGTTATATTAAGTTCATTTTATGGTAATATAACAAATATTAAAGTATTTGATATTTATATAGATAATGTTAGTGAAATACTTCAAATGTACCCAACAAATTCTAATCTTTTAATTAATGATACTGCTAGAAAGATTATTGACTTAAATGGTTTAGTCACACCTTAATTTTTATTTTTATATATATGAAAACATTAAAACAATATTTAACAGAAGAACTTGAAGATGTCATTGTAAAAGTTGGTGATTATTGGAGAATAAAAGGACATGCTGGTAAAGGAACTAATACACCTAAACGAGGATATTGGAAAGCTAAATATCATACAAAAACAGATGCTGAAAATGCATTAAAAGCATATTTTGCACATAAAGGATAATATGATAGAATTAGATAATTATATAGTAGAGAAACTTAAACTTAATAAAGATATTAAAGATATCAATACATATACTATCACTAAAGAAGATGAAGAAAAGGTAAAAGATATTTTTAATTCTACATCAAGATATAGTGTTGGTTATGATAGAGAAAGATGTAAAAATCTTTCTAATAAATGTTTAAGTGCTAATAGTTGTATTAAAAAATGGGTTACAATAATGATAATGACTAATTCTGTACCATATATTTATAAAAATACACTAATTTCTCTTCCAGGTAATTTTGGTTCATATTTTGTTGATAGAGGAATAGATCAATATAATGCTAAACCTCAAGATTTTATAAATGCTTATGAATTAGCTAAACCAGAAGAATTACATGATTTACCTACTAAATTAGCAGCAGAATATTATGATGTTATTGAAACTTTATTAGATGTAATAATTAAGAATCAAAAGTATAGAATAGAATTTAATTATACTGATTATGATAGTTATTCAAAAGAAGCTCTTGAAATAATGAAAGAAAGAAATGGAAAAATTGCTTTACCTTTTAAAGTAACTTATAAGAATAAAAGTGCTAAATGTGAAATAATATTTATAATTGGAGGAACATATTATAATTATAGGGTAAATGATAAAAATTTTAAATGGAGTCAACAATTTATTGATGAATTAAAAAAAGAATTAGGAGCATAATGAAAGAACTTAATACATATATAATTGAGAAACTTCAACTTAATAAAAACAGTGAAGCAAAAGAATCTAATATAAATTTATTATCTATTTCTAAATTAAGTGATTTAGAATTATCTGATAATAAAAAAGTTATATCTAGATATTTAAAAGGAAAAGATCATAAAAGTGCTTTAAATATTTATTTATCAGATACCGAAAAATTTATTCATATATTTAGATATTCTGATATGCATCATTTAGAATTATCTTTAATTTATAATGATACTATAGATTGGCCAGATGAAAATGGATGGTCATCAAAAAATAAAATAGAATATAATGATCTTGATGATAGAGATAATATGAATAATCTCTTTAATAGTTTTTATAATTTTTTAAAAGAAAATATTAAATAAAGAAAATATTAAATAATGATAAAACTTAATACATATATAATAGAAAAACTTCATTTAGATAAGAATACTAAAGTATCAGATATGGATGATTTTTTAAAAACTATATCTGAATTATTTGATTGGGAAGAGTTAAAAGAAAGTGAAAATATTAAAAAACTTTTTAAAGATATGCATGTTTCTAAAATTGAAGATTTTAAATATCTTTATAGAGGAACTACTGATTATCCAAATAAAGGAAAATTATCTGAAGAAAGTAAAGATTTTATTGAAAAGTATATTCCAAGTTATGGAAAATATTCAAAACAAGATAGAGATAAAATAAATGATATAGTTGCTTCACAAACTAGTACAGAAGTAATTTTAGATAATGGAAATTTATCTAAGTATGTTGAAAGATATTGTTTATCAGATAGAATTATTGGATTTTCAATAACTGATGATACAAAAAGTTTTATAATTTCAGGAGTAATTTAATTATGATAAAGATTAATGAATATATTACTGAGGAATTAAAGAAACATCCTCTTTGGTGTGAAATAACAATAAATATGTTTAAGTCAAGTAAAAACTTTACTAAAGAAAATTATAGTGAATTACTTGATGGAATTTGTGATGTTGAAGGTAGATTAAAGAAATTATCAGATTGTTTAGCAGAGAAATATCCAAAAGAATATCTTGCATATCAACCATCTGATGATGAATTTTTACAAGATGATAAGAAAGATAAAATAAAAGATCAAATTGCTGAATTTATAGTAAAATATATTAAACAATAATTCATGAAACATATAGATAACTACATAATAGAAAAACTTAAGTTTAATCATTCAGAAGTTAAAAAAGAAGTAGAACCTCAATTCTTTCCAGAAAATAAAAAAGAATTAAGTGAACTTCTTGAAAGACTTATTAATGAAAGAGGAAGAGATGCAGATTTAAATGATATTGATGTATCTAAAATAGATTATATGAGTGATTTATTTAAACCATTCGGAGATAAGATATATAATATTAATATATCTGATTGGGATGTATCTAATGTAAAAGATATGGATGAAATGTTTAGAGATTGTGTAAACTTTGATTGTGATTTATCTAAATGGGATGTACATAATGTTCAAGACATGTATGGTATGTTCTTGAATTGTAAAAACTTTGAAGGAAATGGTTTAAGATATTGGGAATTAGATAATTGTAGAAGTACAAAAAGTATGTTCATGAATTGTGAATTATTTAATGAAGATATATCTAATTGGAAATTCAGAGAAAATGGTTGTGATTGTGATTATATGTTCTGGGGTTGTAAGAATTTTAATAGAGATTTAGAATCTTGGGATTATAAAAGAATTGGTAAAAAAACTTTAATGTTTAAAGATTGTAATAAATTAAAGAAAAAACCATCATGGTATACTAAAAGAGGTTGATTTAATTCAACCTCTTTTTCTATATTATTATATATAAACTAAAAAAATATATCAATAATATATGGCAACGTATAAAGTTTCTTATTTATATGGTGATAGTTATTCATCAAAAGGTGAATTCTATGTGGATAATGTCTATGATGAATATGATGCAGTTGAAGTAGGTATATATAAACATGGACTTACTGATGAAGTTAAAATTACTAAAGTTGAATTGATATGCGAGTAAAAGAATTAGAACATATTGAAGATTTAATGAATATTAAAGATGATGAAGTAATTAAATTTCATTTAGATTATGAAATATCTGATTGTTATAAAAGAATAGAAGATGAACAAGGTAATTTTAATCATATAGAACATCTTTATTGGATTATTAAAATTTTTAATCAAAAATTATTAGATGAAATAAATACTGATTTAAATCTTAGATTTGTTTTAAATGAAGAAATAAAAACTACTAAAGATATTGCTCTTGATATATGGCATTATGTTGATGGTAGAAAGGATTTATGCGGCACTTTTGGAGATAATTGTTTAAATCCTAAAAATTATTGGGAATAAAGATTTTATTTTTATATATATTAAATCATATTAATTATATAAAAATGAAAAGCATTATAGAATATATATATGAGGCAATCAAACCACTTCCTAAATCAGTGAGTGGCTTGATTGTTTTTGATATAGATGATACTCTTCTTAAAGTAAAACCAGATAGTATAAAGATTTATAAAAAAGATCCTACTACTAAAAAAGAAATAGCATTAACAACAGAAGAATTTGCTGTTGATCCAGATATTGCTAATCATAGAGATTGGTTTGACTTTAGAGATTTTCGTGATGAAGTAAAAGTATATAATTCAATTATTGAAGGAACACCACTTATAAAGAATCTTAAGATTATGGATTCTTATATTAAAGCTGGTTATCATTTCTGTTTCTTAACTGCTAGAGGTTGTGAAGAAGCCGTTAAAAAAGCACTTCGTGATTTCTTAAGATATAAAGATGATGAAGGTAATCTTAAAGAATTAGAAGATATATTTAAAGAAACACTTTCTCATGCTATCAATGATGAATTCAAAGATTATCCTGGAAAATCTGATGCAGAAAAGAAAGCAAATGTTCTTAAAGATCTTTGCTCAAAATATGATAAAGTCATCTTTGTTGATGATGATACCAAAAATATACAATATGCTCGTGGACTTCAATTAGATAATTTGAAGGTTATTCAAGCATGGAAAGATTAATATAAAATTTTAAAAGATAATGAATAAATTAAATATGTTTAATAAGCTTAGAGAAAAAATTGGTAAGTTTATATTACCAAACACCGTAAGAGTAGTTGATGCGGCAGATATGACTGTTGATGAATTAATGAATAATCATGTTCAAAAATTAGAACAATTACCTGGAGTATTTACTAAAGATTTTCTTGAAGATTTAATTAAAGAATATCCTAAGTTTGATCATCCAAATATTGTTGAATCTGACGGTAAAATAAAATTTACTGATGCTAATGGAAAGACAACACAACTTAAAGTTCCTCTTTTGACAATTGTTCCAATTCCATATATTCCAAAAGATAGTATTGATTTGGATAAATATTATAAAGAAAATTTTGGAGAATCAAATCCACCAAAGAATATGGAAGACATAAGGGGTGTACAAGTAAATGTTCCTGCATTGAATATTGTACCAATTCCACCAATTCCAGTTAAAGAAGATAAAAAAGTATAGAATTATGAAAAGTATTATAGAATATATTAATGAAAATATTATAAATATTTTTGAAGACATAGAAGAAACATCAAAAAATAAATATGATGCTATGAGAAGTATTATGTCAAAATATAATATTTCTTTATATGATTATTTATTTCCTTCTAAAGATCAAAAATATTCTATTTATAATACTAAATTTCCTATAGAAGGATTTAATGATAATAATGAACCAATTTATAAAAAGGGTTCAAAAGTTATTTGTACTTCAAATGCTAATTCATTAAAAACATATTTAAATATTTTAGGAAAAAGAAATGTATCTTTTTATATAAAAACTGGGCCAAATATAGTTAAAGGTTGGAATTCTGGAAAATATCCTGAAGAATATATAAGAGGAGAATTTGGTCATTCATCAACTTTTAAAGAAAATATTGAAAAAATTTTGGGAGGTAATATTGTTGGAATGGATGATTTTAAAGTAGATGAACCAAAAATAAATAGAGAAAAATCTTCTAGAAGTTTCCTTAGTGTAAAAGTTACTTGGAAAGATAAAGAATTTTATATTTGTAATACAGATTCAAATGGTAAAGGAGAAAGAATTCTTATAAAAACAGAATCAGTACAACCAAAAGCATTAGGATTAACTTCAAATTCGATTGAAGATGGATTTAATTTACAAAATAATAAAGATATAGAAAGAATATTATCATTAATTACAAATAACTCAAAGAAAAATATAACTATAGAAGATGGTATATATTCAGATTTTATATCATATATATCAAAAGAAATTTTAAATTCTAATATTAGTAATTATATAATTGATAAAGATATTTTATCTAAATTATCAAAAAATAATTTAGAAATAAAACATACAATTAATTTAACAGAAAAGTATAATAATATTTATAATACATTATCTCCACAAGATAGAAATTCATTAGAAGTAGGATTTGGAGAAGTATTAGCAGGATTGTTATTATATAAATATTGTAAAAAAGAAGATAGAAATTCATTATATTGGCCAGATAATGGTAGTGAATTTTTAAATGATTTATATTTTAATGGAATAGGTATTTCTATTAAAAGTAAAGATTCTAAAAATGGACATAGACCAAGTATTTCTTCTATAATGATAAATATTTTTAAAGAAATTGATAATAAAGATAAAGATATTTTAAATAATATTTATCAAATAGCTGATTCATTTAATATTACTAAACAAGAAATTGATGAATTTCTTGAAAGAATGAAAATATTTTATAAATTAAAAAAAGATGGAAGCGGTTTAGCAAAAACTGATCAAAATAGAAATATATGGAAATTATCTTGGTCATTATTTGAAGATGATGAGAATTTTAAAAAATTATGTAATATTTTACAATTAAAAAAAGATAATTGGGATTATCCAGAAAAAGATAGAGCATTATATTTAATAGATAATTATAAAAATAAAGATGAGATAAAAGATATTTTAATTGGTATAAGTAATAAAACAAAAATAAAAGGTAATATGGATTGGAATTTTATATCTTGGGATGGATTAAGTTCTGAAAAGGATATAAAAAATACTGATTATTATATTAAAAGTGGAGGAAAGAATAAAGTTTATCAAGAAAATTATTCAAAAATTATGTACCCATTAATTATTAGATGTGTAGATGAATTAAATAATTTATATTCAAATGAAATAAATAATGAAAATGATACTTCTAATATATTATCTATTTTATTAAATAATTATTTAGAATCTAATCAAATAGATACTGAAATAAAATGGAACAAAGAAGATAAAAAATTAGATATTATTTTGAAATTATATCCATTAAATAAACAAGTATTTAAATTTGATATTGCTGGTTGTGGTCCATCAGATTGGAATGGACATGGAACAATTGGTTTTGTAAAAAAATAAATAAATATTATGTCAGAACTTAAAAAAGTAAATATATTCCCAGGTCGTTTTCAACCATTTCATAATGGTCACTTGAAAGCTTGTGAAGATGCATTCAAAAAGAATGGTCTTCCAGTTTATATTATGTATATTCATAATGAAAAGTTTGATTCAAGAAAACCATTTGATGATGAATTGACAAAGAAAGAACTTGAACGTCTTGTAGATAAATATGAATATATTGAAGGAATTAATTGGATAAGAAGACCAATGCCAATGACAATATGTAGAGTATGTATTGAAAATGGATATGAACCAGTTCTTTGGCTTGCTGGTGAAGATAGAATTGATGGATATAAAAAATTAATGAAAGGTAAATCTATTAAAGATGAACTTGGAATAGATGAACCAGAATTTTATATTACTAAAAGATATGGTTCAGCAACAGATGTTAGAGAAGCAATAAAAAATGATGATGAAGAAAAATTTAAAGAATTAATGCCTAAAGAAGCTCATGATTTATTCTCTGAATTTAAAAAACAAATATCATCAATTAAAGAAAGCAATATATTGAAATATATACAAAATAATAATATGAAATCAATTAATGAATATATAGTTAATGAATCAAAAACAAGATTACAAGATATTGAAAATTATGGTAAATCTTGGATTGGTGAATGGGGAGTAGAATTCTTTGGAAATGTTTTAAGTTCTTTTATAAAAGGAGCAAAAAAAGGATTAGAAGAGAATAAACAATATTATGATGGAGATGATAAATTTATAAAAAGATGTTCAGATTTTATTAATAGAATAGAAGAAGAAGTAAATAAAGAAATTTATTAATATGAAATCAATAATTGAATATATAAAAGAATCTTTAATAGTTGAAGGTGGACATTCCGTTGAAAATGCATCACCTATTCGTGGTGATCTTGCTAAAGTAGTAGCAGATGAAATTATTAATTCTATTACTAAAGAATTTAAATGTAAAGCTTCAGCACTTGGTTCAACAGGTAAGAAATCTAAAGAACAAACTTCAGGAGATATTGATATTGCTCTTGAATTACCTTGGGAAGATAAAGATAAAGTTATTGATTTTGTAAAGAAACAATTTGGAAGTGAAATTGGAAATATAAATGAAGGTCTTCATGTATTTAATATTGGATATAAATATGATGAAGATGGAACAGAAAAGATTGTTCAAGTTGATTTTATGTTTGTAAATGATGTTGAATTTGCTAAATTTGCTTATAATTCACCAGATTTTACTAAAGGAGAATCAAAATATAAAGGAATGTATCAGTCTAATCTTTTAATGGCTGTTGTATCAAATACTCCAGTTGAAGGAAAAGAAGAAGTTAAATTTACTGATGAATTTAATGGTAAATATTCTGGACAAGTTAAAGAATTTTATAAATATCAATTATCACAAGCAGAAGGATTATTGATAGTTAAAAAATCATTTGAAGGTAAAACAAAACCACTTGCTTCACCTAAAACAGTTTCAAAAGAAAAAGTTACTACTAATGTAAGAAAGATACTTGATTTAATTCTTGGTAAAGAATCAGAACAAAGTGATTGTAATTCTTTTGAATCTCTTCTTGATTATCTTGTATCTGATAAATATCCAAGAAGAAGTAAAGAAATGATGGAAAATATTAAGAAATCATATCTTGAAGATTGGCAGTTTAAAATGAAAACTGATAAATCATTAGTTGATGAATTTACACAATTATTAAATAAAGCTATAGAATATATAAAATGAAATCATTAGAAGAATTTATAAATAAACCAGTAAATAATTTATTAATTTCTGAAAGTTTAGAAAATAAAGATATAGATAAAATATTTTCTAATTTTCTTCAAGAATTAGAAATTGATGAAATTAAATTACGTAATCTTTTAGAAAAAGAAGGTATAGAAGCTAAAAAAATCTGGCATCCTATACAATTAGGAGGAGCATTAATGATTTTAGGATTTAAAATATTAATGCAAAGAGATTTTAAAAATTTAACTAAATTTTGTAAACATTTTGTTTCATTATCAACATTACAAAATAAAGATGAAGATAAATAATTATGAAATCAATAATTGAATATATTAATTTAATGTTAGAAAGTGGACATGCAGTTTCTTCTCAACCAATTCCTGCATATATAACTCCTCTTATATATAAAGAAATAGAAGATAAAGTACATGCTTGGAAAAGTAGTGTAAAAATGGCTCCTCTTGGAAGTATTGGTAAAAAGAAAGATGATGATTTTAATGGTGATATTGATATCGCTATTGATTTAAATAATAGAGAAGAACTTATGAATATGATTAAGGAAGTATTTCCTGAATCAGAATTAAATCCTTTTACTACTCCTAAGATTGTATCTATTGGATATGAATGGGATAAAGAAGGAAAGAAAGGAGTTGCTCAAGTTGATTTTATGTTTACAGATAATATTGATTGGGCTAAATGGAGATTCTCAAGTCCAGATTTTAAGAAAGGAGAAAGTAAATATAAAGCTGCTCCTAAAGTATATCTTATTCAACATATTGTATCAAGTATTCCTGTAAAAGATGCACAGAATGAATATTTTGACAATGGAGATGTAAAGAAAAAATGGAGATATACATTTAATCAAGAAGGTGTATTCAAATATCTTGCTAATCATGTTGGAAAGAAAGGTCAATATGTAAGTACTGCTAAGCAAGAATTTAAAGAACTTGTTTCTAATGATCCTATGAATGTAATGAGATTTATATTTGATACTAATGATATTGATCCTAAGATATTTAATACTGTAGAAGGACTTTGGAAAGCAATTCATTCAGATTTATGGCCTTGGGGTAAAGAAGTTCTTGAAAGAACTGAAAAGAGATTTTATATGGAATATATAAATGATCCTAAATGTGAAGTTCCTGTTGAAAAAGAAGATTTTCCATGTACTTATTATAAAGATGATGGAAGTTATGGTAAAGTAAAAGATTAATTAAATAATATATTATGGAACATTTTATTGATATATATAAAAAGAAACCAGAAGTTTGTGAAAAACTTCTTGAACTTGATGGTATTAAAATCAATCTTAAAGTAGATGGTAAACCATTTCAAGTTCTTTATAATGAACAATCAGATTCATTAGAATATCATGGTCGTTCTGGTGATGAAACTCATGTTGGTCCAGAGATTGATGACTATACAAGATTATTCTCAAAACCAGTTAATGATGCTATCGCTCATGTTGAAAAACATGTAGATGTATTTAAAAACTATAAGTTTTTGACATTTGAAGTAATTGATAATTTACTTCTTCTTACTGCTATTATTGATAAGAATGATAATTTTATTCAGTCTGCTGATAAGATTAAAGAAATAGCTGATGAACTTGGTACTGATGTAATGCCTACTCTTTGGGAGGGTAAACTTACTGATGAACAGATTGACAGTATCGTAAATATTCTTTCAAGTGCTATTGTTCCAGAAAAGAAAGAATTTATTAATTGGGTTCATTCAATGTTTGATACTTATAAGAATTTCCCAGATAAACTTATATCTGCTGCTGATGATTATATTGAAGGTATTGTATTCTTCTTTCCAGTTGGTGAAAAGATTGCTGAATATAAAATAGTTGATCCTACTTATAGACAGAGTATGAAAGATAGAGATAAAGGAAATGAAGAAGAAAGAGAAAAGAATGCTGATACTTATGAGAAGATATATAATACTTTTGTAGATTATCTTGAAAATGCAAAAGATCCAGAATGGAATGTTGATGTTAGTTGGTTAGAGAAATTACAAAGAGCATTCTTTTATATGATGAGTGATACTAAGATATTTAATAAATTAATTAATCTTGGTGCAAAAATTAGACTTAATACTTCTAAAACATATGCTGTACAAGTTGATAGAGTTATTCCTGAATTACAAAAAGCAATTCGTCAAAAGGGTAATGTATATAAACAATTATTAGAATTATTTATTAAGTTATTTTATAAAGAAAAGAAAAGAGGATTTGTAATATCTAAAGAATTCCAAGAAAGAATAAATAAAATAATAACAGATAATAAATGATTAATTTAAGTACATATATATTAGAAAAACTCCATCTTAATAAAGATTTAGAAAGTGGTGATGTATTAAAAGGAAAACTTCTTGGTAAAATTATTTGTATATTATCATTTGATAAATATGATAATCATTATAAGAATTTTACAATTACTGATAATACTAGAAAAGATGAGATGAGTTCAATAATACTTAAATGGATTGAAGATAATGATGTAATTGATTTTAATGTATATGCACAAGATTATAATTTAGATGATTGGAAAGTAAATAAGAAACAAAAAGAATTTTATTCTGAAAATAATGAGATATTAAAAAAATTTAAAAATATTGCTATTTCAGGAGCTAAATCAGAATATACTTGGGTAGATGATGGTGGTGCAGATCATTTTATATATGTAAAAGATGAATGCCTTATTGATATAGCAGCACAAAATGGTCTTGAACCTTTATTAAGAGTATTTGAAAAGAAATAATGAAACAGATATATAACTACATATTTGAAAAATTACATTTAGATAAGAATATAGATACTAATACTTCTTCTATACATTGTGATATATATAATATACATGTTGGAGATAAAGTGTTAGGGATATGTAGTTCTCCTAAAACAAATACTTCATATAAATATGTTAAATTATTTGTTGGTATTATAGAAGAAATAAATGAAGAAACAATAATTTTAAAGAGTTATAGAACTGGTAAAGTAGTCAGAGAGATAGAATATACATTTGAAGATCATACTCATTCAAGTCCTCATATACAAAATACATTTGCATTTTATAAAAAGAATGGTGAGTGGTCTGCATTAATGAAAGTAGATAAAGCAATTAAAATGATAGATGATTATATTAATCGTAATAAACTTTTTTTATTTTCATCATTTAGATATGATCCAGGAAATACCAAAATAAATACAAAAGCAGATATTAAAAAAATTAAAGAAGAATTAGAAGAAAAATGATTAACATTAATAATTATATATCTGAAAAATTACATTTAAATAAAGATTTTGAATCATCTGAAATTGATAATATTGATAAAGTTAGAGATATTATCATTGCTACATATTTATGTATTATGATATATAAAATATATAAAGAAAATTCTACATTTCAAAAACAAATATATTGGGGTAGAATAGATTATGAAGAAATTATTAATATTTTAAATAATTATTTCCAATATAGTTTTAGTATGTCTGATATTAATAGAAGAGATGGTGATATATTTTTATTAATTAAAAAACATAGAAGAATTATTGAATGGTTAGTTAATAGAAGTAGAGTAACTATAACTTTTGGTAATGATAGTATGCATTTATCAGGTAGAGAACTATATGATGAATATTATGAATATATTGATGGTAATAAAAAATTATATAAATAAAAATGATTAATATCAATAATTACATATTAGAAAAACTTCACTTAAATAAAGAAACAGAAGTATTAGATGATATTGATGAAATAAACAATAAATTTATTTCAGAGATTAAAAAATATATTATTGAAAAATATTCTGGATTAGTAAAATTTGATAATTATGAAGAATATATTAACGTAGGTAAATCAAAGAAATATATTTTCTTATCAGTACAGAAACAACATAGATGGATATATAAACCAGTTGCTAAATGGATTGAAGAAAATTTAGATGTTGAAAAACCTTGTAAAACAAACAATATGATATTATATATTTATCCTAAGTATTGAATTATTTAGTTTTAATACTATATTAATAGTGTAAAACAATAGACAATATGGCATATACAAAACAGAAAAGATTTGAGAATTTCGCTTATATGACTGTTATGAAAACAGTTCTTGAAACTGAACTTACTCCTGAAGAAATGAGTTCTCCTTTTCTTGAAGATGTTTGTCCTGATACTAAAATAAATCTTAAAAATCACATTGAATCTCTTTCAAAGTTGATGACTTCATAAGAAAAATTTACATATTTTATATAAAAAGATAGCTAATTTACATTAGTTATCTTTATTTTTTTATTTTTATTTGTAAAAATATTAAATGTTATATGGTTACAAATGAAGATAGAGACGCTCTTAATGATCTTTTCTTAAGAAGTGAAGAGAATCCTGTTTATGATTCTCCTGATGATGTTCTTGAAACCCCAACATTAGTTATTGATTTAGATGAAGTAGAAGGACAAGCTAAAGATAAAGCTAAACAAATAACAGAACGTCTTTCTAATTATTATTTTGATCAAAAGTATATTGAAGAACATCCATATATTCCAAATAAGATTTCTCAAGAAATGGACCAAATCCGTATGCTCCTTAAAATGCAGAGTGTAAATGAAAAGGCCCAAGATACTCTTATACAAAATATTACAATGAATGCTGGTAAAGGTGCTCTTTATACATCTCTTACAGCACTTCAAAAATCAATGCTTGATATCCAGAAACAATTAAATGAAATTGTTGCAAGTGTTGAGGCAATATTTAAAGATATGCAGGATAATGCTGAAAAGACATTCTCTGAGAAACCTAAAGAAACTAATCTTGAAGATGGTTCAGTTATTGTACGTGGTTCTAAAGAATTTATTGAATCACTTTCTAAATCTGAAAGTAATAGTACTATAAAAGTTCAATCATTAGAAAATGGAGAAAATGTAGATATTGAAACAGGAGAAGTATTAGCAGAAGATTTAATAGCAAAAGAAATTGCGAGTTAACAAATTAATATTATTTTTAATAAACTATTTGAGATCTGTCATCATTTTTCAATTAGTTTATTTTTTATTTATTTTTAATAAAGTAATTAGGAAATATCAAATATAATACATAATATATAATATGGCAAATAAAAAATGCATGGTATTTGAAACTTTAGGACCTACAACAGGATTGCAGATCCAGGAGTCTCAGAATACTAATGAAGTTCGTATGACAGGTGTATTTGGTGTTTGCGGAATTAAGAATGAAAATAGACGTATATATTCAAAGGAAAATTACGGATTAATGGTTGAAAATCTTCAAAAAGTTATTTCAACTGAAGGTCTTCTTGGAGAACTTGAACATCCTAATACTATGAATATTAATCTTAATAATGTTTCACATAAGATTGAGTCTATTGAAATGAATGAAGATGGTACAATTACTGGTACAATTCTTTTACTTGATACTGCTAAAGGTAAAGATGCAAAAGCTATTGTTGCTGGTGGTGTTCCTCTTTATATTTCTTCTAGAGGTGCTGGTTCTATTGATGAAAATGGTAATGTAACACTTTCTACTATTAAAACTTATGACTTAGTTGGTACACCTGGTTTTGCTCAAGCTAAATTAAACCTTAAAGCCAATCAAACCCTTGAATGTTTAAATGAATCTGCTGAAGACGGTAATGAAATCTGGGCTATCGTAGATGAAAGCGAAGACGATGATTTACTTGGTGAAGAAGATAATAAAGACAACAAGGATAAAGGTGAAGGAGATTCTTCTTCTGAAAACGAACCTAAGAAAGATGAAAAATCTGAAGAAGGTGATGACAAGAAAGAAGATGAAGAAAATGACGATGAAAATAAAGAAGATACATCTGATAAAGATGATAATAACAAAAATAGTCAAGATACTACAATGAATGATTTAAAAGAAGCAATTGATAAACTTACTGAAAAGGTAACTAGTTTAGAAGCTGAACTTCATGTTGCTCAAGAATCATTAACAGCTAAGGATGCAGAAATTGCAAAACTTAATGAAACACTTGAAGGTGTTAATACTTCTATTAATAGTGTTAATGAAACACTTAATGGTGTAAATGAAAAGGTAAATGCTTATGAAGCTCCTCAGTATGAAAAGATTGAAAAATGGGTTACAGAAGAATTTGCTCCTGAATTTAAGACAGAACTTTCAGAGTCTATTAATTCAGATGTTCAAAATTGGGTAGTTGAGAATTTCTCAGAAACTATTCAGAATTGGGTATGCGAAGAATTCGCTCCTGAAGTACAGAATTGGATTACAGAAGAATTCGCTCCAGAAGTACAGAACTGGGTATGTGAAGAATTTGCTCCAGAAGTACAGAATTGGGTATGTGAAGAATTTGCACCAGAAGTTCAGAATTGGGTTTGTGAAGAATTTGCTCCAGTTATCGAAGGTTGGATTAATGAAGAATATACTCCTGAAAACAATGCTAATATCGAAGCAAAAGTAAATGAAAATGTTTCTGCTTTCATGGAAAGTCAGAAATCTGCTAAGCTTTCAGATATTGACGCTCTTATTGAAAGCCTTGAAAACAAAGATGAAGCTATCTCACAGCTTGTAAAAGAACAGAAAGCACAAGATAAGTTCGCTGGTGTATACGTAGTTGAAAATATGCCTGCTGAATATCAGCCATCTTGGAATGCTCTTTCAGAAGAAAGACAAGACGAAATAGTTAGAATGTCAAAGGCTTATGACTTTAAGAAAGAAGGTGTTCTTGAATCATTCTGGCAGAGTGTAGATTTTGCTTCAGCAAAAACTCCTCAGTCAGTTGAAGAACCAAAGGACGTTCTTGAAAGTCATTATAACAATGTATATGCTCAGATGATGAGACTCAGAAGAGCTTAATTTCTATCTCATTTAAAATTATTTATTTTTAATTAAGTAAATAGACAACATTTATCGGAAGATAAATAAAAAGAATATAATTACAAAAAATAACAAATAAATTTTTATAAATTACAATGTTTATTAACGAACAAAATGGTACACAGATGTGGACTAAAATGTTGAAAGAAAATTTCAACGTTACAGATAACGAAAAGTTAAACTGGGTATCACAATATGCAGCTATCCATGAAATTCATGAATCAATGCTTGGTGTTGGTGGCGCTAATATCAATGGTCAGGTAGCTCCTGCACAGGGTGTTTCTCCACTTTATGCTACACCTCTTAATACTCTTGGTATGGGTAATCCAATGGCTCCAGGTTATGGTGCTAATGGTCAGGTTCCAATGGGTGCATCAGGTGACTTCTTTAAACAGGCAGTTGGTAGCGGTGATATTCCTGTATCAACACTTCCTATGGCCCTTAACGTAGCACTTCTTACAATCGGTCTTGAACTTGTTCCAGTTATTCCTGCTAAAGGTCCTTGGGCAATGTTAACTTATATGGACTTCCCATATGCTGGTGGTAAGATGGGTAGAAAGAACGAAGTAGCTGGCCTTGATGGTAGAGGAGAAGGTGCTGAAAACAAACCTCTTTATGTAAAATTCCTTGGTTTTGATGGTGATACAGCAGCTCTTAGAAAACTTGCTGATGATGCTGACAAATCAGTTACTGTTGTAGGTAATGGTGTAACATTCAAGGGTACATTTGTACAGCTTGGTAGAATGGATCACGGTCTTATCGTTAAGGTTGTTTCTTGCGAAGGTGCTGATGGTCACGCTGCTGTAGCAGATCTTTTCGATGGTGTAAATCCTGCAGTTCTTAGCGGTGTTGCTGCTGGTAATGTAACTTCAGTTGATTTCGCTCAGACAATGGTTGATTTCGTTGATGGTTTCGCTAACTTCGCAACTGGTGAAAAGAGATCAATGACAAGAGCTGAAAATGAAACTGGTACAGGTAATGTACTTGGTCTTAGATTATTCAGCAAATGGGTACAGATGGGTTCTTATGAAGTAACTGGTACTGTAACAAGACAGCAACTTCAGGATCTTCCTCTTTACGGTGTTGACGCTGTTGCTAAGGTTATGGAAGCAATGCAGAATGAAATCACTCAGTCAATCAATGCTAGAATTCTTGAACATGTATTTGCTCTTGGTGTAACTAACGCTATTAACCAGAAGATCTATCAGGGTGTTGACCTTAACCTTTGGATGGGTACATCAGATAGCACAATGGCTGCTCAGTCAATCAAGACTTTCAAGGATGTATATGGTGTAGAACACAAAGGAGATTGGGGAACAATCAAGAACAGTGAAGTTAACACAAGTGCTGAAAATCTTCATACTCGTCAGAGAAGAATTGGTTCTAAGCTTCTTGCTGCTGCTAACCTTATCCAGGTAACTGGACGTAGAGGTAGACCAACATGGGTTGTTACAAATGCTCAGGTTGCTACAGCTCTTCAGGATGTTAGTGGTTATGTTGTTGCTCCTATGGTAAACAACTTCGCACAGGATGGTTCACAGAACTTATTCATGAGTGGTACAATTGCAGGTCTTAAGGTTTATGTTGATCCTTATATGGATTGGGATGACACAAGAGTTTGCGTTGGTAGAAAGGGTAACGGTAATGAACCTGGTGTAATCTTTATGCCTTATATTCTTGCTGATACAGTATCTATCACAGCTGAAGGTACAATGGCTCCTAAGATGCTTGTTAACTCAAGATATGCTATTGTTGACGCTGGTTTCTATCCAGAAACACAGTACTTCACATTTACAGTTGGTTCAGAATTTGGACTTATCTAATCTGAAAGATATATATAATGCGACTTTAACCTCGCACTCTATATATAATTCACATCGTAAGATGGAAAATCCAGGGGAATTTCTCCTGGATTTTTTTATTTTAAAAATATTGCTATTAAAAAAGTTTATTTTTAATTAAATTATAGAAGTTATGTTTAATTCTATTAATTGAAAAAATAATAAATATATTACAAATATAAAAAAATGGCTATTCCAGTTTATTTACAACAATTTAAAGCTGCTGGTATATACCGTATTGTTTTTGATAAATCAACCGTAGCTGGCGTAGAAAGTAGTGTTCTTAGACTTGTTGTTGGTTACTCAGAAAAGGGTCCTTTCAACATTCCTACTTATATTACATCTGTTACTGATTTTAAAGCTGTTTATGGTGATATTTCAAAGAAACTCGAAAAGAGAGGAGTTTTCTTCCATCGTATCGCTATTCAGGCTCTTGCATCTGGTCCTATCCTTTGCTTGAACCTTAAGAAGTTTGATGGTGAAACAGTTGATGCTGCAACTATCAATACAGACTTTAATCCTAAATACGATATTATTAACACAGTTAAGTTAAATGTTGAAGATATTTATGACACAACAAGATTCTGGGAACTTTCTGCAGAAAAACTTAATGGTCTTAAATCAGCTTCTGGTGCTTTCATGGATCAGTACATTAACATTAGTGCTATCAACACTAAGCAGTTATCAGGTACATACTTTATCCGTAAAGCTTCTGGTTCTAAAGTAAATGGATATAATATCACAGTAAGTGATTGGTATTCAGATGAAGAACTTCCAGAATATCTTGAACCATATAAGAATTCATTAATTTCTGACTTCTTTGCAGAAATCTATGTATTCAAAGGAAAATTCACAAAATCACAGGTTCTTGCTTCTTCAACACTTAAATTCTATTTCGATGGTGTAGATGATATTAACTCAGAAGATGTTAAATTAAAGAAACATGTTCTTAATGCTTATGGTGATGAAATCGATGCTCTTGATGCTCTTTATGCAGATGAAACATCTGGTGCTATCGGTCACTATGTAGGTGCTCTTATTCCTTACTTCAAGAACAAGCAAGGTGGTTATGCAGCACTTGATATACTTTTCAATAATGACAGTGATACTCACAATATGATGATGAGTTTCAATGTTGATTTACTTGAAGAAGATGGTATTGCTAATATTGATCTTTCAGGTAGACTTTCAATTAATGAAGAATTACTTGATAATTTATTTAATGGTACTGCAACTACTTCACTTCTTGGTAACTTAAATGCTCCTGTTGTTTCTGAAAAGGTTGAATTTACAAACAATGTTGTTAAGAGAGATGAAAATGGTGCTCTTAAAGCTATTATTGATTTCGATAATAAGAATGAAAAGAAAGTAACAGGTACACTTTATATATCTAATATTGATGAAGAAAATCATAAGATTACTCTTACACAAGTAGGTGATTCTCAGAAGACAATTGATATTGAATGTGGTGATAATGCTGCTGAATTCAATACTATTCTTGGTAAATTAAATGCTATTGGTGAAAATGGTATTTTAACAGATGGTTATGGTTCAGTATTTACAAGTGGTAATGCATTCATTGATGAAAATGGTGAATTTACATCAGAAGGTCCTGCTACAGTTATTACTTCTATTACTCGTCTTGAAGCAACTTCAGCAACATCTCCTTATGGTGTTTATGGTGATACAGATAATAACATGAAGGTTTCATTAGTAGAAGTTACACCAGAATCTGTAAAGAATGATGATGAAGCTAATACAGTTTATGGTTCTTCAGTAACATTTATTCCTGTTGATGATCAAGCATGGGTTGGTAGTGAAAATAATGGTGTTTATGAATTTGTAAACGCTGATAGTCCTTGGGACAAGAGTATTTTCACAAGTCTTTCAGTAGGTGACTGCTTCCTTGCAGAAGACGGTTCTATTGATAAAGATGGTGATGGTGAAGCTGATGCAGAAGATGGTTTCTTCGATAATGTATATGTTCAGGAAATTCTTTCAGAAAAGATAGAAGGTACTGATAAAGTTAAATATATTATCAGATTAACTGGTGAACCTCTTCTTAAAGTAGATAATGATGGTAATTCATATCTTGTAAGAATTGATGCTGCTCTTAATCAGGAAATTGGTACATTCGTTCCTCAGTATCTTGAAGGTTATGTATATAAGAATGGCAAACCTGCTTCAACAAGCATGATTGACAAACTTAATTGGCAGAACTTCTTACTTTCAGCTATTTCTGAATATAAGGGTCTTAAGACTGCTCTTCTTAATAAAGCTAATATCGACTACAGATATATCATTGATACATTTGAAACTTATGTTGATAGCTCAGCTAAGAAGGTTCTTTCATACCTTGCAAAAGAAAAGCAGAGTGCATTTGCAATTCTTAACTTCCCTTCAGTAAAGACATTCCTTAAATGTCCTTACACTTCATTCACAGATGCTAAGGGTGTATTCAATGTAGCATATGTAGCTGCTGGTTATAATAAGAAGAAAGCATTTGGTAAGAAATTCTCACTTCCTACAGAAGCAGAAGGTGCATCATTTGCAGCATTCTATTCACCAATGAAACTCAGTGATGGTTATGTAGATACAATCGTTCCTTCAGCAGGTGTTGTTTCTAACTTATTCATGACTAAGTACACATCAAGACAGCCTTACTACATCGTAGCTGGTCCTAACAATGCTAAGATTGAATGTGCAGATCTTGTAGGTCCTGATTACAGTTACTCAATGGATGAACTTCAGATTATTGAACCATTTGGTGTTAACTGTCTTGTTTACCGTCCAGGTTTTGGTACATTTATCAATGCTAACCAGACTGCAAAACAGACTCCTGTTTCAGCTCTTTCTAAAGTAAATGTACGTGAACTTGTAATTTACTTACAGGATGAAATTGAAAAGGTACTTCAGGCATATCAGTGGGAATTCAATAATCCTACAACAAGAAATGCTATCCTTGATAAAGCTAATTTCATCTGCGCAAGAGTTGCTGCTAATGGTGGTATTCAGGCTTATCTTAATGTAATGGATGAATCAAATAATACTCCAGAAATTATTGACAATGAAATGGCAATTCTTTCTACACATATCGAACCAGGTATGGGTTGTGGTAAGATGATTCACGAACTTACACTTTACAAGACAGGTCAGATGTCAAGTAATATTATTGAAACTAAATAATTTATTTCTGGAGAGAATAAAATCTCTCCAGAATTAAAATATTGTATATTTTTAATTAGATAACAAAAACATAAGATTTTATATATAAAATGGCAAGTCAAGTTTCACATTTACCTCATATAAAGAATACACAGGCTGGTAATAATTTTTACGATCCTATGCATTCAAGTATCTTTGAGGTATATTTTACTTTACCAACTGCACTTCAAAGCACATTTAAAGATGATGAAGCTATTTTAACAGAACAGGTTGTTTCAGTTGCTGGCCTTGACGCTCTTCAGAAGACTGTTGCTGCTGGTTCACAGAAATTCCTTGGTGTTGATGTATCATTCCTTAACCCAGTTCTTGATAGCACATTTGCTGAATTACAGATTGTTTTCAATCTTAATATCAGAAATGCTACAGATGCTTATGTACTTAAAGTTTTAAAAGCATGGGGAAAACTTGGTTATGACCTTAGTGATGGTACAAGAACACTTATGGCTGACTATGTAGCTGATAATCTTAGAATTGCTGAAGCTAATAGAGATGGTACTGTTTGGAGAAGTTATGTATTCCACAAAGTAATGCTTACAGGTATTACTGGTATTGATGATTTAAATTATACAAACATGGATGCTAGAACAGTTACAGTTTCATTCAGAAGTGACTGGTGGGATGAAGATTTAGCATAATAACTAAATCACTTTCAAATAGTTAAAATTAAAGAGGATGATAAATTCATCCTCTTTTTTTTTGAATTTTTAAAAAATAGTGCTATATTAATATTGTTAAAACATTAAAACATTATGAGCGAGACTTTTAAATACTTCAACCCCAATCCTGATGTCAAGTTTGATAAGAAGACTGGAAAACCTAAAACTTGGAGAAAGGGTGATTGTGTGATTCGTGCATTCGCTTGTGCTCTTAATTTTACTTGGAGCAAAGTATTCAATGAGATTTGTATTTTGGCAGCAAAAATGTTTGATATGCCAAATGATCCTAAAGTGATTGAGAAGTTTGCTCTTCAGAATAATTTTTCTAAAGTATCACTTCCAGATTATATAACTGTACGCAGATTTTGTGAAACTCATAAGAATGGTATTTATATTGTAAATATCCGCAGTCATGTTGCTTGTGTAAAGAATGGTCAGATTAATGACACTTGGGATTGTGGACGATATAAAATGAAAACATATTATACTTTATCTAAATAAAAATTAATATGAATAAATTATCTGAATTTCCTACAGAGGCTTTGCTTCATGAATATCGTAAAAATCGATATTGTAAACCTGGTTATATGTATGATTATTATATTAAGTATAATATTATTAAGAATACATATGAAGTATGGGAAAATGTATATGGACCATATAAGGATGAAAAAATAAATCTTCCTAAAATGTGTCTGTATATGAAGCTGTCAGATAAAACCCGTGAACAGGTAATTAAAGAACATACAATTATTAAATCTAAACAAGGTGGTAGACATTATGAGTATGTTCCTAAAGAACATAGGTGGAGAACTGTTAATTATGGTAACTTTATGAAAATCCATTTTGATGGATTATATTGGGAAGGTCAAATGGAAGAAATTAAAGAAGAACTTGCTAAAAGACCTAATGTAAATATTGATGGTGGTAAAGCTTGGCGTAGATGGCTTATGGAATATCGAAAGAATAAAAAAAGAGGTTCTTAATGAACCTCTTTTTTTTAAAAATCAAAATCACCTTCTGAATAATATTCATCTAAATATTCTTCTCTTTCAAATTCATCATTGAATCTCTGAATCATGATTTCTTTATAATCATTGAAAGAAGATTCTATCATATTATATAATTCTGTACTATCCATTGGTTCATCTACCTTTGATAATTCTTCAGAATAATCATCTTTAACTTCTGCAATCATATCAATAATTGCACTTGTTACTATTTCAATTAAATCTTCTTCAATTTCATATTCTTCTAAATCTTCTAAATCTTCTTGATTTTCAATATAAGAAAACTTATCTTCAAGATAATCTGCAACAGTATCATTTATTTGAGGTAAGATTTCTTTTGATACAAGATCATTAATACTAAGATAATTCATTATTTAATTTAAATTTTATATTTTTTCTAAATATCTAATAATATAATAAACATTTTTTATTTCAGTAGAAAATACATTTGATTTTCTATATTTATTATATAGATTTTTTAAAAATAGTATAAATTATGACTAATGAAGAAATTATAAATTCTTTTCCAGAGTGTTCAAGAATTAAAAAAGAAAATATTGCTGAATGTATAAATAAACTTTTTAATGATATAAAATATTATCAAGATATTTATAATTATATCATTGAAGAATGTAATAAATATTTTCCTGAACCAAAAGGAGATGATTGGAAAAGTGATTATTATAAAGAATATTCTGATTATTTCTATGGTACAATTGAAAGAACCGAAAATGGTAATTTTATAGAACATTATGAATATTCAAATTGGGTACATAGTATTGAAGATGAATTTATTTATCGTAATGGTTGGAGAAGAAATTTCTTAGAAGCATGTAATCTTGCTGCTGATGAATGGACTAAAAGAATTCTTGGTTTTCATCTTCAAGATAATGGAGCATTAGATGAAGAACATAGTTTTAATATGTGTATGCTTGGTTCATATTTAAAGACTTTATCATCTGAAAAATATGATGAAAATACATATAAAACATTAAGAGAAAATATTAAAGAATATTTCTTGAATGGATGTAAATATAAATTTTCTGATGGTACAGAATATAAAGCACAATTATATTGTGATTATCATCCAAATAGTCCTTTATTTGATTTATTGGTTAAATCTGGTATAGATGAATGTGATGCTGATAATCTATGTCCATGGAAAACTGGAATTGAAATAGATTATAAAGATTATGCTATTATTATAAAAACTTATCAAAAAAGAGAATATATTTAATTATGAGTGACAAAAGATTAGTTAAAGGTGAAAAGATGCTCTGCGGAGTTTGTTCTGGTGTTGCTAACTATTTTGGTATTGATCCTACTATAGTTAGAATTGGTGTTGGTATTCTTACTCTTTGTTATGGATTTGGAATACTTCCATATTTTATTGGAGCAATTCTTATTCCTAATGAATAATTGATTTTAAAGAGGCACTAAAAAAACTTAATATTTAGCGCCTCTTTTTAATTCTGGGATAGTTTAACAAAAATTATATAATCTTATATATTTATATTCTTTTGCACTTATTCTAAGCGCTCTAATTTATTTGTATTTTATTTATTAAGTTTACTATTTTATAATTATGAAATGGATTAAAGAAAAAATAAATTTAATAGTAAATCAATTAAAGAAAATTGATAGTGATATTTGGTGTGTTATTATCTTTGGTATTGTAATACTATTAATTTCATTTGGATATTTATTAGTAAATTAAATGGTACATTTTACTTTTTCAGATAAAGATAATAGATATTTATTTCTCAAATGTGATTGGACAGAAGATGAATATATGCAGGTTTTTGATAAATCTGTAAAGAAATATTTTCGTAAACATGTATTTGAAGAATTAAAAAATCATATAAATCTTGTAGATCCTATTTGTTATCTTCCAACATTTACTGGACCAAGATTTACACAAGATTTTATATTTGATTATGTCCAACCAAGTGGACAGAAAATTCTTTGGTGTAGTATTGGGCTTTGGCAAGATATATATAAATTTCTTAAAAAGAACAATATTCCTTATGATGGTCTAGAGCCTTCAAGATTTAAACGTAAAATGATTCATACATTTGATGAATTCAAAGAAATAGTTAAATCTTGGAATCTTTCTCTTGAACCTAGACCATATCAATATGAAGCTGCATATAAAATAATTGAATGGAATAAATCTCTTTCACAACTTGCAACTCGTGCTGGTAAAACTCTTATTTCATATATGATATTCAGATATTCTATGGAATATCTTGGTGTCAAGAAAATACTTATGATTGTTCCTTCTGTTGATCTTGTTAAACAAGCATTTGATGATTTTAATGAGTATGCTGAATTTTTTAAAACAGAATGCATTTGGTCTGGTGGTAAATTAGTTGAGTCAGCAAATCTTACAGTTGGTACATTCCAAAGTCTTATCAGATATATTGAAAGAGGAAATAAGAAATATAATCCTCGTTTCTTTGATGATTATGATTGTGTATTTGTAGATGAAGTTCATCGTGCGACAGCAGCACAGATTAAGAATATTATCTCTCAACCATTCATGAATAAAGTAAAGATTGCTTTTGGTATGACTGGTACACTTCCTAAAGAAAAGACAATTGAACATTATTGTCTTCATGCTCTTATTGGTGCAAAGATACAAGAAATTAAACCAAGAGAGTTGATGGATGCTGGATATATTTCTGATATTGAAATTTATCAGTATAGAATAAATTATAAGAATTTTGAAAAACAAAAAGAATTATTTATTCGTTGTGCTGAATATTGTCTTTCTCCTTTTGTAGAAGTACCAAATAAAAAGAATTCAAAAAAGAAAGATAAAGTATTACTTAAAAATCCAGAATTTCTTATACAGTATGAGAAACAATTTCCTTATGGTATTTTAATGGTTAAAAATCAGATATATCATGATCCTAATTTAAGTAAAGAACAAAAGGATATGAAATATATTGATTTTCTTCAAGAACAGATAAAAGCCTCAACAGGAGCAAATAGTCTTATGATTGAGAAAATGATGGTACATTTTATGAATGAAAGAATTGATATTCTATGTAATGATATTCTTAGTATTTGTCCATATAATACTCTTGTTCTTGCTCATCATACAGAATATCTTGTATATGTTGCTGAAGAAATAAAGAAAAGAATGCCAGATAAAATTGTATGTATAATTCATGGTAAGACAAAATCTAAAGAAAGAGACCAAATTAAAAAGACCCTTAAAGAAAATAATAATTGTATTCTTGTAGCTTCTTATGGTTGTATAGGAACTGGTATTACTCTTTCTAATCTTTGTTTTGGTGTACTTTTTGAAAGTTTCAAATCAGGTACAATTAATATGCAATCTCTTGGTCGTGGACTTGGTCTTAGTAAACTTAAAGATAAATATATAGTTTATGATTTTATAGATTGTTTTGATGATGATATATGTAATAAATCTATATATCGTCAAGGACTTGAAAAAGTAAAGATTTATAAAGAAAATAAATATGATTATAAAATAGTTGTAAAGAATATATGATAACTCCTGTAAAAGAATTTATAAGTAATGGTCATCCATCTGATGAAGATATTCAACAATGTATTGATATTGCTAATTCACAAAATTGTATAATACATTTAAAATGGTTTATACAATATAATGGTTGGAATGACAGGTATATTTATCCTGGTTCTAATTTAAAAGAGACTTTAGACAGATTACCTAAAATATATGGAATTTAAATTTAAAAGCTATCAAAGATTTTAAATCCTTGATAGCTCTTTTTAATTCTGGAGCGCTTTAACTAAAAAAATATATTAGTATATGGTTAATAGTTTTAGATTAAATCTGGGACTAAATAAAAACCTTTATTGAAGATTTTACTCTCCAATAAAGGAAATACTAAAATATAAACTTGGCTAAACTAAATTATTCAGCTTGTGCTTTAACTGGCTCACGAAGAGTAATTTCATCTACGATAGCATTATGCTTAGAAGCAATATCATAAATCTTTTCTGTAGCTTCTTCATATTCTTTATGAAGTGTTTCAAAATACTTATTAATTGCTACTACTGCTGCCCACTCTTCATAACCGGTGAATTTCATTTCACCAATTGTACGAAGTGTTGCATCAAGCATAGGATAACCTACATTTCCAGGGAAATTTTCAGGATCCCAGAATTCATACATTGAAACCATACCAAGAGTAAATCTCCATTCAACACTCTGCTTATTAAGAATGTTTCTGATTCCATTTGCAACTACCTTATAATTTTCACCAGGAAGTTTGAATTCCTTAGAAGCGATAGCTTTATCATTCTCATCAGCTTCTTTGATAATTTCCTGTTCCTTTGCTTTAAGCTCATCAAGAGTTAAACTCTTTAAACTCTTCTCGTACTCAGCTAATTGCTTTTTCTTTTCAAGTACATCCATTTTTAACGTTAAAAATATTTTTATATAATTAATAAAAGTTTCAAAATTATTAGTATTATTGCAGTAAGACCACCATCAAATAAAATATGACGGAAAAACTTTTTTACACTATCAACGAAACTTTGTCTTGAAACTATATCGAATATAACTAAATAATTATCTTGATTTTCAGGACCTACATGTTTGAAGTCTATATCAATATAATCATATAATTTTTCAATTTTAAATAATGAAGCAATTAATTGCATTTGTCTGTAAACCCAATTCTTTACATATTCATTATTATTTGTATTATCTCCATCAATTTCAATAATTACACTATTGAAATCGTATTTACCATTTTCATCAAGATTAGGATTAACAACACCATATAAACGTCCAATCCAATCCTTTTTAAGAGTTGTCTTTAAATATTTTCTAATTACAACTTTAAAAGCATCACCATATAAAGTATCAGATACTATTTTTTTATCTCTTTTGAAATATATATAATCTGATACCATATTAATAGTCCTTCCTAATAGAGAATGTTGGTAAGACCATTTAAATAAAGACATAACTATGATATAAAACTTTTATTTTTATATATAAATATAGATAACTTGGAATTTATATTTCAATATTTTAATTTTTTTAGTAAAAAATATTGAATTTTTGAAAATTTATTCTATGTTTTATCTGAAGTATGCTAACAAATAAGTTTAATTAAACATATAATATGAAGAGATTTTCGCAGTTATTCGAAGCAAAAACAATTGAAATCCAAGAGGATTCAGTTAATTATTTAACAGTTGATCAGCTTAACAAGTATCTTGAAATTGCTGATAAATTTATTTCTCCTGAAGCAAAAGAAGTATGTAAATGGTTAATTGATAACAATAAGACATATATTAAAGATCTTTCTACAGGAGATACTGATAATGCTATTGTTGATTTCTTCAATAAGGGACTTCCAAAGGAAGCATCTCTTAAATCATTATATAGTAACATCAGTAAAATATATTCAAGTGGTCGTATACTTGAAATCCCTACTCTTATGACAAAAGAACAGTTTGATTCAATTATTGATAAGACTGCTTCTCCTGATGAAATTATCATGGACCTTACTACAGAGAAGGGTAGAACTGAAATTGTAAAGAAGTATGAACCTCTTGTACATAAGATTACTAATTCTTGGCTTGGTAAGACTTCATTCGATAGAGATGATATTTATGCCTTTGGTATGAAGGGACTTGTCTATGCAATGGACACTTATGGAAAGAAGAGTAATAAACAGAAAAAGAAGGAAGAATTGACTGGTGAAGAAATTGATATTTCTAAGTATAAGTCATATACTTTCCTTCAGTATGCTGCACAAATGATTCGTGTAGAAATTCTTGAAGCAACAAAGAATTTCTCACATCTTGTACGTATTCCTATTTCAAGACAAAAGAAAGAAAAGGAAGAGAAAGGTTATATCGCTAAATCTAATTCAGTATCTGGTGACCGTCATCTTGGTGGAAAGGATGGTGAAGAAGGTAAGACATTATTCGACCTTGTAGGTGGAATGGAAAATCCTGGTAAGAATATTGACCGTCAGGAAATTGAAGACCTTTGGTCACAAATTCTTAAGGCTCTTGAAGATAAGTTCGGTGAAAAGACTATGGATATCTTTAAGAACCACTTTGGTTTTGGTCTTGAAAATGGAGAAAAGAAGCTTTCTGGTAAAGAAATGGCTAAGAAGTATGGTTATAGTTCACCATCTTCAATTACAGCAGAAATTGCTAAAGTTATCAACTTTATCAAGAAAGATAAAAAAATGTTCCAGAAATTCGTAGACATCTTTGAACTTATGCAAGAAGCAAAGCATGATGAAGATGAATATGAAGATGATGGAGAACCAATCTATCTTTCAACCAGAATAATGGAAGATAAGATGTTTGGTCTTAATAATATCGATGGTGATGAATAATGAAGAATTTAGTTAATTATATTAAAGAATCTTATGAGAAAATCCACTTAACTAATGTTAAGGCAGTTTTTGATATAAATCCACAGGTTTTTACTCTCACTGGTCCAGAAATTTATTCTGAAAGTGATATTCAAATTTATCTTGGAGATGTTCTTCTTAAAGAACTTCCTTCAGAAAATACTAAATATCAAAATCTTCTTGGTAAGAATAAGGATTATATAAATGATGCATATTTTGAATATGAGAAATTTGAACATTCTTCAGATACTTATGAAGATGAACAGATTAATTTAAAATGGGATCCATATTATGATGATAGAGTAAAAGATGAAAAGATTGATATGTTCAAATTAACAAATTTGAAGTATATTATTCTTTTTGATGAGTTTGAACTTCTTGATAAGAATGATGATGAACCAAAGAATGTTCTTAATGAAGTTCTATCAAAACTTGATTCAAGTGAAATAAATAAATATCCTGTAAGTCTTAAATATAATTCAGAATTAACTGAATTCACACAAGAATAAGATATTGAATTTTTAAAGAATAAAGGTCTATTTTAAAAAGTAGGCCTTTATTTTTATTTTTAATCTAAAGGTAAATATATAAAATATCGATATGAAAAATAAAAAAATTTACATAATACTTTTCTTATTACTTTATGTATTTGTAGCATTAGTATCTGGTATTCATGGATTTGCTTTCTTTGGTCTTGCTAATACTCCTATACTTGCTATTATGCTTGCAGTAGCTTTTGAAGTAGGTCAAGCAGCAGTATTATTCAGTATATTGACAGATAAAACTCAACAAAAGAAAGTAATGCCTTGGGTACTTATGACAATACTCACATTAGTTCAAGTAATGGGTAATGTATATAATTGTTATAAATATTTACTTCTTAATGCTGGTGATAATCTTAAATTCTTTAAAGAACCATTATTTATATGGACTCAACTTCCAGATGCTGAAGCAAATGTAATTCTTTCTTATATTCAAGGTGCTATTCTTCCTATTGTTGCACTTCTTCTTACAAGTATGGTAACTGGTTTCTTAAATAGAAAAGATGAACTTGAAGAGGAAATAGAATATGTTGAAGATCTTCCTGATGAAGAAGATGAACCAGAAGAAGATGGTGAGAAGAAACTTATTTTAGAAGATGATGAACTAGATAATCCAGAAGATAAAGCAAATGATGAATATGTTGAAAATCTTCCAGATGATAATGATTATAAAGAGGAAGAAGAAGTAGATGAAAAGGAAAATTCAAAGGATGAAATTGAAGATAAATCAATTGAATCATTAAATGAAGCAGTAAAGAATGGAGTTTTAGTTGGACCTTCTGAAGAAAATAAAGAAGAAATTCCTGAAGAATCAAAATTTATTAATCTTTAATTAATTTTAAATATAAAAAAAGAGAGCTTTTTAAAAAGCTCTCTTTTTTATTTATGTATACTTTATTATGGTTAACCCTGTACAGGTGCGCCATAAAGAGTTTCATTAAGATTAAGAGGATTAGTCTTAGCTGTTTCAATATTGATGTAATAGTTATAAGTTGTTGAGAATGGATCACCAACTGCTGGATTAGCACTATTACCACAGAATCTCTTAACAAGATAGAATGTTGTTTCAGAGCCTTCAACAGCACACTTAATATGAGTACCAATAGTAATTCCTGAAGGCATATCATTAGTGTATAAACTATCGCCTGTTGCAGTACCAGCAAATTTATTATCATCAAGCCAGAACCAACCATATACAGGATTGTTAACTTCTGTGAATGTAACAACATTGCTAGCTTCACTTCTGCTATATAATGTAGCTCCATTAGGAACATCTTCAAGATTAGTATTCTTAAAGAATACATCTCTATGACTAATAGTATCAGCAGAAATTGTAGCTGAAATATCAACCCATCTGAACATATTTTCAATAAATGATCTTACATCATATGCATCAGCAAAACCTGTATTTGTAGGAGTAGCATCTTCAAGTTTTGTAATATGAGCAGTTACTTCAAACTGATTTTCACCATGACCATTATCTACATATGAGAAGTGTTTATTTTCAACAGATAAATATTTAGTAGAATCAGCTGGTTTAGATGAAATATGTTTAAGAATATTATCTGAATAAACATAACCTTCAACACTACTTGTAACTACTATCTTACCTACATTGTCACCACTCTTTCTCTTAGTTAATGTAAATACAACACCATCTTTTGTAATAGTGATAGAATTAGTCTTATCACCAACTACAGCATCTTGTAAATTTAATTCAAGATATTTAGGAACTTTCTTATAAAGAGGTTTCCATCTAATATCATTTGTATTAGCATAAATACTTGGAATAACTGAATATTCTGCACCTTCAACAGCAGCAAAACTACCATCATCAAGTTTAACTCTATAATTACCAAAATTATCTATACCTGATAAATCAGTATTTGTAGGAACTGGTTCCCAAGTATTATCATCATTAACCATTACAAAGATCTGATTATCTTGATTAGCATCTTTCCAAGCATAAAGAGCATCTAATAATGGAGCTTGTATTTCAAGATTTTCAATATCAGCATATTGAATTCTTGTTGAACTTTGTTCTGAACCCCAAACATAAGCATTTACTCTAAGAGTATCTGTAGGAAGTTCTCTAGAAGCAGCTGTTACAATACCATCCTTTTCAATAATATTATATGTATATTGAGAATTAGTAATATAACTTAATCTATAAGGATTTACTTCACCAGGATTTGATTCTTCATATGAACTATCAAATACTCTTGTACTATCATTAGAAACAAATGCTGCATATTCTCTATTATATGCTTCTACATATTCAGGAGTACCTTCTACACCTAAATTAGGATTTGTAGCAACATTTAAGCTTACATAATATGACCAATATGTACTGAAATCTGAATAAATATATTCATTATCAAGTTTAGCAATTTCATCATCAGTATATTTCTTTGCTTCTTCAAGAATATTTTCAAGATCATCAGCAATTTCACCAACCTTTGAATTTACATAAACTTCTGTCCATTCAGTTGTAGCAAGTTTATTTTCATCATTAACAGTATGAATAACTGTTTGATCATATTTAGAAATAAATGCAACATAATCATTAACATCAATACCATCTGCATTTACTTGCTCAATAAGTTTTGAAATAGCAGTTTTACCACCCTGATTATCGACGAAACTAGACCATCTATCATTTCCTTCATCCCAAGTAAAGAATTCTGTAATTGCACTCTTTGTAAATCCAGTATCTTTAACATCATCAGCATCACCTAAAGCTAATAAATCTTTAACTTTAATTTTTGTGAATACTGCATTTTCTGTAACACTATTCTTAGCAAGACCATCAGGATTAGTTTCTTCATTATATATTCCACCAGGAACCCAATAATACTGTTCTGTCTGATATCTAGAATCATTTGTATGAGCTTCAGCAATAGCTGCAGCACTTATTGGTTGGAATTCATAAGGACTTTGTAAAGTACCAGCACCACCTGAAATAGTATAATAAGTAGCATGTGCTGTATCTATTGCATCCATATCAGCAGCTGTATAGAAACCATGCCATTCAACACCAGCCTCATCAGTAAATGGAGGATTTGTTGTACCATCAGTAGTATGAACAGTTGCATATGTTAATGATGTATTTAATGTAACTTTAATATTTACATCACCAACAAGATATGAATTTTCTTGTCTAGCATGTTCATCTACATCATGATTTGGATGAATTTTATGACCATCACCATCTTCATCATTGAAATTAGCTTCACCTTGATTAGTATCAGTATTTGTCCAATGTTTTGTACCACCAAGTAAAGTTACATTAGCAAATTGTGAATTAGTTGATTGAATACTTCTAAGAGTAGTTTCACCTTTTTCTAATAATTCAGCATGCTTATGTAAATCTTCAATATCTTTCTTATTACCAGCAATTGAATAAGCCATCTGAATACCAAGATTTTCTGGATTCATTACTGTATAGAAAGCATATGTCTCATTATCATTAGGAGCAGTTCCTTTATATACTTTAGTATATGTTACATCATTAACGGTTCCTGTATAAACACCATCACCATCTTCATCTGTAAATGTAAGATCCTTTAAAGCATCTGTAGTTTTCCATTCACCATATGTTAAATATGTTGTTTCACCAAGTGTACCATCTGTAAGAACATCAAGTAAGTAAGCAACTTCTTTAAGAGTTTCAATACCATCTTTAATATTCATGTTATATGATGAATTATACTGTTCACTTCTTTCATATAACTGATAGAAATTAGAAGTTACACCTAAAACTTCAGCATTATCATATAATACATAAGAAGTTCCAGTTGCTGGTGTAAATGATGTACCTGAACCACTTAATACATTTGCAATTTGAGCATAAGTTGTTTCAAAGTATACCTTATCTCCAAGAAGAATATCATTACCAGTATATGTAGCAACATATATATTCTTTCTATCAATACGATAAGCACCATCATAAATAGGTTTATTTTCACTATCAACAGTACCACTATCATGTAATACTACCCAAGTATCAGGGTGAGATGCATTATATTGATTAATAAAATCAGTTGTTAAACCTTCTGTGTATGCTGAAAATTCTTCAGTTACATCATCAACAAATGATCTGAATGAAACAGGATTATAAGTAACTTCACTTTCACCAAGAAGATTATGATAAACTCTATCAATTTCAGAAGCTGTATAATTCTGAGCAAATGCTAATGAGTATGAATAAGCACTTGTCATGTAGCTCCATGTAAGTTTATCATCAATAGTGATATAGTTACCAGTACGTTTTTCAAATACTTGACCAGTAACAGGGTTAGTTGTTCTTACTTTATCTCCCCAGTGTGGAGTAATTGTAATACCAGAACTAGCATTTACAAATGTTTCAACACCTGGTTCTTGTGAATAAGGAGCAACACCAACATAAGTATTACCATTATTTACTAATTGAGCACTAACACCATTAGCATCTGTTAAAGTAATTATTTCTCCATTAACTATTCTACGAGCATAATGAGTTTCTGGGTTATAATCATTGATACCTTTAATAGTGATATCATTATTTAATGACCAAGAATCATCACTAAAACCTTCTGGAAGACCACCTTCGATCATACCACCCTTAGAAAGTTCTGTTAAAGAGTAGTCAGCATAGATCTTGGTAACAAGGTCTGTAGCAAGGTTTTCAGCTAATTGTCTTAATTGTTCTTCAACTGATGCAATTCTGTTAATTGTTGCATTATATGCAGTCATACCGATACCAACATATGTATCCATTACTGGTACATAAATCTGTTGTTCATCGCCAATAAAAATCATAGAATTGTTATATATCTGCTTTATCTCAGGAGATATATCAACACCATGTTTAATATATGCATATAATTTATTAGCAATATTTACATTTGAATTAGCCATATTTTTATAAATTATATATTATGTATTTTTTATATTTATATTTATATATTTAAAAATAAATTATTTTATACCTAGTTTACCTCAATAATTTCAAAAGTTGAGATATAAGATAATGTATTAGATAATGAAAATGTTGTAATTAAACCTTCTTGTTCTATTTCACCATTATAACTATTTATCTGTGCTTCATCAACATTTAAAGTAATTGTTCTATGTCCAGAACCATCATTTTCATCTGGTGATAATGATAAATAAGCATAAGTAGTTCCTCTTCTATCAGTATGTAATCTAAATAATGAATTATCTGCTGATTCTTTAGCTTCATTTGCTATATCAACTACATCTTCAAGTTCCTTATAAATTCCTGTTCCTTCAACGGCTTCAATAAATTTATAATATATTAAACCAGAATCTGGATTATAATAATCTGGAAGAGGAATACCTGAATGATTATCATCACGAATAGTATAAACCTGAATAGCATTAGGATCTTCATTTAATAAATCAATATCTTCTTGAGTTAATTCTTCAAATCTTTCATCTTCACTTCTATTACCAATTTTAACTACAGAAGTATATGCCATTTCATATGCAAGTTCTGCCATTTCAGAAGAACTATTAGAAGTAGTATATGCTTCATATGCCATATCATATGCAGTATTTGCAGTATTATAAGCTTGAGTAACTTTTACACCAAAATCTTCAACAGTATTCTCTAAATTAACCATTCTGGTATTTAATTCACCTGTTTGAATTTGAAGATTATGTGTCTCATATAAAAGACCATCAGTATAAGTATAAGTATTAAATTCTTCATTATATACTACATAACCAAGAGCTTCATCTATACGATTTAATCTATTATTAAATATTTCAAAATCTTCTGTTATACTTTCTGGTTGAGATAAAATCCAATTAGAAATTTTTTCTAAATCATTATATCTTTCATCAGCATCTTTTATAATAATACTTTGTATTGTAGCAAGAGTAATTTCACCTGCAACTTCTGCAGTTTCTGTTTTTGTATAATAATCTTCATCTAAACGTTGAACTAATTCTTCAAAATCTAATTCTTTAGCAAATAACTCATTTGCAAGTTCTGAAGTAATTAATCCATAAGTACTAATTACATTATCATTATCAATAGTAATATTTTCACCAGCAGATATTGGTTTTTGATATTGTGCTAATATTTCATCTAATTCTGTTTTAGTAACATATGTTGATAATATTGTATCAACATTTTCTGTTAAAGTATTTATCTTTTCTCTAATCCATTCAAGGTCAGATAAATCTGCAATATTATTTATTGATTCAAATAAATCTTCAGTATTATTAATGTATGCGCCAGTTATTCTTAAAAATGCACCATTCCAATCAATATCAACTGCATCAATAAGTTTATAATCTTGACCATTCTTTTGATTTAACTTACTAGCTATTTGGAGGCCAATATAAGCACCAGTCTCATCATATTTATGAACATTAGTAAATATTTCATTATAAGTTAATCTAGCCATTAATTAAATTAATAATTTTATTCAATAACTTTCCAATTTGTTAATCCTAAACCACTATTAACAGTTTTATATACAATATATTCCATATTTAATGAATATAAATATACATAACTATGTTGTTCCCAACCACCGCAAATATTTGTATCTTTATCAATAAATTTTGGTTTTAAAAAGCTTGGACAAGCAAACCATCCATATTGATCATCAGGAATATCTAATGTAAATTCTCCTTGACAACTATCTTCTGATATATATTTATCAAATAAATTAAAATTTTCTTTAGTTATTTGATTTACTGAATATATATTAGCAAATCCATATTTTTGATAAATATTCATTGCTCCTTGTGTTTTAGAATCACTATATAAAACTAAATATTCAATAGTAGCATTTGGTCTAAGTATATTAGTATATACTGTTCTAAAATCATCAGATAAGTTTACAATAGCTTGGTCTGAAGTAATTACTACTCTTTTATCATCATCATTTCCTAAAATATTGATATTAAATTCAAATGATTCTATTTCTGTATCATATTCTATAAGATTTAACTTTGGTGCTTCTATTCTTATTGGAATATATTTATTTACAGATATTTTATCATCTTTTATTTCAAGATTATATTGAGCAGTATTATCATCAATAGTAACTGGTGTTTTATCTATTGAATTATCAATATTATAACCAATTTTTATAGTTTTATATTTAACACCATTACTCCATTCTATTTCAGGAATTAACTTAATATTATTTATTCCTTTTAATCTTAAAGTTTCATTTCTTATTTCAGCTTCAAGATTAGTTAATACTTCTTCACTTTCATTATCTAAAATCTGAAAACTACCAAAATAGAATAATGATTCTTCCCAAATATCTCCACCAAAATATTCACCATGAGTATATATCTTTTTTAAATCTCTTATAAATGCGATAGAATCTGTCTCATTTATAATCTCTAAAAGATATTCATAAGCTTCATTAGTATATAATGATGAATCAACTAAAAGAAATTTCTTAGTAATTACTGGAGGATTTTCTTTTAATTGGTCAACAGTTATTCTATTAATAATTTCATCCATATTCTATTATAATGTAATTCTATTAGTACCGTCTTCAGTATTAATATATTCTTCAAGTTCTGTGTAAATATAAGCTGGTCTTTCTGGAATAAATACATCATAATGTCCAAAAAGATATTGCCAACCATGAATTTTATCTGTATATGAGAAAGAATAAGTTACAATATTTTGTGCAATACTTGAATATGTAATTAATGTGTCCATTTCATTAGTTATATATCCAGGATTTTCAGTAGCACCAAAATCATGTAATCTTTCCCATTCATCTAAGTTATATTCATAAGCAAAATTAGCCATAACTACTTGAGCTGCTGCATATGAATATGCATCAGTATATTCAGTTATAGCTGATAAGTTAATTGCAAAGTTTGTATAAGCATTGATTCTGCTATCAAATTGAGCAACAGGAATCCATGAATGATCTCGATGAGTAGTAATAATATCACGAGGTCTTAATTCAGATATTTTCTTAGAATTATTTTTTCCAACAAAGATATTACTAGGCATTATTATTCAGTTCCATATATTTCCCAAAGATTTGTAGCTTCTATATCACCAATACGTTCATTCTGTTCTGTATCGATAACATTTTGGTCATCAATCATTTGTTTGTGTTTTGCTTCTGCTTCTTCTTGTAATTGCTGTATTCTTTGATATATTTCATCACTAAGAGAATTAATAAGTTCAGTATTCTGAAGAATAAGCTGAGTATTAGCATCAATTTTAATATCTTGATCATCATCTTGTTGTTGCATTAAATGAATCAATGTTCCAACAGTAATACTAATAGTTTGATTTCCAAAACTTATTGGAAGTATCATATTAGTAATGTCTTCTGGTAAATTAGTACCATCAAACATCTGTTCATATTTATCCATTTTAGATATTTTAACACCTGCCATAAGTATACATTACAAAACACTATATTATATATAAAAATAAAACTTTGAGAGATTGATTTTTTAGTTATAATTAATCTATATTAAATTATAATTATGTTTAAAACATTATAATATGAGTTCAAATGGTACTGAAATAAGATTAAGAAAGCCAATTCTTTATTTTGATAATGTTGATATAGAATCAGTATATGAAGCAAAATCTGCTGAAACTTCTGCAAATAATGAATTAGATAAATTAAAGGGTGATTTATTATCTCTTGCTATGTCTACTCCTAAAGATATAACACCTAAAGGAGAAAAACCAGTAGAATATATTAAAGAAGAGGTTGATAGATTAATAGAAGATTTATATGATGCATTCAATAAATATTTTGAAAGCAATTTAGTAAATCAACTTATTGATGAATGGAAATATTCATATGGGGGTGATTCTAAAGAATTATATGATAATTGTATAACTGATGATGAAGTAAATAAGAATGCATTTCCAAAAGATGAACATGAGGAAATTAAAAGAGATTTAAATAAATTTACTTTTGCACCACCTGATGATAATATTGAAGATGCATTATCACGCTCTGTTAGAAATCTTTATTTAAATGATAAAGTATCAAATTTTATTACGGATAAATATATCATAATTATGAATGATAAGATATATTCTGATTATGATGGACAGTTTATATTTAAAACAAAAGAAGCTGCGGAAGAAGTATTAAAAAAGAAGTTTGATATTCATACTTATGATTATATTTCTAAAGAATTTATTGAAAACCATCCTGAATTTTTTAAATCAGTAATAAGATTAATGAAATTTTTACATTATGATGAAGAATATATTAATAACTTTACAGAAGCATTAAATAAATTCTTAATTAATAATTATAAAATGGATATGGATTTACTTGATACAATATATCAAGGTCTTAATAAAGTAATATATGAAAGATTATATGAAATATGTAAAATAAGAATAATAAAATTAAGTGATTTAATTAAATAATATGTTAGTAAATATTGGTAAACAACCTTTTATTAAATGGAGTGGTTCTAAAAGAAAGCAAGCTCCATATATTGTACATCAATTTCCAAAAGAAATAGATACATATTATGAGCCATTTCTTGGTGGTGGTTCTGTTCTTCATGAGTTATTAAATGAAATAGCTCTTGGTAATATTAAAGTAAATAAGATTGTATGTTCTGATCTTAATAAAGATCTTATGAATATCTGGAATTTATTAAAAGATAATAGAGAAGAACTATTAGATTATTATACTGAGAATTATGAAAAACTTAGAAAACAAGTTGATTATAAAGATGCAAAAGAATTAACTCATGATGATATAAAGTTAATTCAACCAGTATATTATGAGAATAGAGAAAAGTATAATAATATGAGTGAAGATGATCCAGAAAGAGCAAAACTTCTTTATTGGATTTCTAGAACTTGTTTTAATGGACTTATTAGATATAATCCAAGTGGTAAATTCAATACACCATTTCATGTTGGTGGAAGATATGGTATTAAACCAGAAGAACTTGAAAAGGTATTAGATTCTTGGTATTCTGTTATTGAACCTGTTAAAGATAAGATTACATTTATAAGTGGTTCTTATGATGATATAATTAAAGATGCTCATGAAGGAGATGTAATTTATATGGATCCTCCTTATGAAAATACTGGAAGTATGTATTTTATGGCAGATACATTTAATTCAGAACATATGTATGATGTTATTGAAAACCTTACTGCTAAAAATGTAAAAATACTTCTTTCATATGATGGAACATCAGGAAAAGATGATAGAACATGTAATGTTAGAAAATTTTATACTCGTCATGTTTATGTAGATAGTGGACACTCATCATTCAAAAAGTTGAGATCAAAAACAGTAAAGACAAATCCAACAGATATTGTTTATGATAGTCTTTATTTGAATTATTAAGCCAATGAATTTAATTCATTGGTTTTTCTATTTTAATATTACAAATACAACTTATAAATTTGAAAGATGAATTTTTCTGAAGATATTGTTCAATTAATGAAAGAACATTTTCCAGATAAAGATATATATCAAATGAATCTGGAAGAACTTAAAGCATTTAAAGAAGAAGTAACTATTTTACGTCAAGAGTATTGGCTTCTTGAAATGGCATGTAAAGCATTAGGTAATGCTGCTTATGGCGCTGCTGCAAATCAATATTTTTATTTCTTTAATATAGCTCTTGCAGGAGATATTACAGGTGAATGCCGTCATCTTACAAAAACAATGTGGCATAATCTTGAGAACTTTTTCCATGAAACTCTTTGGGAAAGAAAAGATTTACAAGAACAATTTGGTTTTGAATTAGATGAAAGTAAACATGATTGGTATCGTCAACAAACAATAAGTATTTATTCTGATACTGATTCTGTTTATACAACATATGGAACATTATTCCAAGCAATGACTCCAGAAAGTCAAAAGAATTTTAATACTGATAAAAAGAAAGTAGATTTTATTCTTAAGTTTAATAAAGAATTCCTTGATAAACAAAATACAAAATGGTGTGAAGAGATTTATAATCCTCGTCATGGTCATTCTATTCATGAATTTGAGCTTGAAACTATAAGTAAAGCAGGTATTTATCTTGCTAAAAAGAAATATCTTAAAGGACTTGTATTTAGTAAAGGTAATTTCTATGATAATCCTAAAGTTTCAGGAACTGGTATTGAAATTATTAAATCTACAACACCTAAACTTTGTAGAACTATTCTCTCTGATTTAATGAAAAGTCTTATGTTTGACTTTGATGATTCAACTCCTGAAAAGAGAGAAGAATATATAATGTATTTCAATGATAAACTTTCTGAATATAGAAGACAATTCTATCAAGCACCTCTTGAAGATATATCACAATCAATTGGTGTTGGTGATTATAAAAAATATGTAATAAATGATACATCTGAACTTATTCTTGGTAAAGGCACTCCTGTATCTGTACACTCTGTAGCAAGATTTAATTATTTAGCTCATAAAAATGGAGAAGACCATCTTAAGTTCTATTCTGGTAAAATTAAATATTATAATATAAGGACTGGTCTTGGTAAAGATGATACTGGTTATTTTGGATTCCCTGCTGGTGAACTTCCAGCTTGGGCACCTAAAATGGATAAACTTACACAATGGCAAAAAACTGTCATAGATCCAATTAACCGCTTCTTGGAAGTTATGAAGATACCTCTTGTAAATGCTAGTAATGTTGTTCAACTTGAACTATTTTAAAGTTTTATTTTTATATATAAAGTAAAAATATATAAAATATAAAATGGCTACAAAACAAGAATTATTTACAAAGGTAACTGGTCTTACTTTTGATGTTGAAAAAATAACAGATCTTGATAAGTTAGCATGGTTAATTCCTGATGGTGCAATGCTTGATAATACAGATGGTAGAAAAGCAAAAGAAACAAAGGAATTTATGACTCTTGTTGGTCTTAGTGAAGATTCTAAATTCTCAACAGTAGAAGTAGACTATGATGATGAAGAAGAAAATAATAGTTCATCAAGTAATGACTAAAAATTATATTTAAATAATACAATATGGATAGACAATTATTTACAAAAGTAACAGGTCTTACATTTGATCCTTCTAATCTTTCAGAAGAAAAATTAGCTTGGTTAATTCCTGATGGAGCTATGCTTGAAGGTAAAAATAATAGAAGAGCTGAACTTACTAAAGAATTTATGGAAGATGCTGGTCTTGATCTTTCAGAAAAATTCTCTGATGTTGAACCAGAAGAAAAACCTGAAGAACCAGTAGTACCAGCTGAACCAGTAGAAGAAGAATCTACCGCTTATGATTATGTATGGGATGAAGCTTCTTGGAATGAATCTGAAGCAAATGGTGCTCTTGCTAAGTATCATGCTAAATATCCTGAAGAAGATTGGTGGAACAATGCTGCTAATAGAGCATGTAACTACAATGATAGAGTTTATATAGGTACTCTTATTGATTCAGAATCATCAGCTAATGTATCAGCTTCAGCATCTTGGGCAAGTAACGATGCACAGAAATTAGTTATTGATGGTGTTGAATATTATGGAGCTATTTTCTATGGTTTTGAACCAAAAGATGTTGCATTATTTAATGATGTTGCATTAACAGAATCAGCTAATAAGACTTTATCTATTTCATCTATTACTTATTCAAGTGATTGTGGTAGAAGTTGGGCTGGTGCAGTTAATAATCCTGGTGCACAATATCCTTGGGTATGTCCAAATATTACAGAAAATGTAAATGCTAAGATCAGATTTGAATATGAAGGTGCAGATCCTGTATATCCATGGGGTGACAAATTATTCAATGCTGGTGACTGGGGTTGCGAATCAGTAGCTAAGTTATTTGGTGCAGACTTTGATATTAATAAGTTTAAGATGATTCTTGTAAAACAATAAAATTATGTTTCCTGGTTACGTAACAATTTTTAAAGATTCTGATAAATTTATACATTTATATTTTTATCCTGGAATTGATGACAATAATAATTTTTATTATAGAGATCTTGATTTATCTAATTGTAAGGTAAATTATAATGAGATACATAATAAAGATGGTTCTAAAGAATATGTTTTTGAAAACAAAAATATAATTAGGATAATTTGTAAATTAATAGATAATAAAGGATCTTTACATTTAAAAGAATTAATTGTTTAAAATTAAGAGTTGGTTTTGAAACCAACTCTTTTTTATTTCTATATTGAAATAGAGGTATTTTATACTATATTATATTCAAAGTATTGGTATAATAATTTAAATAAATAAATCATGGAAGAAAATAAAGAAATTATTGAAGATTTTCAGAAAGTTGAAGAAGTAGAGAAAGTAAAACCTACTTATGAAGAGCTTGAAAAGACTCTTGAAGAAAATAAGAAAGCTATGTCTTTAGCAAATGAAACTATTAAAACTTGCGGAGTTACTATTAAAGAAACTAATGATAAGTATCTTCGTGCTCTTGCTGATTATCAAAATTTAAAGCGTATTTCTGACGCTAATATTGCCAGTTCTAAGAATGCTGGTAAAATTTCTGTATTTAAGGATCTTCTTCCTATTATTGATGACTTTGAAAAAGCAAAGGAAGCTGGTGAACTTACTGAAGGTGTTGAGTTTATTTACAATAAGATTATGAATATGCTTAAAGCTAATGGTATAGATACTATTAATCCTCAAGATGGTGATAAGTTTGATGACTCTGTTCATGAAGCTATTGTTGCTATTCCTGGTGAAGAAGATAAAAAGAATACAGTTAAGTTCACTCAGTTTAAAGGATATAAGATGGGTGATACAATTTTAAGATATGCTAAAGTTGGAGTAAATGTATAAATACGATAAAATAAAAAGATATTGTAAGAATAAGTCAGAAGATTTAACTCTTCCTGATGAAGTTCGTAAAGTATATCGAGATGTTTATCAAGAATGCCTCGATATAGAAGATGATGAAATGGATGTTTATGATTATTAGTTATGTATAAAGATCAATTTGGAATATTAAGATATACTGAAGAAGAAATATTAAATTTCATTAAAAGATTCCAAAATGAAGGAACTATAAAAACATTCACTCAAGGATGTTGTTATTGGTTTGCATACATACTTAATTATAGATTTTGTTCATTTGAACCTGAATCACAAATAATGTATAATGATAAAGAAAATCATTATGCATGTTATATAAATAATAAGTTATATGATATTACAGGTGAAATTCCAATGACTTCTGATTGGGTATGGTGGAATGAATATCAATATAAAGGGGATGAACTTGTAGTTGAAAGATTATATAGAGATTGTATAGATTTTTAATATGATAAGGTTAGATAATAAAACTAAACAAGAGTTTTTAAGTCCAGAAAGAATGCAGAAATTAATTGAATTAGGTGTAGATACATCTGATTCAAAGTTTTGTATTATACAGGCTAATATAGATCCATTAAATTTATTTGTTGTATATAAAACTAATTTTGGTTGGGAAAGTCAAATAAATAATCCAAAAGATTATAGTTTTGTTTGTGATACATATACTCTTCCTGAACTTTTATTAAAACTTCCAGAATGGATTGGAAAAGATGGTTATAAAGGAGTAACTTTCTTTAAAGATGCTCCATTTTATGGTTTTTATTATAAGACAGAAGATAGTAAAGAAAATGGAGATGCTCCTTATGCAGAATATCCATTAATTGCTGGTTATAATACATTAGTTTGGTGTATTAAAAATGGATATGGATATGTAAGAGATATATCTGATAAAGGAGATACAGAATTAGATATTGATATTAATAGAGCATAATTATGAAAAATTTAGGTAGAAAAAATCAATGGGGTAGTTTATTTGGTAATTTCAGTGAAGTTTTAAGATATATTGTTACTGAATATCCTGAAATTTTATTTGAAAGACCAGATTATGGTTTTTGTGTAATATTAAATATTCCTTATGAATATGATATTAATAAAGTTACAGAATATATTAAAAAAGAATATGAAGAGAAATATCATATTTGTACATTTAATGAATTAGCACGACTAATAGTAATAACAGTATAATATTATGGATAAAGTTAAATTTGAACCTTGGATTCCTGAACCAATAGATGAAAATGATAGAAGAGATCTATTTGAATTAAATTTTTATATTGATGATGATGAAATTAAAGGACTAAATGAGGGTGTAACCGATGTTTATATGAGTCCTTCTGAAATTTTCATCATTGTAAAATATACTAAGTTATTTAAAAATTTAGATTCAAAATTTATGATATCTAAAGTTAATAATGTAAGACTTACTTTATGTGATAGGGAAGGATATATTACTGAAGTAAAGGGTTATAATGGCTATATGAAACGAATATATCCAGCAGCATATTCTTATGATATAAATAGTTATAATGATAATTTTATATTAATTTTCAAAATATGACAGCTCCGAAGTTTAAATGGTTTGTGATTAATCACATTGACAAACAAGGTATTTGGTTTAAATCCACACAAAGTGGTGGTTTATATGTATTTTATTGGAATCCATTGAAAGTTCTCTGTACTATATTTTGTAGTAGAGACTGGGCATTTGGTTGGTTTCCATTTCATGTTAATCATATAAAAGGTAATTGGTAATATGGGTAGATTTGGTTGTTTATTAAATCCTGATGATTATCCAGGAATGTGTTATTCATGTAAATTATATGAAGATTTTGGTCCTGTAGCAGGAAGATTTTCTGATACAAATGGAAAATGTACTTATGATGGTCATCCAACAGATGCATTAGTAAAGTGTAAAGTAAATAAATATAAGAAAATAAATGAGTAGTATTTGTATAACAATTCCTAAGTCTATAAAATGGGAAGATTATGAGAAGGAATTAAAGACTGTTGAGGATGAAACTCAAGAGATGAATTATCGTATTCCTACTATTCCTAAAGATGTGAATATTGGGGATAGATGTTATATTTGTCATAATGGATATATTAAAGGTTGGATGAAAATATCTAATATATCTAAAAGAGATGGATTTACTTGTACTACAACTGGTAAAGATTGGGCTGATGGTAATTATATTTCAAGAACTGGTAAATTCCATTATTTGAAAGAACAAGTTCCTATGAAAGGATTTATGGGATATAGAAAATTAGAAAAGGATTATGACTAATACACAAAAAATTAAACAATCTTTTATATTATCCAATCCTTATTTAAGAAGATTGCAAGATGAAAGAATTAAAGAAATTCAAAATTATTTTTGTAATTTAAGAAGTAAAATAATTTCATCTTGTTTACCTAATATTCTTATAAAAGAAAATAATGATATTGAATATATTTATCCAGAATATGTTAATGAAGGAATAAAACATATAAATGATATTGAAAAAGATTATTTAAAAGACCTGTTCTTATAAAAAGATTTATGGTATATAGAAAGATACAAGATTATGAATAAAAGATATTTTCATATTAAAACTGGTAAGCCTTATACATTGATTACTGATAATTTTATGTTTAAAGATAATGGTCAATGGAGACGAGGTCTTTGCCTTTATAAAACAGAATATGATAATCCTGATGGAGAGTATTTTGCAAGAACAAAAGAAGATTTTGAAGAAAATTTTAAATTAGAAGATTAATATGGAACCAGATTATAATAAGTTAGGTAATCAGATGAAGGAAATGTTTGAAACATTTAAACCTAAATCATCGACAGATACTTATAAAGAAAAGGATCTTAAATTAGCTTTTGATGTCGTTTCAAAAACTATTGGATTTGATATAAAACCTCTAAAAGCTCAAACAGAAGAAGAATATGCTGCTTGGAGAAAAGAAGAGGAAGAAAAAAGAAAGAAATGGGAAGAAGAACATCCTGAAGAAGTAGCAAAATGGAAAGCATATGAAAATAAAAAAGCTTCTAAGAAACCATATACTTTAACTCATGAAGAAAGAGAAATTGTAAAAGAACTTTTACAAACTGATGATAAAGGTCTTGATGAATTGACAATAACTATAATGAATGATGGTGAAATTTCAGCAAGAACACCAGAAATAAGTTGGAAAGTATTAGCAGGTAGAGAATGGTGGATTAATCTTAAAGAAAAGAAACATCGTTGTGTATGTTTTAGTTAATATAAATATATTTTAAGTTATATAATGAAAAAACAAAGATATTTTTTAGGTGGTACTTGTTGTGAAACAACATGGAGAGATGAATTAATGCCATTACTTGATAAACAAGGGGTGGAATATTTTAATCCTGTTGTAGAAGATTGGACACCAGAATGTCAAGTAATTGAAGAAGATGAAAAGAATAATAAATGTAATATTCATCTTTATGTAATTACTCCAGAAATGCAAGGTGTATATTCTATTGCAGAAATAATTCATTCAGCACATCTTGCTAATATGTATGGAACTAATGTAGATTTAGTTATTTATTGTATTCTTACACCAGAAAAGTTTGAAAAACATGAAATTAAATCATTAAGAGCTACTGGTAGACTTGTATCTGATATTGCAAGAGATCATGCTATTGTATATGAAGCAACAAGTATGGAGGATTTATTTAATAGATTATATCTTACTCCTTGTGCAGGATAATTAAATTTTGATTTTTAAATTATGATTTGGACTAGATTTTATTTACCATTTAAAAAATGTGATAATGATTATAGACCAGTTATTTGGCCTGTAAAATATCCATATTGGTGTACTGGCGAAAGCTATACTGATTTTATTATTGTTGCTTATGTTGATTCATTGGATGAATTATATAAACAATGGCCAGAAGCACATGATATAGATTCAGAAGAAGTTAAGAAAATTGAATTTAATTCAAGATTTCAACGTCCTGATTGGTATACTGATGAATATATTAAAGAATATGATCCATCTAAAGTAAAAGTATATTGGCCTGTGGAGAAAGAAGAAAAGAAAAGTAAACAAGAAAGATTTATAGAAAAGTTTGGTTATTGGTGGTATATTCGTGATTTAGATTTTTTACCTCAACCATGTGAAGATTATATGCAAGCATTTAAAATGAGTGGAAAGTGGTTAGATTTAGTTAAAGAAGGTAAATGGATTGCATTTAATAATTTTGAAACTGCATGTCAAGCTTCTAATACAATTAGAAAATCTATGGGTATGACAGAATATGATTTTACTGAACAGATTAAGTATAATAAAGAAAGAGTAAAAAATGGAAGATAAAAAATTAGTAGTAAAATTTGAGGTAACTGCTGAGATAGATACTTCAAATATGGAAGGTGATACCTTTGAAGAAAAACTTGAAAATTGGAAAAATCAAGTTGATTTACAGCTTTTTGATTCTCTTGATCATTGGGGAGAAGTAAGTTTTAAAGTAAATTGTATTGAAGAAAAAATTGAAGACTATGAATAAAGAAAGTATAAAAGAAGAAATATTAAATAGACTTAGTAAATTTATGTCAAATTGTTATAATACTGAGTCTGAAGATAGTAAATATATAACATGTCATGTTGATAATAATTCTCAAATTTTTAAAGCACATGATATGGTAAAAGATTTTATTATAAATAATAGAAATATATCTGGATTTATAAAGAATCTATACACAAATAATGATTTATATATATTATTTGAAAATAATAATACATTAAATTATGATTTATTAAATCCAGATGATATATATACAGTTATTGACTTTTTTCAATGTAATTATTTTAGAGATATAGTATGATAGAAGAAGATATAATACTTGAAGAATTACCAAAAGAAGAGTTTGAACTTTGGAAGAAAGGAGTAAGAGGTAGACAATCATCACGTAGATTCTGGACAAAAAGAAAGTTAGATGCTAAAATTCAAGATATCAGAGATTTTATTAATAGTATACTTGATACAGGATATTGTGATGGATATAATACTGTTTTACAAGCATATGAAGAATTGTTTGGTTTAGATGAAAGATATTGGAAGTTAGTTGATTATTTAGATAAAGTAAATTGAATTTTCTAAAAAATTAACTATATTATTAATGTAAAACAAACAATAATATTATGCTGAAGCTTGATAAAAATCTTAAAGTAGATCTTCCTAATAGAACTCCTATTAATGAAATTCCTTTAAAAAAATTAGATTTAACAAATAAATCTGATTGGGATCCTAAACCAGGAATGATGGGTACAGAATATGTTGGTTCTGATAGATATGCTGTTGTTTGTGTAGATAATTTAACTCCTAAGAGAATTCTTCTTAAACGTCTTCACGAATTTGATGAAAATAATATTTATAATCAGAGTAATATTTCTGTTGATGAAGATGGAATAATGTGGTATGAAGATTTTCATAAAATAGATAGAAAGAAGTGTGAAACTTATTCTAAGAGAAAGAAAGGAGAATGGAGAAAATTAGTTAAGACCGGTCAGTATGGTTATTCTTCACCAGTTTATTTTGGAAGTGCAAAACCATATCGAGATCCTAGTTTCTAAAAAATAAAAAGGTATCAATATTGATACCTTTATTTTTTTATACTAAATGAGAATAAACTTCGCGAGTTGCAATAGCAAATAATGAATCATTAACTGTATTTTGTAATTTTTGTGCTAATGAAACAATATCTTTCATTATAGCCATATCATGTTCATATTGATGTGCATATGCTTCATAACCATCTGATTCTCTATTTTCAATTGCTTCTGTAGATGATAATTTAGCAAAATCAAAACATAAACCATTAATATATTCTTTAATTTCATTAAGTTTTACTGCATTAATTTCATCTTTATAAGTAGGAATTCCAATTTGAGCAGACATAATTAAATTATATATATTTTATATATAAAAATAAAAAAAGAATGTGTATAAAGTAAATTATACACATTCTTCAAAATAAATATACTTTATAAAATATTAAATTTTATAATTGTCTGCAATAATATCATCTTTACGTTTCCATCCATTTTCTAAACAACCATTAATATGTTTGTTTAATTTGATATAAAAATCTTTTAATTCAGCAACAGTATCAAATGTATAATATACACCTTTTCCATTCTTTTTAAATTTAAATGTTACAGGGAGTGATTCTCCATTTGTTGATACTGCTAAATCATATGCATTTTTATAATTCATTTGGTTTTCTTTACTTAAGTAAACATTATAACCATTCCAAATGAATGAATTAATAATATTATATTGAGTATCTTTGTCAATTAACTGAGTTAATGTATTTGCTATTGTTACTGGATCTGCATGGAAATCCAAAATAATTGATTTCCATACAGATTCACCAGATGGTAAAGAGTTTCCAGTTTTAACTGGTTTACTATTTTTGTAAACTACTTCATCAACTAATATATCAACTTTATCAAAACTAACAAGATACTTACCATCATTTAATTCAACAATATATTTGAATTCTGATGTTTTTCCGAAATTATTAAAAAATGTATTCATTATATTTTAATTTTATATATTTCTTAATTAAGATACCTTTACGAATGGTAAAATTGATGTATAGTTATAGTGACCATAATATTGTGTAACAATATTTAATGTAATTGGAGTATTTACAAATACACTATTTGCACCACCTGCATTCTTAACACCAATTCTTGCTACTACATGAGCAGAAGAAGCTGTATTATTAGCATTAGATGTTAATATAAGCATAATCTTATCATAATCTCCAAGATTATTTAACATATTATTATCAACACCATGAACATCATTACCTACAGAACCAGTTCTAAATCCATCCTTATCATATAATATATTTGCAATTAACATATAATTATTTCCTTCCTTAGTATTAAGGTATTCAATAATCTTATCAATCTGTATATATGTTGTTGTAGATGTTCCAAAGAAACCAGTAAGTTCTTTATTTGTAGGAATATAAAGAAGAACTTTACCTGTTCTCATTTGTCCATATACCTTAGGAGTAATATTTAAAGTAGTACCATATTTACTATAGATAGCATTAAATCCTGAATCAAGATAATCATTAGCTTCTTGTAATAAATCATACCAGTATTCTGTATTATCATTACCATTAAATCTAATATCATTATCATTATCATTATGATATGCTGATTCAATAATACCTGTTTTAGCACTTTGAGGATAGAATACAGGAACAGGAGAATTAGCACCATTAGCAGTAAATTCACCAATTGTTCTAAAGTATCTGCTATCATCAACAAGAGCAATAAAGTGAGGAATTATCTGAGTAGATGTTTGGCTATTATAACCGACACCAGCAAATTTAATACCTAAGTTATGAGCTCTAGTAATTCTATTTCTTGATTCTTCAGTAAGATTATATTCTCCATCAAGATCTACTGAATAATAGTTAGAATTTTCATCAACTAAGTAATATTCACCAGCACTTAATTTAGTATATGTTGTTTGAGTTGCTAATGTATAATTTACATTAATTGTAAAGTTATAAGTATTATTAACTCCATTATTTGTTGTATCATCTCTATCAACATCATATACAATTGTATAAGTACCACTAATTGTTACTGTTGCAATGATATTTGTATTAGCAGCAATCTTAATAGCAAGTGTATTACCATCGATTGTTACATTAACATCATCAGAAGAAACTTGTTCAATACTACTACTTACAACATTAATATTATTACCAATTGTAATTGTATAATCTTCAGTAGGTTCAAATACTTCTGGAGTACTTACACCAGGAACAAACATCTCAACATTTTCAGGTAATATCTTAGCATATATTACTTCTGAACCACTTATTAAACTAGTATAATTAGATAAGCTATGAGGATTAATTGTACCCTGACCATTTAATACATAAATATCAGCAAGATTTCTATCAGTAGTATTTGTTCTGATATAATTTTCAGTATTACCATTATAATCCTGGATAGCAACATAAGTATTTTCAGGATATACTATAAATGTTTCTACTTCAATTGTCTTAGTAATTGTATTCTGTTTATTAGTATCAAATTTATTTACTAATGTTATTGTAATATTATCTCTTCTTGCGAATGATTCATAATTAGTATTGTTAACAGTTATCTTGAAAGTATTATTTTCAATTTCAGAATATGTTACTTGACGATGGTTACCACCAAATACATTTTCTGAAGAAAGTGTTAATTCAGTAACTTCAACATTATAATTTGAAGGATTTACTTCAATACTGAAATTATATTCACCACTTTGATTAATTACAAATCTATCAGTAATAGTATCTTCACCATTTAATAATGTAATTGATGAAGGATAAATAGGAGTGATTGTAAATGTAATTATCTTATTTACTTCTCTAATTGAAGCATCTGTTGTATCGAAGATAAGACCAAATGTAACAGCTAAGTTTTCAATCTTTTCTGCAGGAATTACACATTCAAAATCAACACTTACAACATTATTTTCAATTCTGAAATTATCCTTATCAATAGTAATATTTTCTGCATAACCAATATTACTTAAAGTAATATTAACTTCATTTACTGCTGCATTAGTATTAGCAGGTAAATTAAATTTAACAGTATGTTTGTTTTCATCAACAACATTATATTCAGTAATATTTCTAGTATCACTATCAATATTTACAGTAATTTGATTTGCAACAGGAATATTTCTTGCTACTGAACCAATGTAAATATTATGATCTTCATCATATACTGATGATGTTGTGAAATCAGGAGTACCATCATCATTTAATCTACATACAGTAATTGCGAATATATAGTTTGTATATACTGAACCTTCAGCGAATTTAAGTGTAGCTGTACCATCTGCATTATTTACTAATCTAGCACCTGAAGTACCATGATTATAAACTAATGATTCTGATGGTGTAATTGTAAATGGATTATTTCTAGTGAAACCAGTTAATACATATACATATTTTGTACCATCATTAGGGAAGATTGTAGCTTTTACTTTAAATTCATCTCCTCTAATAAGTTCATATACATTACCATATCTTGATACAAGAGAATAAGCAACACTATCAGCATCATAAGAACTAAGAACAACTTGTTTTGTTGTAGATGTTGGCTGATAGAAAATACCATCATTACATGTAATAAATACAGGGTTTTCAGGATCAAATGCATTTTCTCCGAAGAATTCAATAATTCTATTATATTCATCAATACTAATTGAACTATTTTCAGGATCATCTGATTTAACCTTAACTGTACCTGTGAATTCTTTGATATTAAATGTAGCAGTTCTTGAACCATCAGCTTTAACACCAAATACGAATTCAATAAGTTGAGATACTGTAATATCCTTCCAATCAATACCACTAAGAACAACAAGTCTACTACTTAATGATTCACCAGAAGCAACAACTTTGTCTTTCCAATCTAATACAAATTGTTTTGTATCAAGACCAACAACATTATTAAATGTTACATTAGTTAATCTTGCTGTAGGTTGTACATCAAAGATTGCTTTACTTTCTGAAGTATATCTATATGCTTTATCATCTGTATAAACACCTGTAAGATGACCTTCTTCATCAAATGAATATGGAAGAGCATCATTATCAGTACCTTCCTGGTAAACAACATAATTTTCATTAGGTGCCTGGAAGATTACTCTATTAAGAGATAATGTTTGAAGAGCATATACATTAGAAACTCTTTGTGTTTCATAAATAGTATTACCTTGTTCATCAGTTAAGATGTTTCCTTGTTCATCCTTCTTAGGAATAAGATTACCTTGTTCATCAGTTACATAAATTTCACCTGATGCTGCAGCATTATCTGAAGGAAGTGAAACTTCTTGTAAGATAACACCTTGTGCAGGTTCAAATACTGTACATGTTGAACCAGTTGCTCTAAAGATATGTAAGTTAGAAAGTCTATTAACTGATGGTGAAGCTGTTAATAATGTACAGTTTCTAATATCAATTTCTTCAAGAGAAGAAATATCATTAAGACCAGAGATATTAGTTACAGGACAATTAGTTACACCATTACCAATTAATAACTTACTCATCATTGTACCACCTTCTGCTACCCAGTTAGTATTTCTCTTAGTAACACCATCTGATTCTGTGATCTGATAAGTTTCATTAAGTGAAAGTGTTGCAGAAAGATATCTATTACCAGGACGGAAGTTAAGAACTTTAGTCTTATGAGGACCAATGAATACCATAGGGTCACCAATAGCAATATTTTCTTTTGTCTTGAATGAAGCACTTTCACCTGCCTTTAATTCAACAAAACCACCATTAATTGTATTATTGTTCTTCTGAACTGTGAAGTAATACTTAGAAGCAGCTGTAATCTTTAAGAATTCAAGTTCATTAGTATTAGAAGCATCTGTAATAACTTCATAATATTTAATCTTCTTATCAGCATAAGAACCATTACTCCACATAGCATCGAATAATTCCCAACGGTGATTTACCCACCACTGTCTATGTGAATGTCTTGTTCCTTGCATGAATAACAAGAATTTATCAGTTTCAAAATTATTCTTGAATGTTGAAAGATACTTGATCTGTTCCTGACTATTATAAAGTCTTTCACACCAAACATTCATTTGTTTTTCATCAAGATATTCAAGAACTGCTTTAGCTGAAAGTAAACCAGTTGAATACATAACTGCATCAATTGCTTTAACGATATTCATAAAGTCATTATCCATTGAAAGGTTATTCCAAAGAACTGACTTAGCACCAGCGTAAGCATATGAGTTACCTGAATAGTCATAAGTATCTCTATCGAAGTCCCAGTTAAAGATTAACTGAGCATCATTTCTAACACCAAGAGTAGTATCATTATCATAGTTAATGAAATACCAGTGCTTACCATCTTCTGATGTCATCATACAGTTTTTAACAACCTGGTCAACAGCACCGAATCTCATAATATATACATAATATGCAGCTACTTTATAAACATCTAAGTGATCATACTTAGTTGCACTGAAGAATTGCATAAATGTCTTTTGAGCATATGATATACCATCACTTGCTCTCATATATTCATCATCAGAAATTTCAGAACTATTAGCATATGTCTTAGTTACGCCATAACAATCTGTATATGTATATGTTCTACCATTTCTTGACATATATACTGTTACTGCATACTTAGAAGCTTCATCTTCATTGATTGAACCTGTTTCAGAATCAACGAAACGGTTAAGAGAGTCAAATCCATAAATAGGAACTTCATAAACATCACTTCCCCAAACTTCACCAATCTTAGCATTATTAAGTGATTTAGAAACATCTTCATAATCAATTGATTCATCTAACCAATAAATTGGTTGACCTTCAATATTTGGATTAAATTCAAATATTGTTTCTTCACCCTTAAGACCATATTGTGTACCTTCTTCAGCATAAGCAATATTACCTGAATTATTCCACTGAATATAGATATGTTTATCTGGGTTAGCTGCTTTCCAAGATACAGCTTCTGCAGTATTTGCAAATGGTACATAAGGACTGAAGTCATAACCAGATTTACCAGAAACTATATAGTTAACAGCTGGTTTAGTGAAGTTAAGCCAGTTCCAGAATGATTCAAATGAATTAGATTCAACACCGAATACATCATCCTGGAAGAAGTTCATATCACCTTCATGATAAGCTTCACCACTTTCAGGCCATCTTGGTTCAAAATCTGTAAAGATTGGACGACCTTCACCAATATTCTTACCTAATTTTTTATCTGTTTGAGCATCAGCATATGTAACTTCACCAGAAATTAATTCACCCTTTTCATTGTATACTGCTGCACCAGGAGTATCAAATGCAAGAGAATTACCAGTACCAAGAGCAGAACCATTCTGTAAGAATTCCCAACATTGAACTTTATTATCTTCTTGTCCTACAGGAATCTTAGATTTATCATCTTCAAGGTCTGCATTAGCGATAAATAAATATTTATTATTTTCATCTTTAATATCTTCGAAACCAAATAATGGAGTAGAAGATTTATCAGTCATGATATTGAATAATCCAGCAAATTCAGCTGAACCATATACAACTTTACCAGTTGTTTCATCATAACCAATAGGATTCTTTACAAAAAGAACAACAGGTTTACCATCACAAGAAGTTCTAATATCAATGAAATATGGATCATTAGAACAACCCTGTGCCTTTGTTAAACCAACTGCAACACCATTAAGCATTACATTTCTAAGAGCATTACCCCATACTCTAGCAATACCAGAGTTATGACACATTGAAGATTCAGCATAGTCAGTTTTAAGTGTCCATTTATCTGTCCAACCAGAGTAGTGAAGAGGTTCAGCATATTGTCTCCAACAAGCACCTAAACCGTAATATTCTGTATCTTTATTAAGCTTCTTAGCTTTATTATATCTAATACCTAAAACATTACCATCTTGATCAGAGATAACTTCCTTAGTAAATAATTTCTGACCAGAATATCTAAGTTGTTTTATATAAATCCAATAATCATCAGAACCAATTTCCCAACCATATCTAAGAAGTGGACGATATGCTGAGATATAAATAGATTTACCAGCTTCTACAAGATTTGTTATAGCATCTTTAGCTGATTGACCATCAGCAAGAGTTAATATTTCATAGTGATCAACTTCTTTACCTTTAACAGTAGCAGTACCATTAAGATAATAAATTTCAGTCTTACCAAAATATTTAGTACCTAAATCAATCTTATATTCTTTAGATAAACCTTTACCAATTTCATGGAATTCATTATCACCATTATCATTCTTAAATTCCTTATCTTTTACAACTTCTTTCTTATTAACAGAATAAGGAAGAATACCATTAGCATCAACGAATGAAGCAACATCTTCTTCATGATTACCGATTGAATCATTGTTATATTCACATGCTGGCCAGAATTCTGTATTAAAGTTAGGAGTAACACTAATACCATTAGAAATTAATGCCTGAGCTGCAGCACTTGATGAAATACCAAATGAGAATGTTTTTTCATTAGCCTGTTTATTGAAATAAGGACGTAAGTTCTTAATAGGATATTGCATAGAAGAAGTACCCTGACATGATAACCAACCATTTCTTACATAGAAGTTAAGAGTTGGATCAATTGGGTCAAAATACTGTAATTCATACTGAGTATTATTCTTCTTATTTGTTTGGTTATTGATTAAAGTGTAATCAGTTGAAAGAATAAGTGTAGGAATCTTACCCTTTACTAAGTCTAAGCTGATATTACCACTTTCATCAATAACGTGGTTTTTATTAATAATTGCAGGAATATTCTTACCCTGGTCAACGATATAGTTCATAAATGCCTGTTCAGGAACAAGTGATGAACGATAAATTCTAATACTATAAACCTTAATACCAGCTTCACCTGTTGTATTACCAATAATAATTGATTTAGTATTAGGATTTGTCCAGTTAATATCATCTGATGCTGGTTCACCATTACCCCATTTACCTGCACGGTCAAGAACACCGTTAACATAGATTAACATAAGGTTAGGATTACCTGTACCCTGAGAAATACCACCTTCTACTTTTGTTGTAGGGTTAAATACGAATGCAATCTTATTTCTTGTATTATCCTTGAAGTTTGTCTTAAGGAAAATACCTTTATTAGAATTCATAGATGCTTGTGTAGCGGTAATCTTAATATATGAAGAGTTAATTAATTGATTATCGCTATAGTCCATAACTAAAGCATCATCATTTTGAACATCGAATGTTTCAAAATCAATTTCAAATGTAAGACCAAGACCAGCATTATCGAAAATACTAAATAAATCAACTGGAAGTTCTACTGTAGCACCATTCTTAAGTACAAGTGCTTCACCATTCCAACCAGATTGGTCATTCCAAAGAACATTGTTAAATATTGCAGAATATTTATTGTGTGAGAAGTTAATAGCACTGTTTTCCCAAACTGTCTTATTTAATTCAGAATTACTTCTATTAAGAGCTGTATATTTAACAAGTAAGTTAGATTGATCTTGTTCTTCAAGTTTTTCACCATTAGTATTGAAAGCTGTTACTGTAATTTTAGCTTCAACCTGTACTGAATTTGTGAAACCATCAGTTACTGTTAATACATATGTATCAGGAGTATCGAAGATATATTCGAATGTATCAACAGTTTGATTATCTACAGTGTGCTGAATTGAATTAGTTGTATGTGAAGTTTCACCTTCAATATTATAATTAACAACTGTTTTTCTATTACCAACATCAACTGCAGCAACATTTAAACCAATAGATGTATACTGTTGACCAGTAATTTCGATAGGACTATTAACATCGAAAATCTTACCAGCTTCAACATCAGTAGCATAAAGTAAGTAAGTTGGTTTTAATGTTGATTCAGGATCTACTACAACAAAGTCAAAGTATTTTGTCTTTGAGTAGAATGGCTTATCAAGTTCTTCACCAGGAATAGAAATTCTTAACTGAATTGAGTGCTTACCAGGAGCAAATTTTGATTTATTCCATAAATTACTATTTTCAATATCTGTTCCCCATTTTACAAGATTACCATTAATATCTTTATTGTAAAGAGTAAGATAATCAGTAATAGAAGCACCACCACCGATTGTATTACCACTTGAGAAAGCATTTCTAAATCCTAATCCTTCCTGATTTAATTCTTCACCATCAATGTATACTTCCATTGATTTCTGAATACCAGCAGCACCTTTAGCAGTAAATGAAATTTCAAATGTACCTTCTGTGCTATCAAATGGAATATAATACTTAAAGTTATCTAATGAAAGATCAAGATTAACAACTGTATAGAAATATGTTAAAGTTGTTGAAGCTTGGGTGTTAAGACCTGTTAAGGTAATAGTAATTGTATAGTTACCTTCTTCTGTAAGATAACTATCAAGTTCTATTTCCTTATATGTACCAACTTCAGGTTTATTATAATTCTCTCTATCGATTGAGATAGTATCAGTAAATGACTGAGATTCACCACTACGAGTAATTAAAACTCTCATAGAAACGTTTTCAGCTACAGCATTACTTGACTTATCAATGATATAATAATTGAAGTGTAATTTTCTTTGACTTGCTGTTAAAAGTGTTGTTACATTATAGTCTGAAGAATCTACAATAGAAATAGTAGCAGGTGCTGGAGCATCGAATGTTGCAAGCAATAAGCTGCTATTATTTGTAGGATCTAATGAATATGTATTATAATCATCTTCATCTGCAAATACTAAGTATTTAAGAGCAGATCTATCATAATACATGTAACCAAACTTCTTTGCAAGAGTGTCTTTGATAAATTTTTGTACATACTTTCCAGAAACAGGTGCGTTACCAGTATTAACATCACCAGCCCAATCAATTGTTTTATCAATCTCTTGATCCCAAAGTATTGTTGCCATATTTTATTAAAGTATATTTATTTATTTTGTATAATTCAATTCTTAACAAATAAGAACTTATTTAATTAAAAATAAAACTAAAAACTGTATAAATTTCCATAAATAAAGGTGATATATATAAAATATACCACCTCAAAAATATAAAATATGCTATAATAAAAAGGATTAATTATTTGAATTATGTTCTCCTTGTTCATCAGATTGATTATACTTAAGATCATTAACTTCTTCTTGTAAAGCATTACATTTAGATTTTAAAGCATTTACTTCTTCAATTAATGAAGTTACTTGACTACTAAGTGTTTCAACTAAATTATCATTTTTACAGTCAATAACAAATGTATCTTCTGAATTTGATAATTTTAAACCTTTAACTAATTTTTCTGTCATTGTATATATTTAAATATATTTATTAATCAATTGTAAGTATTTGAGTATCTTCATCATAATGTACATCAACTAATGAAGTATCAATTGTTATATATTGATCATTATCATTATATTGATACATATTACTATTAAGAAGAAGATTATTTTCATTTTCATCATATTGTGAATATTCAAATTCATTTCTAAGTGATACATTAATAACTTGTTCAGTATCTACTCTATTAGCATCACAATAAATTGAAATTGTAGTATTAACTATTTCATTAAAGTTATAACCATCTTTTGCTTGAACTGAATATAATTTATATTCATCAGTAGGTTCTTCTTCTGTAATAGTTAATATATTTGAATCATATTCAATATTAACTTGTTTATTTTCTACATCTTCAAGATTTTCAAGAGCATTTTCATCAATATAAACTTTAATACTAAATGGATTTACATCTGTATTATAAATTATATTATTTTCATGATTTCCTTCAAGTTCAATTGAAAGTTCTTGAATAACTGTTTCTCTTTGAGATGGAATAAATGTTAATTTATAACTTTCATCGTCATCATCAAACCAGTGTGCAATACTTGAAACTAATCTACCCATATAATCTTGTACAGTTTCATCAACTATTGAACCAAGTTTAATATATTCATATAATGTATTTGTAGTATTTTCAAAGAAAATTACAAGTGTATCACCATTGAATAAAAGTATATCACCAGCATTAATATTCTTTACTTCATTTGAAGAAGAAGTATCAATACTTCTAGGAAGTTTACAATATACATATTTATCAATAGGATCTTTTACAAAGTTAAATTCTGTAACTTCTCCTGAATAAATCATATCTAAAACAGAATTAGCAGCTCTGTTATTATAAGGAGATACTATTGTTTCAGCATTATCTGATCTATCATAAATATATCCTTTGAATTCTACATTAAGAGTATCTTTATATCTTGTTGCAGTAATATCATCAATTGTTAAAGCAGCATTTTTATTAGTTACATTATCATTTTTTACTTGTAATGTAAATTCAAATGTTTCTTTATTCTTTGTTACATCAATATCTAAATCTTTAAATATCTTATTAGATACAGTATTTCCTTGAACAAAGGCATTAACACCATATAATTTTGTAATATTCTGATATTCACTTCTAGTTAACCATTTATAATTACCAGAACCAATAATTGAAATTTCTCCACTTAAATTAGGATTAATATCAAATTTCTTAAGATTAATAAGTGTTGATGCTGGAACATTATTCCAATTAATATTCTTCATTTCAAGATAAATTAAACTATTATCTAACATATTAGCATCATCTAATACACTATACCAATCTGTTACAAGATTATATGATAATTCATTATCAATATTTCTTAATGTTAAATTACTTAAATTTGTATTAGGAGTATAATTTAATTTACCATCAAATTCTCTTGCTTCTCCAGCAATAGTTAATACTCCACTTTCAAATGTATTATCAACTAATTTAATTGATTTAACACTTTCTGGAAGATCTACATGATATAATGTAGCACCTCTTGCTGGACGGAATGAATCAATATTACTATTACTTGCACTGAAAACTTTAAGATTTTCAAGTTTATCAATAGCAGGAGTTGCTCTAAGTTTATTAACATTTGATATATTAATATATTCTAATGTTGTAATATCATTTAATCCAAAAATCTTTTCAATATTAGATTTAGTATTATTATCACCATCATCAAGAATAAGTGATTTAAGATTACAATCTCTTAAAATCCAGTTACTTTCATTAATATTAAATACTGAAGAAATCTTTGTCTTAATAGGACTTAAATCTAAAGTATCAATAGAATAAGGAGTAAGAATATTGATTATATCTTCATCTTCAATTGAAGAAGATAATTGTGCAACAAATGTTTCAGTATTATCTTTATTAATTTGTATATTTTCTCCAGTTAATCTATCTTTCTTATTTTTGAAAATTGAGAATACTTCATTATCTTTAAATGATGTTATCTTAGCAACTTCATCACCAGAAGATAAATCAGCTTTAATATTAATAGTATTACCAAACCAGTTATCATATTTACTATCAAATCCAATCTTAAATGTACTTTGTTTAATTCCAAGACTTTCTGTTGTTAATAACATTTCAATATCAGAATTACAATCATACATATAGTAAGCATAAATTGATGGATCATTATTATATTTTTCTTCAAATTTTCCAAGATTATAAGCTACTTTATTAACTATTGTATTATTGATAGTATCATAAGATTTTCTTACATATGAGTAATAGTTACCACCAATTATATAAGGAATACTTTCTGTTTCAATTTCAGTATAACTATATGTAAACTGGTGAAGATATAAATTATTTGCTTCAGCATATGCTTTCATTTCAGATAATTCTTCTGTCATTTCAACACTATCCCAATCAGTGAATGCATTTGTACTATTATCATTCATAGTATAATATGTATATGTGATAGGAATTTCATGTTCGATAATATTATAGTAAGCAATAGTATCTTTAGGGTACCATCTATAATATGTTTGATCAATCTTAATTGATGATACTTCAATTCCATTACCATATTTTGCTTGTTTATTATACTTTTGATTATTTAAACCAACTAAGAAGTCATTTAAATCTCTAGGTACAAAAATCTTTGCATTATCAAAATCATTATCTAAATCAGTTTCATATGTATAAATAGCATTATATCTATTCTTTGCAATATAAGTATATCCAACTGAGAAATCAGGATTTATATCTGAAACATAACTTAATGTTTCAAAATACAAATCATTCATATTTTCAAAATTAACATTTCTTTCAATATATTTTACATTAGGAAAACTACTATAATATGAATAAGAATTACCATCTTTCTTTAGTGTTCCATATCCTTCAACAGATGTACCATAGTCTCTATTTTCTAAAGTTTGAGCAGCAACTGTTGAATATTCTCCTGTAAAAAATATAATTGAATCTAAATTTTGTATATTACTTAAATTATTCATATTTTAATACTTTTATTATTTTCTTATAAAATTGTAATATTGCAAGTTGCTGTTAAATTACTACCATCTGTTGTAGTTGCTGTGATTGTTGCAGTTCCTTGTGAAAGAGCATAAACAATACCACTTTCTTTTACTTTAGCTACTGTTTCATCACTTGATGACCAAATAACTATTTCATTAGAAGCATCAGCAGGTAAAATATTTGGTACAAGTACTAATGAATCACTTAATTCCATTTCAATTTCATCAAATTCAAATCCAATTTCTTCGATTAATTTGATTACCTGTACTTGAATTGTTCCAAATACACCAGAACCATCTTTTGCATTTGCAATTATTGTTGTCTTACCTAATGTAATACCTGTTACAACACCACTTTCATTAATTGTTGCTACATTTGTATCTGAACTTACCCAATTAATTTGTTTGTTCATATTAGATTCATTTGTACCATAAGTAGTATTGTGAGTTATTTCAGCAGTAATAACTGTTGTGTTACCAATACCTACATAAACAATACCATTTGTAGTATCACCACTTAAAGTAATGTCTTTAGCAGGAATTGTTACTGTTACTGAGCATATACCATCAACATCACTACCATCAAGAGCATGAGCTACAACTGTTGTAGCACCAGGATTTACAGCAGTAATTGTTCCTTGAGGACTAACTGTAACAATATTGTTATTTCTACTTAACCAAGTAATTGTTCCATTAACTGCAGTTTCAGGTAAAATTTCTGCAGTAAGTTTTTTCTTAGTATTTATATTAAGTGATAAAGTAGAAGGATAAACGTTAATTGTTTCAATTGATTGATCAATTCTAACACTAATCTTTACTACTAAATCATTATATCTTCTTAATGCACCAGTAATTTCAACATTACCAACTTTATGAGAAGTTAAAACATATTTTAATTCAGTATGTGAACGTTCAGGAGTATCAATAACTTCTTGTCCTACTTCTGTTGCACGTCCTGCTTCAACATCAAGTTCTGTAGCAATGTGAGATACTTTTTCAACATCAATAACTTTAACATTCTTTTCAATAACTTCTGCTATTGAAGAATCTGAACTTGTCCAGTTTATATCTTTATATGAAGTATCTTCTGGAGATACTTTTGGACTAAGTATATATTCTTTATAAAGTAAAGCTACCATTGAATAGTATGCTGGTTCTTTAATATCATCTGTTGTAATAGGAACTATTGTACCAGCTGCTATTTCATCCATATGTTCTGCTTCAAATGCAGCAACTTCTTGTGGAGTATAATAAACTGGTTCATTATAAATTATATTATCCTGATCCCATACTACAGATTCTGCTGGTTGAATAACTTCAAAATCAAATGAAGCAGCAGCACCAAAACCATCAGCAGCTTCAGCAGTAATTGTACATTTTTCACATTTCTTATTAGCAGTTAATCTGATTGAACTTTCATTAATTTGTTCAATAGAAATAGCTTCATTATCTGATAATGTCCAATTAATTCCTTTATCAAATGCTGTTGCTGGTAAAACATTGTAATTAATAACTCCACTTTCTCCAATATTTAATTCTTTAATATTATCATTTGCAAATACTATTTGTTTAACAGGGGTTGTTAATCTTACATTAATTGTACAATATACATTAGGATTATTTGTTGCTTTGATAATTACTTGAGAATCAAAGTTATTACCAACTGTAGCAGCAATTCTACCATCTTCATATAATATAATCTTTTCAGGATCATATTCTACTGTAACATAACTTCTATAAGAATTTACTGGATATATTGAAATAGGTAATACTTTAGGTTCACCATAGAATAAAACTAAATCATATGTTGAAAGATATTCTTCAGGATTATCTACTTTAATATAATTTTCTTTTCTTATATAATATATATTATTATCAACTACTATACTTACATTTAATGAATATGTACCATTAGTATTTCTATTATAAAGTTCTGAAATACCATTTTCTTTAGCATCACTACCAAGAATTTCTTCATAAATGTAATTATCATCTAAGATGTAATATTCAGCAGTTGAATAAATAGAATCAGTATTTAAATTAACTAATGTATATGTATTATTACTATTCTTGTGATATAAAGGTTTCTTATCACCAGGAACAATTCTAGTAATATTCTTTTCTTTTACATAAGCATTAGTATCTTCTTCAGTTTCATCAATTTCAGTATTATCTTCTTCACCAAGATCTTCATTTGAACTAAGAATTAATGATAATTGGTCTTCATCATTTGTCTTAAATTCAGCATAAATCCATGATGGAATAGCAATCTTTGTATAAACTTGTTTAAATGTTTCAATTATTGTTTCTCCATCTGGTGCAAGAGTTTCTTCTTTTTCAAGAGAAAGAGTATAATAATCTCTAGAAGAAGTATGATAATATAAATCAATACTACTTAAAGAAACTGTATCTGTGAAATAAACCATTTCATCATATACAAGTTCTGCATGATGTCTTTCAAATGTATAAGTATTTGTTAATCTATTTCTTGATACAATGATATAATCATCATAATTTACTTCAGAAATATCTTCTTCATTAACTTCATTTATTATACCATTAGTTCTCTTATAATATCTTACTTCTTTAGTAGCAAGATATGAAGCAATATTTGGAATTGTAACATATTCACCATCAACTTTTTGGAAATATTCAGCATAAACACTTGTATCAATTGCTAATACTTCTTCATCAGTAAGTTTTGTGAAATGTTCACCATCTTCAGTAACATAAACTTCAGGAACTAATTCTGATGCAGAATTTAATTCAAGAGTCCATTTATTTGTCTGAATTGAAAATTCTGCAGAAATACTTGCATCAATTTCAGGAAGATAATAGCTATCAATTCTCTTATCACCTAAATAACCAACTTCTTCAGTTGTTGTTACTCCATCAACAGTAGTTGTTCTTACTGATACAAGTTTTGTAATTGTAAAATATTGATTTGTTTGTTTATCTAAATAGTATAAAACTGTATCATCTTTTAACATACTTGTTGTTGCTAAGAAATAACCTTCTGTAGCACCAAGATAAATATCTTTCCAAAGATCTGCTAATACAGTATCATAAGTATCTGAAACAGGATTATAAATATAATATGTTTCAAGACCTTCATCTTCATATGTCCAATATTTCTTATATACTAAGTGATTATTAGTATCATTATTGAAAAGAGCAGTTGACTGATTATCAGAAGTTGTTTTAAATTCTGCATACATATATCTGATGTTATTAAATAAAACATCAAATTCATTTTCAGTAATGAAAGTTTCATTTAATTCATAAATAGAATCATTCATTACTTTACCTCTATAAGCTGACCAAGGAGAATCAGGATCTTGTGTAGTTGTATTATTTATGATATATAATGTTCCACTGATACCATCTTTTCTTTCATCAATGAAACCATCTTCACCTTGATTACCATCTGGACCTGTAAGACCTGTTTTACCAGTTTCACCTTGTGTACCATTCCATACACTAAATGATTCTGAAGTACCATCAGTAAATTTTATATAAATAATATTTTTTCCACCAGATTCTTCTGATTCACTAGCAGTAATATCAAATATCTTTTTACCTTTTATCTTAGATACATCTAAGAGATAGTTCTGCTTATTATAAGCAAGGATAGTATACATACCATCCCATATTTTATTCATAATAGGAAGATCACTAACTCTTAATATCTTTGATTGTGTCTTTTTATTAGCCATATTTTATATTAATTATATTATTCTTTTTTAATTTGCCCAACCGTCATTGTTTGACCACATTTTATCATTAATCCAATAACCACGACCAAAACATGACTTAATGAACTGCCATAATAATTTTAATCCTTGATATACAGCAGAAACAACCTTAGGACCTTCACTAGTTCCTTTATAAATACCGGTAACTTGTTTTGGTTGTTTACCTTGTTCTAATTGTACGTAAAGTGCCATAGTTTATATCAAGAATATTTTTTTAATCTTCATCTATTATGAAATATTTTGTATTAGCAGAGATATTATTTGTTCTTACTCTTTCATCATATTCGTCTTGTGAAATATATTCTTCTGCTAAAGAATCTAATTTGTTATTTAATACATAACCTTGCATAGCAGATAAAGCATATGATGTTAATTCATCATCTTCTAATAAATTACCTTCATTATCTGTACCATCTAATGTATTAATAACTCTATCATCAAAATCAGTATTATAAAGAGCAATACCAGTATTACCTGTTTCACCCTTAGCACCAGTTGCACCAGTTGCACCAGTTGAACCTTTAGCACCATTCTTTACTGTGAAAACATACTCTTGACCATTACCAGTTGTAATTGTAATAGTATTTGCAGCTTCATCACCAGTAACAACTTTCTGATCAATGCTTCTAATAATATCTGATGTAAATAAAGAGGTTTTAACCTTATATGAACGGTTATTAAATGCAACCATTAAGTATTCATCACCACTTAATGTTTGTAATTCTCTAAAACCAGAAATCTTTTTTGAACTTATAGCCATAATTTATATCTTTTATTATTTTATATTTTATTCAAAGTATTCTTGAATTAAATAAGAAGCACCATCCTCTGTTAAAAACAAGGATTTACCATCTTCTGATATAAGAAATATTTTATCACCAAATTCAGCTGATAAATATTCGTCTAATATCTCACCACCATATTCAGCAGCGTCATCTTCATCAATAAAAATATACACTTTTGCCATATCTTTAATTCAAACATAATTGTATTTATATAAAAATAAAACTTTAGAAGATTGATATTTTCATGAATTTAGTAAAATTATTATTCTATATTGAATTATGAAATAAACTATAATTATTAGATATATGGTTAAAATTGAACGTGGTAAAACTATTTTTGATTCATCTGCACAAACTCTAGTAAATACAATTAACTGTGTAGGTGTTATGGGTAAAGGACTCGCTCTTGAGTTTAAAAACAGATACCCAGCAATGTTTGACAAATATAAAAGTTTCTGTGATAAAGGAGTCTTTAAACCTGGTGTTCTTTGGATTTATAAAGCAGAAGATGGTAAGTGGATTTTAAATTTCCCTACTAAGATTGATTGGAAGAATCCTTCTAAAATTGAATATATTGAAGAAGGACTTAAGAAATTTGTAGAAATTTGGTCAGAGAAGGGTATAACTTCTGTTGCATTCCCTCTTCTTGGTTGTTCAAATGGTGGACTTAATCCTGATGAAGTAATTCCTATTATGGAAAAGTATCTTAATCAGTGTGAAGGACTTGATGTAACTATCTATGACCATAGAGAACCTATTGTAGAAGATCCTGTACTTCCTAATCCAGAAGAACTTGTTTCTGAGAATATTGATCCTATTGAAGTAGTTGCTGAATCTGCTCCTCTTGTAGATGAGGAACCAGAAGTTAAAACAGTAGAAGAACCTGGAGTTGTCCAAGTAGAAGAAGATCCTACTGTTATTAAAGGTACTCCTCATTTTGTTGAGGAAATAAAAACTGCTCCTATTGCTCCTCCTCAGACAAAATATTCAGAAGAACAAGAAATACTTAATGAGATAGTTGCTGAAAGAAGAGCTATTAATCATGAAGTTGATAAAGTTCTTGATGAATTTGCAAATGCTGAGAACACTCCTGAAGTAAGAAAAGAAGTTACTAAGAAACTTTATAATGTAATTAATCGTCGTGGTTTCCCTATGGGAAGTGTTTTTCAAATTTAAATAAAAATGATTGAAAGAGACCTTTTTACAGGTAAATTACTAGTAGATAAAACAGAAAAATTAAACTTTGGTAAATATCAAGGAAGAACATTATCTACTGTTATGATAACAGATCCTCAGTATCTTGTATGGGTTGTAAAAGAATCAAATAATAAATATAAGATATCTGAAACATGGAGAGAATATATTGAAGAATATTCATATACTCAATCTAAGAAAAGATTTGTTACATATATGAAGTAATTTAATTAAAAAAGTTAAAATATTTCAACAAGATATTCAAAAAGTTATTAAATTTTTTGAATATTTTGTTATATATTTACTATTTTATAATATAGAACGGTATAAAATCTATAAATATAGATTAGTAATTACCGTGAGTAGAAGTAGTAGTATTAATTTAAACAAAACCAGTCAGACTAAACTTAAAAAATTTAGAAAGACTTTAGATGAAATTATTTGTATAGATGATCCTGATAGATTTATATCAGTATTTTCAGAAGTATTAAAATCAGAAATAAAAGCATTAAAAGGTTGTAGCGAACGTGCTATAACTGATTATTATTTAGAGTCAATCAAAGAACAATTGAATAATTGTAATGAGATTGATGAAGATTTTTTTGATAGATTGAAAGTAGTAGCAAGAGGAAAACTTGCACGACATTATACAGATTATAAAACATATGACAATAACATTGATATTTATTTCAATGATGTAAAAAGAGAGTATATCAAATCTCCTATGTCTGATAGTGATAATCTGGAATTCTTACCAGAGAATAGAGATACTTTCATCAAGAATAATCTTAAACTTGTAATCAATTGTGCAAAACGTTATCAAAATTTAGGACTTCCATTTGAAGATTTAATTCAAATTGGAAATTATGGTCTTTGTGTAGCATTTGATAAGTTTGATACTGAAAAGGCAAATTTAAAGAATACAATTGTTAAAAATATTAAAGAGTCATCTTTAGAAAGTTTTACTAATAAAGATGCTGAAGAAATAATTAAAAAATCATTCACATATTCAAAAGATCTTGAAAGAACACTTAATCTTATTCCTGAAGATGGGTTTGTAGATAAAGATGAATTCTTAAACTGGACAAATAAGAATATTAAGACTGCAATATTTGCATCTGTTGCATTCCAATGGATTAGAGCTTATATCTTATTAGAGTTAAATAAGTTAAGTAAAGTTGTTAGAGTTCCAAAATCTGCAAGAAAGAAAACTGATGAAGAAGGTAATAAAGTTAATTCAAGTATTACTATAATAAATCTAGATAGTGTAAATCCTTATACTGATGATACTTATTATGATGATGAACTTGCTAAAGTAACTAATGAAGAATTCATTATTGAAGATGAATATGTAGAAAATCTTGAAAAACAAGATATACTTAAAGAAGTAGTTGAAAAGGCATTATGTAATTTATCTGTTACTGATAGAAGAATAATTAAAAAACGTTTTGGTGTAGGAATGCCATATCAACTTTCAATAAATGAAATTTCAGAGTCAGAAGGAATACCAGCAAATAAAGTAAAGTATATTATAACACAAGCATTAAAAAATATTGGTAATTCATTGACTTCAAAGGAAAAAGAAATGATAATTACATTATTAGATTAATATGAATAGAGAACAGACAGAAGAAAAGATAAAACAAATTAAAGATAATTTTGAAAGAAAACTTGCTTATGAGTTAAATTTACTTAGAGTTTCTGGTCCAATTTTTGTATCTGTAGAATCAAATATTAATGATGATCTTGGAAACAGTAATCCTGTAACATTTAATACACAATCTGGAAAATTACAAGTTGTACAAAGTCTTGCTAAATGGAAAAGAATGAGACTTAAAGATTTTGATTCATCAAAATACCAAGGAATATATGTTGATATGAATGCTATTCGTCCTGATGAAACTCCTGACAATCTTCATTCAATTTATGTTGACCAATGGGATTGGGAAAAAATAATTAATGAAAGTAATAGAACTAAAAATTATTTAGAAGAAACAGTTTCAATAATACATAAAGTTATAAATTCATTTTTTGATATTAATAAAAAATATCCAGAAAATGTATATTTTATTAATTCAAAAGATTTATATGATTTATATCCAGCAGTAGCTCCAAAGTCAAGAGAATATTTAATATGTAAAGAAAATAAAGTAGTATTTATTGAAAGAATAGGATGGCCACTTCCAGATGGTAAACCACATGATTTAAGAGCTGCTGATTATGATGATTGGCAATTAAATGGAGATTTACTATATTGGTCTGATGCAATACAAGCTCCTATTGAAATATCAAGTATGGGAATTAGAGTAGATAGAGATTCATTATTTGATCAATTAAATTATGTTGGAAAAAATAATATACTATTTCAAAAATGTGAATATTATGAAGATATTCTAAATAAAAATGTTCCTTATACAATCGGTGGTGGAATAGGTCAGTCAAGATTATGTATGTTAATCTTACAAAAGAAGCATATTGGTGAAGTTCAAGCTTCAGTTTGGCCAAAAGAGATGATTGATGAATGTAAACGAGATGGAATTGAATTATTATAACTAATTAAATATTAATATATTATGAAACAGATGAAAATATTTTCATCTGTTTTCTATATTATATTGAATAATATTTTTTATATATGGCGAAAAAGATAGAAGAAAAATATAAAGAATTATCAGAACGAGAACATATCCTATTAAGACCTGGTATGTGGGTTGGTTCTATCAAAGAGGAAGAAAAGACTATGTTCTTATATGATTCTCATTCTGAAACAATGGAAATTAGAGAAGTAAAGTATACTCCTGCAATGCTTAAAGTTGTAGATGAAGTTATCTCTAATTCTTGTGATGAATTTCGTAGAAAAGATAATCTTGGACTTACAGATATTTGGGTAACATTATCAGATGATGGTTGGATAACCATTAAAGATAATGGTGGTATTCCTGTAGTAAAACATAAAGAAGCAGGTATATATGTTCCTGAATTTATATTTGGTAGACTTCGTACATCAAGTAATTATGATGATACTGAAGATAGAAATGTAATTGGTACAAATGGTGTTGGTTCTGCTCTTTGTAATGTATTTTCAAAACAATTTATTATTGAAACTTGTGATAAGAAACATAAGTTTTATCGTTCTTGGAGTGATAATATGGGAGTAGTTAATGATGATCTTAAAGTTGAAAAATCAGATCAACATTATACGAAGACAACATTTTTACTTGATTATAAGAGATTTGACAATCAAGAATGTTTTAATCTTGATTTTGTAGATATTATAGAAAAGAGATGTATTGATGCAGCAGCTGCAAATATTGGTCTTACAGTACATTTTGAATATAAAGATGATGAAGATTCAAAGAAGAGTAAATGGAAGTTTAAGAAATTTGATGAGTATATTGACTTATATTCAAATTTTGTAGATATTCAAGAAGGTATTAAATTTGAAGACTCTCAGAAAGCAGTATGGGTATATCCTTCTGGAAATATCAATATTGGTTTTGTTAATGGTGCAGAATGTAGTAAAGGTACTCATATTAAAGCAGTTAGAAATGAAATCAATAATAAGATTATTGAATTCATGGAAAAGAAGCATAAGATTGAACTCAAATCTAGTGTTGGTGTAGATAATAAGTATTCAATGTTTATGAGTATTGATGTTTCTAATCCAGCATATTCATCTCAGACTAAAGAAGAATTAACTACAAGTGCTGAATTATTCTCAAGAGAATATGGTTATATTCCTTGTCCAGATAAATTTTTAAATGCTATTACAAAATCTGAAATTATCAATATTGTTCTTGATTGGTATCAACAGAAGAGTGAAGCAGAAGATTTAGCAAAGATACGTAAACTTAATAAAGAAGCCGGTAAGAAACTTCTTCGTTCTGATAAGTTTATTAACTGTACTTCTAGAAATAGAAGTGAGAAAGAACTTTGGATATTTGAGGGAGATTCTGCTAAAGCTGGTTTCCGTGTTTCAAGAAATCCTATTACTCAAGCAGCATATATTATGAGAGGTGTTCCACTTAATACTTATGGTATGAGTGCTGTTCAAGTTATGAAAAACCAAGTATTTAGTGATATCATTAATATAATGAATCTTAAATGGGGTGAAAAGAATTCTAAAGAAACTTTGAATTTTAATAGAATAGTAATTAGTTCTGATGCTGATGCAGATGGTCACCATATTGCTGGTCTTCTTATGCAGTTCTGTAATCATTTCCCAGAATTATTTGAACAAGGTATAATTTGTAGAAGTATATCTCCTATTATCATTGCAGAGAAAGGAAAAGATCATAGAAGTTATTTTACTCTTAAAGAATATAAAAAAGATGAAAAGAGTTTAAAGGGATTTAAGATTAAATATATTAAAGGACTTGGTACTCTTGAAGGTGGATATTATCGTGATATGATGCAAAATCCACATTTTCAAGTTTATTCAAAAGATGAACTTGCTGATTCTACATTCAGACATTGGCTTGCAAAAGGTATTGCTGATGAGAGAAGAAATGCACTTAAAGATGAGGTTTAATTATGGCAAAAGAGAAAGAAAATATTGTAACAATAGAAAATAAAAGTGTAACTGAATTCTTTAATTCTGATTATACCGATTTTACTAAATATACTATTTCTACACGTGCTTGTCCTTCACTTATTGATGGTTTTAAAGTAGGTGCTAGAAAGATTATGCATGCAGCATTTAATGGTACTATTAAAAATGGTTCTACAGTAAAACTTCTTAATCTTTCTGGTGATACTCTTAAACTTTCACTTTATGCTCATGGTGATGCTTCACTTAATTCAACTATCATTACTCTTGCTCAAGATTTTAATGATAATCTTAATCCTCTTTCAATTGAAGGTCAGTATGGTACACTTCGTTCTCCTGAAGCATCAAGTCCAAGATATTTGTATGTCAAACTAAATAAATATGCTAATTTGATATATAAAACTGATTATGATTGTCTTAACTATATATTTGACGAAGGTGAATATCTAGAACCAATTTATTATCTTCCAATTATTCCTACTGTTCTTACAAGTAGAGGTATTGGTATGGCTCCTGGTTATAGATTCAGTACAATGAGTTATAATCCTATTGATATTATCGATAATTGTATTGAATATATTAAGAAAGGAAAATGTAATGTATTGACTCGTCCATATGTCAGAGGAGTTAAAACATATAATTGGAAATTTATATTTGATCAAGAAAAAGAAGTTTCTTATTGGGAGAATTATGGCGAATGGTCATATAATAAGAGTCGTGATATTATGATTATCACAGATCTTCCTTATGATATGACATTTGATGATTTTGAAAAACTTCTTAATAAATATCTTGAAACTGGATATATTAAAGATTGGAAGAATTTCTCTGATGGTCATAAGATTAATTATTCAGTTCAATTTGATAGTGGTAAATTAAAGAAAGAGATTGGTCAAGAAGATACTGATACTCATCTTCCTAATAAATTTAAACTTATAAAGAGGGTTCCTAATGATAATCTTTGGGTTCTTGATGAGAATGGTAAAGTAAAACATTTTGAAACCCCTAATAGTCTTATTGAATATTTCACTTCATTTAGACTTAATAAATATAATGATAGAAAGTCTCGTCTTGTTGATGTTCTTACAAAGAAATTAAAAGATAATACTGATATTTGTAAGTTCATTAAACTTGTTATTGAAGGAACGATTAAGATAAATAATCGTCCACGAGCTGATATTAAAGCTGATTTGAAGCTTTATTCACTTCCAGATACAATGCTTAATGTTCCAATTTCTAAGCTCACCAAGGAAGAATATGAAGCACTTCTTAAAGAAAATGAAGAGATAAAGAAAGAACTTGAATATATTAAGAATACTACAATTGAAGATATGTATCTTAAGGATTTGAAGGATCTTAAAAAACTTCTTGAATCTGATTTTCCTGAAGATGAAAATCCTAAGAAAGAAAAGTTTACTGGTGTATATAAGCAAGATGAAGAAAAAGCTAAACTTGAAAGAGAAAAGCAGAAAGTAAAAGAAAAGAAACAGAAAGAAAAACTTGCTAAAGAAAAGGAAAAGACAAAGAAACAGAAAGAAAAAGAAAAGGCAGCTAAAGAGAAAGAAAAATTAGCTAAACAAAAAGAGAAAGAAAAGAAATTAAAAGAGAAAGAAAAATTAGCAAAACAGAAAGAAAAAGAACGTAAAGCTAAAGAACGTGAAAAGAAATTAAAAGAAAAAGAAAAATTAGCAAAAGAAAAAGAGAAACTTGCTAAACAAAAAGAAAAATTAAATAAATCAAAAAATAAATAAAAAGAAAATCTGATAAAGCATTAAAAATTCTTGGTAAAGTAGATGAAGCACAAAGAAGAGTTGAAGATACATCAAAATTTAATAAATAAATAATGTTACATCTTAATAAAAATTTAGTAGTAGAAGAATTTATAAATGAAGAAGATATTACAAAATATCTTAAAAGTCTTGTTGTAAATGAAATAATACCTCCTACTAGAAGTTTTAATGTTATTGGAAGAGATAAAAATGATTCTTCTAAAACGTATGAAATAACATTTGCTGCTGTAGCTAATTCAAGATATGAAAATGGAGTAATTGTAAGAAATTATTATTCTCAAGGAATGGTAGAAAAATTTTTATATATAGCAGAACAATACGGTGAAATTTTAAAAATTAAATAATATGGAAAATAAAATTGAACTTCTTAAAAGATTAATTAATCAACTTAGAGATTATAGGGCTTATACAATTAAATCAGATGATATGACTGAAGAACAACTATATTATCTTCAGGAAGGTTATCGTGAAGGATTATGCAGTGCTGCTATGATGATTGCTGATGAACTTGATGCTACTCTTCAAGAAGATCCAGATTGTCCTGAAGAATATCCAGAAGGATTACTTATGGATTTAGAACAGAATTGGTGGCATACACATAATGATGATAAAGGTGATATTGGAAGTCCAGATAGATATTAATAGATATGAAAGTACTAGATATATTAAATAAAGATACATTTGTATATGTTTTAGATTTTTATAAACTAAAAGAAGATGAAGTACCTAATAAGATATATAAATGTAAGGTAAATCTTAAATACGAAGAATGGGATAGAAGTATGTGGGGTGAAGAAACACCAACTAAACATATTCAAGGTACAATTCGTTCATCAAAGAATTTTAGCAATGGTGCCGATTTTCAAGTTATCCGTCTTTGTAATGATGCTCGTGAATCCACACCAGAACATACTGGTATGCATGGACAAGATCATCTATTTGATGATGAATTTGAACAAGTATTAAATTCTACACATATAGATGTATATCATTATCGCATTTTTGCAACAAAAGAAGATGCAGAAGCATATATCAGAGAATTATGTAGAAAGAAAATAGAAGAATATACTAAGCTAATTTCAAAATATTATAACATAATAGATAAATTAGAGAAGATAAAAATTATAAATTATTCTGAATAAATATGACTGTAATTCCATATACTAATGATACAATAAATAAAATGTATTCTGAAACGAAAGATTACATTGATGAATATAATTATCTATGTCAATTAGAGAATGAAAAACATAGGCAAATATTAAAAGAAAAAGAAGAGAAACATCAATTATGGTTAGAGCATAATAAAGAAACTCTTGACAGAATGCATGAAATACGTTCTAATGAAATTGAAAAGATTAAAGAATTAGATAGTTATAAACATTGGAAATTAGGACTTAATTATACAGATTTTTGGATTTCAGATGATTTTTATTTAATGAGTATTGATTATGATAGAAGTTATCCTCAAGAAGATTTAACAATTAAGTTTGGTAGTGAATCTTATAGAAAAGAGTATAAAGAATTATTAGAAAGTTTAACAAAAGAACAATATTAATGAATACGATAGATTATAATACAAATTTTGAATCTAATGAAGAAATTGTTTCTAAAATAGAAACTAAAGTTAAATTATTTGTTTATGATACTCATGGTGAATCATATAATGAAAAAACTAAAAGGGGGGAACATGACGAACCTAGAAAAACATGGATAAATTTAGAAGATATTTTATATTTTAGACTTCAAAATGAAAGTGATAATTATAAAGATAATACCGATACTATTGGAGAATCAACATATATGCCTACAGAATGGTGTATGATGGTATATCATGAAGATTATTCTAAATCATTAAAAGTTATACCTGTTGTAGGTAATTATAAAGAAATGAATAAAAGATTAGAATATCTTAAAAATGAATATTATAAACATTCTGATAGATTAGATAAATTAAAAGGTGATATTAAAGAAATATATTTAACAAAAGAAATAGATAAAAATTTATTTTAATGAATAAACAAGAAATAATTGATTTTATTAATAGTTCAGATAATTTAACTGAATTGAAAGAAATTCGAGTAGAATTAGAAAAACGTATAAATAAACTTGATTCAGATTATCATCCAAATATATCTTCATTATTTGTTGAAGAAGAACCATCCGAAAGTGAATTATATGAACTTGCCAACGAAAGAAGTAAACATGTTCATTATACTTGGGTACAAAATGGTCATTTATGCGATGATGATGGTATTGTTTTAGAAAAAGATTGGTAAAAAATAAATTTATAATAAATGAAGAAAGAAGAAAACAGTTTAAGAATTAATGAACAAATTAGAGTTCCTAAAGTTAGACTTGTAGGAGATAATGTTGAAGTTGGTATTTATGATACCAGAAAAGCAATGCAAATTGCTGATGAATTAGAATTAGATTTAGTTGAAATAAATCCAAATGGAGATCCTCCTGTTTGTAAGATACTAGATTATCAGAAATATCTTTATCAACAGAAGAAGAAATCCAAAGAGATGAAAGCTAATTCTAAACAAGTTGAAATTAAAGAAATTCGTTTTGGACCTAATACTGATGAACATGATTTTCAGTTTAAATTGAAACATGCACAAGAATTTCTGAAAGATGGAAATAAAGTTAAGGCATCTATATTCTTTAAGGGACGAAGCATTAATTTTACAGAACAAGGTGAAAAACTTCTACTTCGATTTGCTATTGAATGTGAAGAATTCGGTAAGGCTGAGAATATGCCTAAACTAGAAGGAAAAAGAATGTATATAGTTTTAGGACCTAATAAAAAGAAATAAGAGGAAATTTTGAATTTCCTCTTTTTTATTCTATATTATTAATGTAATAAACAAGATAACATTATGGATTATTTCGCTAAAAATGAACGTAAGATTTTTGAACTTCGTCAGGAAATGATTGAAGATATTCGTACTATTTTCCATTCTCGTGGTTACAAAAATATGGAAACTACAAATGGTATTACAGTTGAATATGACAGAGTTCTTGTCAATATGAATGGTCGTCTTACTCATGTTGACAATCTTAGTGTTGAAGAACTCCTTTCTTGGGTTCGTCGTGCAGAACATATCATTTATAAATCTGTTGAATAATGGAAATCGGTCCTAATTTCAAGAATATTCTCTCTTATAATGAGAATATGGCAAAAGGAATGGAAGATAAGCTATTCTTTTTGAATGAACTTCCTAAAAATCAAGAATATACATTTGTTGATTTTGGTTGTGCTGATGGTACTCTTATCAACTATCTTGTAGGCATTTACAATAATTATTATACCAATACATACATTGGTTATGATATTTCTGACACTATGATTGAACTTGCTAAAACTAATTTCAACGGTGGTGCCAAAAATGTTCATTTTACTTCTGATTGGAAAGATGTTGTTAAGAATCTTTCTGAACAACCAATATATCGTAAGAAAGTTTTAATTCTTTCATCTGTTATTCATGAAGTTTATTCATATGCTGCAGATCAAGATGATATTATTACTTTCTGGAGAAGGGTTGTTGACTCTGGATTTGATTATATTTGCATTAGAGATATGATGTGTTCTGAAGATCTTGACCGTCCTACAGACCCAAGTATTATTCAGAATATAAGTGATATTTATAATGATATTTATAATCGTTCTAACCAATTGATTAAACAGAAAGAAGAGTTTAACAAACATTGGGGTAGTTTTGATAATATGAAGAATGTTGTTCATTTCCTTCTTAAATATCGTTGGGTTGTAAATTGGGAACGTGAACTTAATGAAAATTATTTTCCTATCACTATTGATGATATGATGGAAAATATCATTGAATTTGGAACATATAATTTAGTTTATTTTAAACGTTTTAGAGTTCCTTTCCTTGATAAATGTTTTAAAGATGATTTTAATATTACTCTTGATGATTATACTCATATAAAAGCTATTTTTGAACTTAATAAACTTAATAAGAAGTAATTATGTATCTAGGAAATTTTACAGTTAGTAGAGATAAATGGACTACTATTTATGAACAATATGGAATACCACGTAAAAATGGTTATATAACTACTGCTGAACGAATAAAAGCAAAAAAGAAACATCACAAAAAATAAATTTTAAATATTTATTTCTATATTTTAATTGTAATAATTTAATTTAAAAAGATATGAGTAAAGTTTCTATTATTGGTGCTGGTAATGTAGGTGCAACTGCTGCAATGAAAATTGCTGAACTTGGTATTTTTGATAAAGTTGTTCTTCTTGATATCAAGGAGGGTGTTGCCGAAGGTAAGGCGATGGATATTATGCAGTCTCTTATGATGAAGTGGAATAACAATACTGTAGTTATTGGTACTACTAATGACTATACAAAAACTGCTAAGTCAGATATTATTGTTATTACTTCTGGTATGCCTAGGAAGCCTGGTATGACTCGTGAAGAGCTTGTTGGTGTTAATTCTAAGATTATGACTTCCGTTCTTGATCAGGCTACTAAGTATTCTCCTGATGCAACATATGTTGTTGTTTCCAATCCAATGGATACGATGACTCAGATGGTACGTGATTATCTTATTAAGAATTATGGACCTATGTGGGATATTGACAGTAAGGTAATCGGTCTTGGTGGATCTCTTGACAGTGCACGTTTCAAGTATACTATTTGGGCAAAGCTTAATGAAAAAATGCCTGATGCTGGATTTGTTCCTGATGATGTACAGAATGCATATGTTATTGGCGGTCATGGTGATAAAACTATGATTCCGATTGTAAGTGAAGTTACTGTTTATGGTAATCCTCTTACTAATTATCTTAATACAGAAGAAATTGAAGATGTAGTTGACCGTACTATGAGAGGAGGCGCAATTCTTACTGGATTGCTTGGTACTTCTGCATGGGAAGCTCCTGCTCAGGCAATTGCTGATATGTGTGCTTCTATTTATGAAGGTAATGATGAGATGTTTACTGCATCTGTCTGGCGTGAGGAATATGGTTGCTGCATCGGCTCTTTGATTCAGCTTACTGAAGATGCTTATAATGCACCTAAGGTTTATATCGATAAGGAATTTGAGGAATCTGTGAAAGAAAGACTTCTTGAAAGTGTGGAAGCTGTAAAGAAAGTAAATGAATCCCTTATTTAATTTATGGATAGCAGACGTAATAAAAAGATATATGACCTTCTTATTGAACTTCAAAAACGTGGAGAAGCTTTCAATAAGATGGTTGGTACTTTATATTCAGGAATTTGTGCTGATGAAATTAATACTATATTAAATAAACTTAAAAAGAATTATAATGTAGAAGTAAGTTATTATCAGTGGATTCCTGGAAGAATTGAATTTAATAATCTTGAAAGTTTAATTAAAACATATTCACCATGTACATCTTAGTTAATAAAAATAGAATGCTTATGGGTCTTTTTACTACAAAAAAGAACCTTAATCTTGGTCTTGCTGTAATGAGAGCAAATGAACCAAATTGCATTGCTTATTATCAGAAAGTCGATGTAAATATGTTTGATAGTAATTTATTTCAGTTTTGGACAATGCATCCAGAAAAGTTAATTGAAATTGATAGGGAGGTTAATCATGTCTAAGATTGATGATAAATAGTTTAAAGATCATGGTTTCTCTGAATATATTAAAGAAGAAACTAATGAGAGAAATAATGCTTGTAAAGAAAAAGTATATTGTAGAACAATAACTTATGAAAAGTTTAGTTCTAAAGATATTACAAGTGCAAATAAATGGTGTAGATATACTCATGTATATAAAAAAGTTACAGATAAGTTTGGTCTTGTAAGTATAAGAAACTGGTATAGTTTTTATGGTTGTGGAAATGGTTTTAAAATTGAAAACAATATATGTTTTAAAAAATTTGATATTGAACAAATAGAAGGAGCAATTAAAGTTATTGGTTTAAAGTAATATGATTACAAGAAATTATATAAAAATATTTAAAGTTAATCATTATGGATTACGTGATGGTGAACTTGTTGTAGCAAAAGATGTTCAAGATGCTATTAAGAAATTTTCAGAATATTATGAAAATGATATTGATATATTTCCTGATGGTATTAAAGAAGTCAAATTACATTGTCAGTATGAAGTAATTGATGATGACAGTAAGTATGAATAAAAAATGGTATTATAGACGAGATGATGATTATGATGCATGGCCAGAAGTAGGACGAAAGATTTATTGTAAAACTAATCAAGGTAAATATGTTGGTCATGTAGATGAAAATAATGATATTGTTTTTGATCAAGCAATTCATTTTAATGGAGAAATAACTATTCCTCCTATTTTACTTTTAGCATGGAGATATGTTTCTGATAAAGAATATAATGAATTAAAAGGATTTGAAATAGTTGAATAAATATGATTCATTATGATAAAGAATTTTGGGATAAAGTAGGTTTTAATAATTATCCTGAAAAATATCAGTATGTAAAATTATCTACTAAGGTTAAAAGAATTTTAAAACCAAAAGTAGGTAATGAAGTTTTATTATCATATTATTACTTTGATAAAGGTAGAAAAGTAAAAATGCTTAATTATGCAAGATATGATGGTATAACTGTATTTAAAGGTGTTGGATATAGTTGTGAAGATACCGAAAATTGTATACAACCTTGGGAAACAATAGCACAAGCATTAGCTGATTCATTCCCAAAATATGCAGTAAAACATAGAATTAAAGACAATGGATAAAGATTTTAGTAAAAAATTTTTATTTAATAGAGATGAAACTGGTCGTTTTATAGTTAAATCTTTAAAGACTGGTAAATCTTATTATGTAGAAACTATTGATGGAGATGAGAAAACTTATTGGGGTGATTTAGATCCAGCTACAAAGAAAATGTCTGGTGATTATGGATTAAAATATAAAGGTAGTATTAAAGAAGAAGAATCTTTAATTACTAAAGAAAATGGATTTGAAAAAATCCATATTTTAAAAGTTGGTGAATCTCCTCTTGATTATATCAATAGAATTGATGATGAATATTATAAAGAAATAAATAAATAATTATGGATATAGGAAGTGGTAATGGTTATCCTGCTGGAACCTTAAGTAATTTTGCTCCACACCCATTTGAGATTGATGGAGTACAATGTAATTCAATGGAAGGATTTCTTCAGTCATTGAAGTTTGAATCTGTTGAAATGCAGAAATATGTATGTACTCTTGTAGGTAAAGCGGCAAAGTTTAAAGGAAAGAAAAAGAAGTGGTTTCAAAAACAAGAACTTTATTGGCTTGGAGATACGTATAAAAGAGATAGTGATGAATATCAGAATCTTTTGAATAGAGCATATAATCAACTTTATAAGAATGAAGGATTTAGAAAAGCTCTTGAAGCAACTAAAGGAAGTACATTAACTCATTCTATAGGAAAGAATAAAATAAATGAAACCGTGTTGACTACATCAGAATTCTGTGGAAGATTAACTTATCTTAGAGATAAAGGTCCTCTTCCAGAAAAAGAAGTAAAGAAGATAGAACAATTAAATTTATTCTAATGAAAGACAAAAAATCAACATCAGATAGTTATTATGAATATAATCAAATAATTATAGATTATGAGCAAATATGCGGTTTTATTTCTCTTGAAATGAAACATCCACAAACACCATATCAATATAATTTTAATGATATTAAAACATATATAAATAATGGATTTTTAACTATTGAAGATCATTTTGATAAATATTATGAAAAACTTGATTTTAAAAAATTTAAAGATATTTTAACATTTTTAAATAAAGTTGCTAAATGGGAATTAGTAAGTTTTAGTGCATTAACTAGTTATGGCGGTGATGGTAAACCTTATGCTATTATGTATATATTTAAAAGAGAAAAAGTAGTAGATTAAACTTTATTTTTAAGTATATTCAAATATATTATTTGATTGTACTTATGAATATTCCAGAAAAGTGTAAAGATTGTGCTTTTTTCTCTATAATTAAAGATACTAATGAATTAAAATGCATGCTTAGTCATAATTTAGATTTAGCTGCTGGTTGTCCTAATAAAAAGAAAAATAATGAATATTCTTAAAAAAATTTTTGCTGGATTTTTAATTGCTATCGGTGGATATGCATTTCTTAAAGTTGGTGGAATAATTGGAGCATTTCTATTTGCTTTTGGTATTATTTGTGTAGTCAAATTACAAACTCCACTATATACAGGTATTGCTGGTACAGAAGAGAAGTTTTGGACTAAAATGGAAGTTTTAGCCCTAAATATTGGTGGAGCTTCACTTGGAGCATGGTTAATGCACTTTACTTATGATGGTGCTATTGGAAATAATCTTTCTCCAATTATATTTAATAAACTTATGTCACCATGGTATGTCACATTATCAAAAGCAATTATGTGTGGATGTATTGTTGATATTTCAGTCTTTTTATCTAAAAGAGATAATTCAGTAATTCCTCTTCTTATTGGTATTCCTTTATTTGTTATATGTGGTTTTAATCACTCTATTGCTGATGCATTCTATTTTGGAATAGAAGATAATTTGTTTTTAAATTATGGTCTATGGAAACCAACTATATATTATATAATTGTAGTTATAGGAAACTATATTGGGTGTAATATAAGGCAGATATTTACAAGAGACAATTTATTTGAGAATTTATTTAAGAAGGTTTGAATTTTTCAAACCTTTTTCTATATTATAGTTGGATTAAAATATAAATATTATGAGCGAATTTGTTAAAAGTATTCACGTTCTTGTAGGTCTTCCAGGTAGTGGTAAAACTACTTGGGCAAGAAAGTATATGTCTGATTATGAAACTGAAAAAAGAAACATTAGAAATGGTATTAGATATAATAGTGTCAAGCTGGTAAATTGTGATTACTATCTTGAACAAGAGCATATCAATACTATTGAAGAAGTTCTTGAAGAAGCTAGTCATTATGACAGTTATTCTAAATACGATGAAATTATTCTTGATGGATTATTCCTTAATAATGAGACTATCATTAATGCATTGAAATATATTTTCAAGGCCGTAAAGAATGATAGTGAATATTATTATGCAGATAAAAATGCTAAATATCAGGTAATCATAGACTTTTGGATTCCTAATAGAGAACTTTGCCTTCATAATGATAAAGGTCGCAGAGAAATAGATTCTGCAATTACAATTATGAATGCAAATATTAATGTTAGTATTGATGAACTTAAGAAGGAATTTCCTGACATTGATTTCTGGTGGTATAACCATTCTATTGAAAAGGCAACATCTTGGGATAAGTTCAAATTCAAATATGGATATGATTTTAATGGTCAGGAAAAAGAATATATAACTTCTGATTCTTGGACCACTGGTGGAACTTGGGCAAATTGTTGGGGTAATGAAGGTACATGTTCTGCTGAACCTGAATCTGACTTTGAAGAACTTGATGAAATTCTTCAGAATGAATATCCAGACATTACATATCTTAAATTCAAAGAGTTGAAGAAGAAATATATTCAACTTGACGAGTGGGGAGATCATGACTACTATGGTGGTTGTGAATATAAAGCACAATGGAAGATTAAAGTTAAAGATTTATATGATTTCCTTGTTGAGAATGGAAAGATTGTTGAGGACTAATTATGATTGAACAGAAAATAATTAAAATAGATGGAGATTATCAATATGAAGTTGATAATAAAGTTGAAAAATTAAATACAGAAGGTTGGAAAATTATTCAAATTTCTGCATGTATATCTAATGGTTATCATTATTGTTGGTGTTTATGTGAAAGACAAACTCCTAATGAAAATAATTTATGATTGATAATACAAAAGAATATATCCTTTGTGCTGCTTGGAAAAGAAAAGAACCAAGAAAAGTAGAAAGTAAACCATATCATGTTAATAATGATATTCTAAACATTGAATTAGGATATCGTCATCATGATATCTTTCTACGCTTTGGAGATGAACTTGTTCAAGAGCAAAATGCTATGGGATTCTATACTTCAAAAGGTAGATTTGTATCTCGCGAAGAAGGAATGGAAATAGCAATTAATTGTAGTCAAGTTATACGAAAGAATCCAAAATGGACAGAAACAGATACTAAAGATACTTGGCTTCCTGTAGATAAAAAACATATAGGAAAATATAAACCACTTATATCTGAGGATTTATATTGTTGTTCTCCAGATGGAAATTCTTTGAATGAATAGTTCTATATTAAATTAATATAAGATGATAATATATGGTAGATAATAGTATTGATAGTATAAGTAGTTTTATTGATAATATAATTAATGAATTATATAGAACTGGGAAAATGAATAATGTTAGTATAGATAATATATCTGTTAATGATGAAAATGTTTATCCTAAAAAGGTAAGCAAAAAACTTACTACTCATAAATCTAGAAAAAGTAAAAAACAGAAAAAACAAATCATTACTCAAGAAAATATAAATACTTATATTGAAAAATATTTGACTGATAATCCTGAAATACTTACAAATTTTTTGAGAAATCATGTTAAAGTTGATTTTAAAGCAAAAAGAACAGATATAGGTAATACTAGATATGCTTTAGCACTTTATGTTGATGGTAAATGTGTTTCAGAGTCAACACTTTGTTTAAATATTTAACCTTTTAAAACAAAATAAATAATGAAGAAAATTTTAATTTTTATTCTTACCATCTTTCTTATGATGGGTTCTGTCTTTGGACAGAATGTTGACACTACAAATGTTTATAGTATTGATTCAGTGTCAGTTGTTTCATTTTATCGTAATACAGTTAATGTTGGGTCTCTTGTAAATCATGAGTCTCTTGTATCTGAGAATCATGGTCAGGAACCTTCTCATGTATTCCGTAAGATGCCTGGTATTTTCAGTATGAATGATAATGGTACTGAATTTGGTTATGGATATTTCCGTATTCGTGGTCTTGATCAGACTCGTATCAATGTTACTCTTGATGGTATGCCTTGGAATGAAGCTGAAGATTATGGTACTTATTTCGCTAATTCTCCAGACCTTATGTCTTCACTTCATACTTTAAAGGTTGAACGTGGTACTTCTAGTACAAATAATGGTACTGCATCTAGTGGTGGTAGTATTAATCTTGAATCTATTGACTTACTTAAAGATACTGAAAGTTATGGTTATGTAGGTGGTGGTTCATTTAATACTTATAAGACAAGTATAGTTTATAATTCTGGTCTTATTGGAAATCATAATGCAGTTCATGTAAAGGCTACTCAGCAGCAGACTGATGGTTTTAAGGATTATGGATTCAATAACTCTCAGGCATTTACTATTAAGTATGGATATTTCTTTAATCCTAAACATAGTATTGATTTTATTTCTTTAAATGGTCGTCATCGTAATGGTCAAGGTTGGTTAGGTAATACTCTTAATGAACTTACTGTTAATCCTCGTGCAAATGGTAATCTTAAGTCAGAAGATGATGAATGGTTCCAGAGTATTAATAAGATTCAATATAAGGGCTGGCTATCTAATAATGTTCTTCTAAGTGCATCTGCTTACCTCCAGTATCAGAATGGTTGGTATAATTTCGACCTTGATAATTATATGACTAGAATGGCTGATGCTACATGGGGAGCTACTGGTATTCTTTATACTTATGGGCTTACACATTATCTTTATGGAGGTAATTTAGCTGGAAAATTTTATCTTGGACCTGTAACACTTACTGCTGGTGCAAATGTTTATAAGTATCAGAGAGAACATTTTATGAATGATAAACTAAGTTCTCATTTTGTAAATGTTGATCCTTCTGAATATTATGATAATACTGGTAATAAGTTTGATGCTAATGCTTTTATTTCAGCAACTTATAAGCTTTATAAGTTTACATTTGGTGGAAATGTTCAGTATAGACATGTAGATTTTTCTTATGCTGATAATATGAATCCACTTTGGTCCTTTGGTAAAAAGAAATATGGTACTGATTGGAACTTTATAAACTATGGATTAAATGTTGATTTTGATCTTAATAATTATAATAAGTTCTATGTAAGATATTCTGAGGTTTCTCGTGAGCCTACAAGAACTGATATGTTTGGTGGAAATGAAGATCTCAGAATTGCGTATTTAGCTACTGGTCAACTTAATGAACTTGCAACTAATAAAGCTGAGCGTTCATATGATGTTGAAACTGGTTATGTAGTTACATCAGATAGAATTGAAGCTAATGTAAATCTTTATTACATGTACTTCAAGAATGAGCGTATTCTTAATGGACAATATGGTTTGAATGGTCTTCCTCTTCATGATACTGCAACTAATTCATATAGAATGGGTGTTGAAGTAAGTCTTGATTGGAATATTTGGAATGGAATTCATTATGCACTTAATACTTCACTTAGCAAGAATAAAGTAAATTCTGAAAACTTTACAAATAAGTATCATATTCTTACTCCTGCATTTACTCTTAATAATGATATTTATTATAAAGGAAATAATTTTAAGGTTGGTCTAAATAATTTATATCATTCAAAGATGTATCTTGATCAGAATAATAAGTATGAGATTCCTTATTATCTTACATTTAATTTCTATGGAAACTATAGATATAAGAATGTTGAATTTGGTCTTAGAGTAAATAATCTACTTAATAGAGTAAATTATTATAATGCAGCAGAAGGAGCTACAGAACTTCTTTGGTTCAGAGAAGCTGGTACTAATTTCTTTGCAGATCTTAAATTCTATTTCTAAAATATTAAGTATATAGAGGTTGAATGTTCCTCTATATACTTCTAAATAATTTTAATTATGTTAAAACTTAAAAAAGATACTCAATTTATAGATCCAGAAGAAAAGATAATTTCTGAATCTATTAATATAATGTTTAAACATGCTAATGAAATTAATAATAGAAGTAAAAGAGGTAAAGCAAATTATATAGTTGTTTCTAAAGAAATTGCAAATGAAATTAATAAATTAAAATGGGATGTTAATACTAAAAAAAGATACAGTTTTTATTGAACCAAATAATAATGATTTTATTAAATCAAATAATAATTTTGATAATTTATTTAATGAAGACAAAATACGTAACTTTGTAGAACAATATATAGAAGAACATAAAGAAGAATTAATACAATATGAATATAATTATATAAAAAACCAAATATAATAGATATGAGTAAAAAATATAAACAAGAATTAGGTACAATAGAATTAAGTGATAAAGTTTATGTAAGTGATCCTTGTTATGGAGTAGGCACTTGGTGTCAAGCCTTTGTTGAAGGTCTTAAACCAGGAAAATATTATGGATTTGTATATAAGAAAGATTTTGGTCCTGGTGGATTTGGTGGTATTCGTGAGACTGATCTTTGGATAGCACATGAAAAATATATTAAAAATTTTCCTACTAAACTTCTTGATAAAAATATTGATATTGGAGTAGATAGTGGTGCTGCAGGTATTTATGATAAAGAATACTTTGAAAAATATCATACTCTTGAAGAAGGTAAATATATTGATGATTACCCCGAAAGTGATGAGTGGTATGAAAGACAGTTTGATTTAAGATATGATTTTGATATTAATGGTAAAGATTTTATAGAACCTCATTGGGTAGATGATTGGACCTTTAATGAAGATGGAACTATTAGTAATCCAAGAGAAGGCCACTGGGAATATTCTGGTCAAGAAAGAAGAGATGCTATAGCACTTGATAATAAATGTGTTATTAGTTTTAGTGGATTTGGTGATGGTAGTTATAATCTTTATGCTGGAAAGAATAGTAAAGGAGAAATTGTTTCATTAAGAATTAAATTTATTTAATATGAAAAGAGTTGTAATTGATTGCGAACAAAATGATTGGGAAGATATTAGGTGTGGTGGACCTCAATTTTTAGGTTTTGATTTTGTAGTTGATAGTTCTGAAAATAATGAAGAACTTGAACGTTTTCTTAGAAAAACTCTTAAGATTGCTGGTCATGATTGTCTTGGAATTAAGATATATGAGTTAGATCAACCAAAGATTTGGACTAGAGAAGAAATGGAAGAATGTATTAAAAAGACTACATTTGTAATATGAAAAATATAGGTATTTGTTTTGGTGGTTATTGCCCACTTCACCAAGGACATATGGATGTCATTATGAGAGCTAAGAAAGAAAATGACATCTGTTATGTTATTGTATGCGGTTATGATAATGAACCTCGTGGTTGGGAAATTAATCTTAATCTTGATGAAAGATATACTTTAATTTATGATTTCTTCAGATATGATGAGCAGATTAGAGTTAGAAAGATTAATGATACTGAGCTTGGTCTTGATGAAAGTATGTCTACGCATAACTGGGAAATCTGGACTAAAAAGGTAATGGAATATATTAATAAGGATGAAATTAGTGTTACAACAGAAGACTATAAAATAACTTGGTATGTAGCTGAACCATTTTATAAGAAATGCCTTGAAAGTATTTATATTGAAGGAAATAATTATCCTTGTAATGTAGTTCTTATTGATAAAGTAAATCAAGTTTCTGGTACACAGATTAGAAAAAATCCTGTTAAGTATTGGAATAAAATTACAGCTCCATTTAAACCATATCTTTGTAAGAATATTCTTGTTATTGGTACTGCAAGTGAAGGTAAGTCTACACTGGTAAGAGATATTGCTAATTATTTTGATATACCTTATGCAAGAGAATATGGTAGAGATTATATGAAGGCAGACAATATAACTGATAAAGATTTAACATATGCCGATTTTGATGCTTTCTTAAATGGACAGTTAGATTATTGTGATACTGAAAGAAGAAAATCAAAGAATGGTGTATTTATTTCAGATACTGATAATACAGTAACTCTTATGTATGCTCTTGCTTATGTAGAGGATTATGATATTTATCTTTCTAAAGAAGATTATGATTGCCTTTATGAGAAAGCTAAAGAGTTAAATAAAATTTATGAATATAAATGGGATAGAATATTCATATTCCCTCCATCTAAGAATTTTGTAAATGATGGAGTAAGATATATGAAACAAGCTTCGATGGAAGAAAGAAATAAGAATTTTGAAAAACTTCAGAAACTTGTTGCTGAGTTTTATCCTGATGTAAATAAAACTTATTTGAATGGATCTTATCTTGAGAACTTTATTGAAGTAAAGAATTATATCAATAGTTTAATTGAAGGATAATGTTCACAAAAATATCAATGTTCAAAATTAATGAACATAAATAAAATAATGAACATTATTAAAAAAATTTAATAATTATGGCAGACAGACTTTATAATGTAGCAGAAATGTTAAAAGACTGTTATAGTCTTAGAAATAAAGCAACCTCAGAAAATGAAAGGCATTACTGGGAGAGAGAAATTTATAAATGGAAAAATGAATTGATGGAGAATAACATTAATCCTGATTCTATTGATTCTTTTGAATTCCAAGTAAGACATGGTGCTTTTAGTAAATATCCTGCACTTGAAGCAGAAGCATATAAAATATTGTAATATGAGTAAGAAAGAATTAAAGTTTTGTGAGTGTAAAGATTTAGAAGATTTTAAGAAAACTTTCTTTAAGTTTCATCTTCAAGATCTTGCATTACAAGATGGTGTATCATATTTTGATGTATCAACATCTAATATGGATGGAACTATGATTGGAGAACAGTTTGACCATGCTCTCCGTATGAAAAGCTTTTACGATAACAATAAACATTTCTTTGAACAAGTAAATATATCTGTACTTATGAATGATGTTTATGAAAAATATCAAAAAGATATAAATAAATACATTGATAAATGTGGTCATTCTGAATTTGATAAAGGTAAAGAATTCTATGGTAAATACTATAGAGGATTAAGAGGATTAAAAGGATTTTAATTATTACATAAAAGATAATTAAAAAAATATGAAACATTTTAGTGATGATGGTTGTAATAAACAACCAGATTATGATTATAATATTTTTCATCATTCTGATGATGAAAAGAATGATAATTATGATAAACCAATTGGAGTTCATTTTGAACCTACACCAGATGATTGGTATGAAGGAACAATAAAACATTTTCAAGATTAAATTATGAGAAATCCAAATGAAATACCAGCATATTGTGGAGAATGTGCATTTTTTAATAGAAATACTTGTTATTTTGGTGGACATTATGGTGTAAATAAATTTACTCCAGTATGTTATGATATTAAATATCTTCAAGGTGGTTGGACTAATGAAGAACTTTGGAATAGAGAAGTACGTGAACTTCGTCGTCAAGGAAGATATGATTCTGAAAGATATTTATATAGTAGACCTTATGAAATTTAATTATGTTTAAAGTAATTATAGCTGGTGGTAGAGATTTTAATAATTATGAATTATTAAAAAATAAATGTGATTACTATTTATCAAATTTAGATAATCCAGAAATAGTAATTATATCTGGTGCAGCAAGAGGTGCTGATTCTCTTGGAGAGAAATATGCAAAAGAAAGAGGATATAAAATAGATTCTCATCCAGCAGATTGGGATAAATATGGTAAAAGTGCTGGCTATAGGAGAAACAAAGAAATGGTAGATATTGCTTCTGCTGCTATTTGTTTCTGGGATGGAAAATCAAAGGGAACGAAACATACAATTGATTTATGTAAACAAAAAGGAATACCTGTTAAAGTAGTAAGATATGAATAGTTTTAAATTAAAATCAATAGATGGACCAGATCAAGAAATGACAGTTGTCATTGGAAATGATGGAGATGTTCATATTACTATTTGGGATTATGAAGAAAGATTCCATCAAATGATACCTCATAATATAAGAATTGGAATGAGTCCTAATAGTGGAGATCCAAATGATAATGTTGAAGATATAAAATATCTTAAGGCAGCGGTAAGAGATTTAGCAAAAGAATTTCAATATCAAAATGGAGAAATTAGTAAAGAAGAAATACTTGCATGGAGAAATTCTTATAAAGTAAGACCATTTGAAGAAAAATATTTTAAATAATATGGATAAATATCAAAGAATTATTGATTATTACGATAGTTTTGATATATTATGAGTAAAATTAAAACATTTGATTGGTTATTTATGTTATTTGGGGTATTACTTCAAATAATATGTTATATATTTACAGGTGATAGTTTACTTTCATTTATTTGTGGATTAAGTGGAGTAATAAATGTGGTTCTTTGTTCTCAAAAGAAACTTTCATTTTATTTATTTGCTTATATTCAAATGTTTACTTATATAGTAATCATATTTCAACAGCATCTTTATGGCGAATTAGTTGAAAATATATTTTATGTAATTACCACAACAATCGCTTTTTTTATTTGGATTAAGAATTATAATAAAGAGGAAAAAGAAGTTATTGCTCGTAAACTATCTAAGCAGGATTGGTTACTATGTTGTAGTATATTTATTATAAGTACTATATTACTATATATAATACTTTTAAGAACAAATGATCCTAGACCATTTCTTGACTCAATATCAACAGTACCAGCATTTATTGCTCAATTTATGTTGATGTTTAGATATAGAGAACAATGGATAATGTGGTTGATTGTTGATATTGCTACACTTATTCTTTGGATAAATATTGGAAATATATTTATGATAGTACAATACATTTTCTGGATTATGAATTGTATTTATGGATATATTAAATGGAGTAAATAATATGTATAAAGAAAAATTAATTAATTATATTGATAATTCACCATTTGTTAAATTCATTATAAATGTAGATGGTGAATTTGTAATGGTTGAATTTATAAAAAAAGAAAATTCATATTTCTTTTTAAGTACTGAATGTAAACAAAATGATGAAGGACAATATATTAAATCTGGAGACCCATATCAATTGTCCTTAGATGTATTAAATGAAGATACATGTAAAATATTTGTTGAAAAATTTGAATCAATGATTTTAGAAGATTATATAAAAAATTAATATTATGAAAAAATTAACAGCGTTTTTGACAGAGGATAATAAAGAAATTCTTGATCCTAAAACAAGAGTTATTGGTACTATTGAACCAGATTGGAATAATGATAGAGAATTTTGTGGACCTGGTATTGCAGATGAAGCACTTGCTTTTATTTTTGGTGCTATTAAAAAATATGGTTCATATCCAGAATGTTATCATGATTTAAGACTTTATATTTTGGAAATTGCTAAAGGTATAAAAGATAAGAAAGATGAGTAATACATTATTAATATTAATTTTAATTTGTATGGTTTTATTACCAATTACAATTTATCTCATACAAAAATATAATTTAAATTATTATAAAATTAATGGTCGATATCCTGAAGAAATTGAAGAATGGTTAAAGACTAGAAAATGGTATACAGATTTTAGAGATAATATTCAACAAGATATTCTTAATAAATATCGTTTAGATGATGGTAGTCTTCAACTTACTACTGAAATAAGCGCAGAAATTAATTGTAAAGTTATTGAAGTTATTTCTGGACTTCTTGATAAAGAAACAATATCATCTGCATTTTCATGGATGGATTCTCCAGAAGGATCTGCATATTGGGGAGAAAAAGAATATGAATTTTTAAGATGGTATTTTGGACAATATATTGACTTTCACTTATTCAAATGAAAATTAGATATAATATAAATACATGTGATCATTCACCAAAAATAAGTGAACTTATGATTCACTTTACTAAATTATGTCCTAATAATTGTGAATTCTGTATAGATAAATTAAATATAGGAGTAAATACTAAAAAACCAGAAATAGATAAAATAATTGAAACTGTTAATGAATATAAAGACAAAGTAAAAAATATATGTATATCTGGTGGTGAACCATTTATATTTCTTGATGAATTACTTTATTTTGTAAATTGGATTAAAGAAAATACTGATTTAAAAATTCTTGTTATAACAAGTGTACCTAATATTTGTTATAAAGAAAAAGATAAGTTTTTTGAAATTCTAGATAAATGTGATAATATTCAAATATCACTTCAATATTATAGTGATAATATGAGTGATATGATAAGACAATCTAAAAGTAATTTTGATAGAAAGGAATTTTATAAAGAAATTCTTGAACATTGTGGTTCTGATAAGATTTTAGGTAGTATCAATATCTTTAAACCATATTTTGAAAATAAAGATGATATCATAAATAATGTAATGATGTTTAATCGTCTTGGTTTTAAGAATTTAAAGATATGTGAATTATTTGATGCAGATGATTTATATATAGATATTCCTAAAACTCTTGGAATTAAGATGAATTCTCCATTTGCTTGGGGTTGTAAGACAGAATATAAAGGAGCTAAAAAATGGTCATTATATGGTGATAATTTTGATGGTCATCTTTATATTAAAAGAAGTTGTTTCTATAGAAGTAAATTAAAGAAAGCAAATATTTGGGATTTTATAAAAATATGTACAAGATGGATATTTGCTAAACCATATTTCTTTGGAGTAATCCATGAAAATGGAAAAATATATCCTCATTGGGTTTAATTATGAATACATTTTTTGATATATTATTTAAGAAATCTAAACCTGTTAAAGATGGAAAGTTTAATGGGTTAACTTGTAATACTGATGATTTAATTAATGGATTTGTAGAAGCTGGTTTTTATAAATATGAAGACTGTTGTGGATGTGTACATCTTCAGAAGAAAAAACCATTTACAAAAAGACAGATTAAAAATATTGAGGAACAAGCAAAGAAAGTACTTGACTTTCATGTAGATGAGATATCAAAAGCAATTAATAAACAGATATTAAATGACATGAATGTTGAGGTATTGGTTCCAGTAAACTAATTATGGATAAAACTTCTGAAGTAGATGTATTAATAGATATGATTACAGATCTAAGTGAGTATCTGTATAATTGGTGTTGTTGTAGAGGTGATAAATTACATTATATAGACCATTCAAAATGGTATGATTTTTCCTTAATTTTATTTCAACAATATAAATTTAATTTATATGATATTCAAAAAGATATAATTAAAGGTAAGATTATACTTCCAACTTATACACAAACTAATCCTAAATTTCTTGCTTTACATGATAAATTATTAGAAGCACATATAAAGAATGTTAAGGAATATGAAAAGAAATTAAATATAGAGACAATATTATAATATGGATTTATTTACTGGAATAACTAAAAATGTTGGTCTTATCGCTGCAAAGATAGAAGATAATAATTTACTTATATCTGAATTAAATAAGAAATATAATCCAACATTTCTTGAAATAATTAAAGAATTACAGAAGAGTAAAGATGACAGTGTACTTCTTGCTCTTTTACTTACTTGGTATATAAATAAATATTCAGTTGATGAATCTGAATTAAATAAAATAATGAATAAAATTAGAAATGACGCACTTGATGTTTCAGGACTTTATTCTAAAAGAAAACCAATAAAATCTGGTTGTGATAATGATGATGAAGATGGATATTGGGATTGTACAGGATATCATTCATATAAATCACATTGTTAAAATATATTATTTTTATCTATAAAGATAAAATTAAATTTATGAGAAGTTTATTAACAAGATTAACAGAATCTATTGGTGATACTATCGCTACAAATTATAATAGAAATGAACTTTTAAATGAAAAACTATCTTTAACAAGTGATTATAATTTAGCTGATTTAGATCCTGATAAATTACAAGATATTCTTAAAGCAAATCCAGAATTATGGAAAGATATTCAAAGAGAATTAAAAAAGAATCAGAAAACAAAAGATGCTTTAAGAAAGAAGAAAGAAAATAAACCATCTAGACAATCTAAACCTTCAAGATCTTCAAGTTCTTCTTATAGTGGTGGTGGATGTGGAAGTTCATATTCTTCTGGTGGATGCGGAAGATCATCAGGTTATAGTAGAAGTTATAGTGGAGGATGTGGTAGTTCACATTCATCTGGAGGATGTTAATCAGAATATAAATAATATATATAAATGTTTCTATATTTTTATATAGAAACATTTTTTATTTAATATGACTTGGAAAGATATTATATGGTATTTTAAAGTAAAAGAAACAGTACTTTATACAAATTGGAATAAATTTAAAATGAATTTAAAATATTATACATCTAAAGATTATAGATTGTATAATCATAAAATATATATTGATTTAGGTTTTCATAAACTTTGGAAAGACTGGTGGAAAGTTAGAAAGAAGATTAATGGAAAACCAAGATTAGTATTTTATAAAGGAGAAGTAACAGATGATAATTGGTGTGAATATTATATGGATATTCATGCTTCATATAAATCATTTCTTAATAAATGGTTTGCTATACATGTAGAACCAATGGGATATAAAACTAAATGGGGTGAAAATGTTTGGGAATATTGTCCTGAAGTAGTAATAGTATTTTTGAAAAAAATAAGATGTACTATTAGACTTGAAGCACCTAAAAATGTTGAGAACTGTAATTGGTGGTGGGTAGTTATGTATTTATTAACTCAAAAGAAAGATTAGACATTCCACCATCAATATCAATAGTTTTACCTGATGTAAGTATAGTTTTGAATAATGGAATTGTACCAGATAAACTTATTTGTATAACTTTACCTGTAACATTAAAATTTGGAAATAATTGACAATCACTTGTAAAGTGTACTTTCTTTCCAAGAAGTTTATTTCTAAGTAAATTGATTGAATATTTTTTTACTAATTCCATGATATATAAAAATAATTTTTAATGAATTATTATAATTTATTACTATATTGATAATGTAAAAACATAGATCATATGAAAAAGTCAAATGTAATTTCTTCCACTATTTCAGTTAAAATCTTTGATGGTTTAGACTATATTCTTGGTAGTGATAAGTTTGATTCAAAAGAAGATGCAAGAGCTTCTGCTGAAAGACTGATTAAATATCAGAAGGAACTTTTGAATACGAATACTGCATATGCTATGGTTTTCGAAGGAAAGAAAATGATTTATTACTTTGACTAAAATATGAAAAATTACACTGCATCAGCCACATTATCTGATAATACTATTGTTTCTATAATTGTAACAGTTAATACTAATAATATTAATATTGCTATTACTGTTTTATCAAAGGGTTATTATGTTGCATCAAAGCAATATAGAAAAACTATTGCAAAACCGGAAAGGTTTGATGATATGTATATTGTAAAGATAATTCAGGATGAAGTAGAAAGTATTGCTAATTCTTCTGAATATAAAATTGATTTTAATTTTTAATATGAATAATGACATCTTAGAGAGAAGTGTAAATACATCTTATGGTGTATTTCATTTTGAATTAGTTGATTATCCTGGTCCATCTCCTCTTGTTGATATTCATTTGAATACCACACATTTGGGTTGGACACATTATATTAATCTATCAGAAGCAAGTGATTTAGATTTATTAAATCTTGCTAATAATATTGAATATTCTTCTGAAGATGAAATTTATTAATTTATATATATGAAATCTATTACTGATTATATTTATGAATCTATTGAATTTGATATTGTAGATTCATATTATGGTAAAACTGGAATTGTTACTCTTGTAAGAAGAGAGAATGTTGATTGTGAAAATCTTTCTAAAGAAGATTTTGTCAAGATGATGAAAGAAGATCTTGATATTGCTGGTAAAGAATACAAAGAGATTTGTAAAAAAGCTAATGATGAATATTTTGAAAAACGTCTTGAACAAATAAAGAAAGAAGCTATTGAATATGCTGAAAAGAAATATAAGAGATCTTCTTATAAAGAAAAGTATATTCAGAATGCTATAAAGAATGCTGAAGATTCAAGAAAGTTTTGGGATAAAGATGGACGTATTTTCTTTGATTTTAAACCTGAGAAGGGTGAACAAGGTATTAGAGATGTTTGTATCTTAAATCCTGATAAAACTGATGAGAAACAACTTGAAATGTGTTTTGATGAAGTAAGTAAGAGTAAATATTTTAAGAAAGCTACTGGTTGGGCTTTCAAATATGAATCTCGTGAAAAAGATAAGGTTTCTGTTTATAGTTTTAGACCTTATGTAGATCTTCTTCTTGATGAAACTTCTCGTGAAGAACAGAAAAGAGATGAAGAAAGATTAGCTAAAGCAATTCAAGATTTTTATAAAGGTACAAATTATTGGGGAGATTAAGAATGAAATATTGTAGTTTTTGTGGAAAGCCTGAAAGTGAAACTTCATTAATGGTATATGGTAATGGAGATTCATGTATATGTTCAGAATGTGCTGAACTTGTTAAACAATATATCAATGTAAATAAAGAATTTGCTTTTGCAAAAAATATTGATGGTATTCCTAAGCCAATTCAGATTAAAGAATTTCTTGATCAGTATGTAATTGGTCAAGATAATGCTAAGGAAAGAATTTCTGTAGCAGTTTATAATCATTATAAAAGAATTTCAAGTCAGAATATCAATGATGATGTTGAAATTGAAAAGTCTAATTGTATAGTAATTGGTTCAACTGGTACTGGTAAGACTCTTATTGCAAGAACAATTGCTAAGATGCTTGATGTTCCTTTTACTATTGTTGACTGTACTTCTTTAACTCAGGCTGGTTATGTAGGAGATGATGTTGAAAATATTTTGACTCGTCTTCTTCAAGCTGCTGATTATAATATTGAAAGAGCAGAACAAGGTATTGTCTTTATTGATGAAATAGATAAGATTGGTCGAAAGGGTGGTAATCCTTCTATTACTAGAGATGTTTCTGGTGAAGGTGTACAGCAAGCTCTTCTTAAGATTATTGAAGGTAGTGTAGTTGGTGTACCTCCTCAAGGTGGTAGAAAGAATCCTGAACAACCACTTTTGTATGTAAATACTAAGAATATTCTTTTTATTTGCGGTGGTGCATTCGAAGGAATTGATAAGAAGATTGAAGCAAGATATAATGTTCATACAATTGGTTTTAATAATACTGGAAAGACAGATTTAGGAAATGAAAATCCTCTTAAACATGTTTCTCCAATGGATTTGAAATCATTTGGTCTTATTCCTGAACTTATTGGTCGTCTTCCTGTAATTACTTATATGGATGATCTTGATGAAAAGGCTCTTCGTCAAATTTTAACTGAACCTAAGAATGCTCTTGTAAAACAATATAAGAAGTTATTTATTCTTGATGGAATTGAATTAACCTTTGAAAATAAAGTATTTGATTATATAGTTGAAAGAGCAATTGCTAGTAAACTTGGTGCTCGTGGTCTTCGTGTTATTATGGAAGACTTAATGACTAAACTTATGTTTAGTTTACCTACTAAGAATGTAACTAAGTATAAAGTTACACTTAATTATGCTAAGAAAATACTTGATCCAATAACATATAAAATTTAATAAATATGGGTAAATCAAATAAATCAAAAAATTTTAAAAAGTTATATAGACAACTACGTATTAAAGAAGATACTGGATTTTCTCATCAATATATATTAGATTCATATGGAGTTGATTCAGAATTTCTAAAAAAATCTACTGGTGATAAAATAACTATTGGATTTGATACAAATAAAATTGAAAATCTTCTTACAGATTTTATAAATGATGGTTGGAATATTATAAGTGTATCTGAAGATAGTACTAGTATATGTTTTCATCTAGTTGCAGATGAAGAAGAATAAATAAAAAAAGAGGAAAATAATTCCTCTTTTTTTATGAAATATAATAAAACATTACTATATTACATTTGAACTTTTTAACATCCTATATTATGTTTGAACTATTAAAATCTTTATTTTTTAATCAAAGGAGAGTATATACTCTTAAGCCTAAGTTTGAAATTGGTGACGTGTGCCTTTGGCCTGGTAATATTGACAGTTGTGATGATGCTGTTGTAGAAATTACTAATTGGTTCAGAGATGTAACTGAAAATGATGAGGAAGTTATTATGTATGAATTTACTGATATTTATCGTCATATTGACTATTCTGGTATTGAAGAAAAATATTTACAGCTTCTTGCAACTAATGAAGAAATGTTGGAAAATGTAACTCCTTATGAAATTGAAACACTTTATCAAAGGGTTTGATTATGGTACCAGAAACAATTACAGCACAATTAAGAAATAAATTAGGACCAATTCAAACATTAGTTGACTTAGTTGAACTATATTATAATGAAGAATCTCTAAGAGAGAACATTATAAAATATTTAGAAAATAAAGATTTTGTCAATAATGTTACTACTTCATTATCTGACATTAAGAATTTTCTAATTACTATAGATAAATTTATTTATAATAAATTATGAAGATTTTTAATAAAGTTAAATGTTTTGTAAATAAAAGGATAAACAATGTTATTAGAAACATTGAGGAAAATAAGAGACTGAAAATTGGAGAAGATTTTCAGTCTACTGTTAATTTCTTAATGAGAAAAAACAAAAAAGGAGAAAACTTATATTTTCTTGATCAATTAAAATATATTGATAGAAACCCCTTTGTAGATAGTGTTAAGGATATTCCTACATTATTTACAAAGGGCCGAGAACATAAACTTATAGTTCGCCTTGTTCAGACAAACTACAGGATTAAAAAGTCTGGAGAAGTATTTACTGTTGATCCTGGTAATAATGAAGATGTTTTAGGAAGATGTAAGGCATATGAATTTATATATACATATTATAGACCAATTTCAAAGAAGGATAATGAAATAAGATTATGCTATATTGGTTTTAATATTTGTATGAATTATGATAAAGATTCTAAAACACGTGTATATTATAATGAATGAAACCATTTGGAATAAATAAGACAACTCCTGGTAGTGGTATTTGGAAAACAGATTATCATCTTCATGATAAAAATCATAGAAAGGTAGGTAATTGGTGGGAATATTTTGCTGAGAATACATTACCTAGAACTACTGTTAAAAAGAATGTAAAACAAGAAATTAATAAAGAGCTTTATGGAGTTAAACGAGCAGATTAATGAATTAAGTAATGTTATTAAAGAAAAATCTGAAGAACTTAAAAAGTTAAATTATCAATATAATAAGTTACTTAATAATGATAAAATCAATAAAATGAATGATAGTATTGGTAAATATTATCGTGGAAAATTTGATGGAACTGGTACAATAACTTTATTTAAACCTAAAAAAGTTGATATTATTAATTCTATTTGTATAAAAGGTAATAGTTATAAATTACATTATTATGCTATTGGTGATGTAAATTTTACTTATTCAAATAATATTGTTCTTTCAGTAAGTGATTTCTTTGATGATTATGTTGAAATTTCTAAAGAAGAATATAATAGATTAGTTAAAGATATTTTAAATTGGTGTCATTTTAACAAATATTATGAAAACGTTTAGAGAACTTAAAGCTAGTGATAAAATATATGTCATCAATGAAGGTACATCAGCTGGTTATCTTCGAATAGAAGAATATATACTTGAAGAACCTTTACATCCTGATGAACGTATAAAAGGTACATATATAGCTAAACAAAAAGATTGTTCATATCCACTTATTATACATGAATCATTATTAGATGATACAGATTGTGGATTTATATTTACTAATCTTGAACAAGCTCTTGAATTATATAAAGAAAAGAGTAAAGATATAATGGAAAATCTTATTAAAAAGATTAAGAAGGTTCAAGAAGAGTATTATAATCTTGCTAATGCATATATAACAATTTATAATAATTTACAAGAAACAGATACAAATAATTTAAAAATTGCTAAATGTTATCATGAGGACAACTGATAAATATGTATTCTTTTGGAAAGAACATCCATTTTGTAATTTTACAAAATGTAAAATAAAATTTGCAAATCCATATTATGTTGCTGACGGTGATGATCCTTTTTACTTTTCTTCATCTGAGCAAATGTTTATGTGGTTTAAAGCAATGTTTTTCTTTGATACTGAAACAGCAGAGAAAATATTAAAAACATCAGATCCAGAAGAAGCTCGCCGTCTTGGTCGTGAAGTTAAAGGATATGATGACAAGAGATGGAATGATGTCAGAGTACATTATATGAAAACTGCAGTATCAGCTAAGTTTATCCAGAATAAAGAACTTAGAGATAAACTTATTGATCCTAAATATGATGGTAAGCAGTTTGTTGAGGCAAGTCCATATGATAGGATTTGGGGAATTGGTTGTGATCAGGATTCTGCTTTAAAGCTTGATAATTATAAAAATTGGGGCAGAAATGAACTTGGTAAGATACTTAATGAAGTAAGAGAAAAATGTATTAATTTAAAAGAAGTATTAGATGATTTAGGATTAGTTCCAAAGATTAATGTTGGAGAAGTTTGATTATGTTTAAGTGTGAAACACATATAGTACAATTTACTACTCAAAAGAATAATATCTTTTTTACAAGTGATACTCATTTTGGTCATGCAAATATAATTAAGTATGCTATGCGTCCTTATGAAAATGTTGACCAAATGAATGAAGATCTTATAAAGAGATGGAATTCTGTAGTTGGTCCAGATGATATTGTATTTCATCTTGGTGATTTTATGTTTGGTAATATAAATCGTTTCTGGGAATATCGTTCTAGATTGAATGGAAAGATTTACTTAATTCATGGTAATCATGATTATAAGTTAATGTGTGAAGGAAATATTGAAGAAGGATTTGAAGATATTTGTGCTCAAATGAATATTTGTGTTGATGGACAAAAGATTTATTTGAGTCATTTTCCTTTCCTTACATTTGATGGTATTTTCAAAGATAAGCCTTCATGGCAATTATTTGGACATGTTCATTCAAATAAGAATCATCCATATACATCTCCTGATATGCCAAGATTAAATTATCTTCTTCCTACACAATATGATGTTGGTATAGATAATAATGATTATACTCCAGTTTCTTTTGCTCAAGTAAAAGAAATAATTGAAAAGCAGATAGCAAAAGCTTAATCTTTAGCGCTTCTTTTTAATTCTGGGATAGCTTAAGGAGATAGACGATATATTTTATTAAAATACTAAATAAATAAAAAGAGAGCTATATATTTAGCTCTCTTTTAATGTGTAATTAATACCATTATAATATTTTGAAAACTTTTGTTTTTGTATATTATGAGTATTAAAATATAATTCAATCAATGATGGATAATTTTGTTCATGTTTTATTTCAACTATAATATCATCTATAGATTTAGATAATCCAGTTTTATAATTATAGAATTTTATTTCTGTATCAATAGTTATTCTTTCTTTTTTATCTTTAGAAATAAATGTAGTTCTTTTATATTTTATATCTAATTCTTTTTCAAGTGAAAGATTATAATGAAGATTTTCTTTAATCCAATCTTGAAGTATTGATATATCTTCATTAGTTATTTTCTTTCTTATCTTATTAGTTATTCCATCAGTCTTTGTTTTAATCTCAAGATATTTCTTACCATTAGAATATTCTCTTATTCTAAGTTTCTGTCGATTGTTTATATTATTTCTATGCTCTTGATACATATCTAAATCTATAGTATCATAATAAATAGAATGATATTCAAATAAAAAATTATTTTCTTCTTTTACAATATACCAATCAGATTCTATATACTTATAAAAATCATAAAGTTGAGAAGGTGTAAGTACATACTTCTTCTCAACCCTATTAAATAATTTTATCTTTTTAGCTTCTTTTAAAGAAATCTCATTCATTCTTTTTTCATTCCTATATGCCATTTTTTACAAACTTCACATAAATAAGAAGAATATCTATACATCTTATATTTATTTATCCATGCATCAGCTTCTTCTTGAGTTTCAAATTTCTTCTTGGGTTTCCAAGTTCCATTTTTTCTTGTGTAATGTTCTCTTTTAATAATGTGTTTATTACAGTCAGATCTTGTTGTTTGTTTTTGTTTTATCATCAATAGAATTTAATATTTTTGGTAAAAAGCTAAAATATAAATTCTATCAACACCGGATAATTACCATTAATAAAGATTATATATATTTATTATATTCCATTTGTAAATAAAAGATAACAATTATCTTTACTTGATGACCATTCCCAGTCAACATGTAATTCTTTTTTAATTGTTACAGCTACATCTGTACCCATTTTATCAATACTAATTCTTTTACTTAATTCTTCTGGGTAATATAAATATACTCGTAAATCTTTTCTGCCGTTTTTACTAACACTTTCTCTTGGCGTAACTGAAAAATCATCCATATAACAATCAAACCAATTATGTTCTTCAAGATATTTTATTATAATATCTTTAACTTTATTTATTAGTTCTTCATCTGGAGATACTAAATTTTTATTAAGATGAAGTTTTTCAGTTATATATTGAGTTAAATTATTCATTATAATGTTTTATAAAATTGTATATAACTATCAGGATCATCTTTTACTTTCTTAATAAATTCTTCTACTTTATCAAGAGCACCAACAATGCCTTCTTCAAATTTCTTTGTTTCAAAAGAGCAATATGGATCATCATCATAACTACATGAACCTATCTTACCAATCCAAAGTTTCCATGATCCATCTTTAAATCCAAGTAAAAAGTCAATATATAAACCTTCTTCTTTATCTTCAAGTTTATATTCTATCTTCTGATATTTTTCATTATCATTTAACCATTTTACTTTTTTATCTGGAGCTTTCCATATAGTAAACTTAATATCACCACGACTTGTTGAAGCAGTAATATCATCTTTTTCTTCTAATAAATATTCTTTAAGACTTTTCATAATTAATATTCTTTTGTACTTTCTTTTGTTAATTTTTCAAATGGAACTACTCCATCATAAAAATATGAATGAGGTTCATCTTCATTTGAATCATCATTTGAATCAATATGAAGTTTTGACAAATCTAAATCTTTTGTTTTTATACTAAATAATATAATATCAGAAGAATCAAAATCTTCATATGCATCCCAAATTTCATCTGAATTTTCAACATAATAGTATGCATTTTCTGGATTAACATCAACAAAAAATCCTTGTTTTATATGTTCATATTCAGTTCCTTCATAATCCCAGAATCTTTTCTTAGGAATTTTACCACCTAATCCATATTTCTTTATATCACTTAATCTTTGTTTTATTGTTGCATGATATACTACATCAGGTATATTCTTTTTATTTTCTTTTAACAAATATTCTTTAAGTGTTTTCATATTATTTTTTATCTATTATTCTTCTGCTACTTCAGGTGTCTTATCATCAAAACCAACAACACACCAACCCTCTTTACCATAAGCAATTGTTTTATTGTTAGGATCTTTTACAAATTTTATAGTTGCATCTGTTCTTTGTTTATCTAATTCAAGTTCATGCTTAAAATAATCATCTCTTAACTTAGCATACTTCTTTAATATCTTACCTCTTTCTGTTAATGCCTTTCTCATCTTATCTGGTTCTTTCCAAGAATTGATAAACTCATCATCTGATGCGCATCTTTGAATTGCTTCTGAATATAAATCAACTATATCTTTCTTCTTATCTTTTTTCAATCTCCACCAATAATAGTATCTTTCATATTCAGGATCTTTTTCATTATGTATATCAAATAAGTTAGCACATTTTTCAAAAAAGTATTCTATCTGAGCAATTGCTTCCCAAGCAGAATTACCATCTAAATCTATTCCTTCACTATTAGACCACACTCTTTTGAAGCATTCATCATATATAGTTTCTAATATTGACATATTTATACCTGCTCTTAAATCAAGAGCTGAGTCTGTTTGTTGTGGATCATATCCCCATGCTCCTTCAAACATATATTCTTTTAAATCTCTCATAACTTCTATTATATTATATATAAAAATAAAAAAATGTAGACTTACGTCTACATTTTCTTTAAGAATTATGATTTCAATTTTACATTGAAGTAGGTCCCAAATTATTTTCAGATAGCAACTTCTTTAGTTTTCCATAATCTTTATCAGATATGAAAAATGTTACCTGATCATTTGTCCTTACTCGTTTGACAGTTGAATTGTCATCAAGAACGACTGTGTCAATGAAGGAAATATTATTGGTATTAATCATAAAGGGACCAACAACTTCCTTTGTTTTTTCAATTTCAATTAATTCAATAAACATAACTTTAAATATTTAAATGGTTAAAAAAATACACATTTCAAGAAGTCATTTACATCAAGATAATTTATCCCTGCATTCTCCGCTGATTTCTTATCACTATCACTAAAATCTCCTTCTTTACCAGATGCATCTCCAATCATTAACATATCATCTGATGTATATCCATTTTCTCTAAGTTTATATTCATCAATAAAATATTTAATCATTCCAGGATTTGGTTTACGGAATGGATCTTCTTTATCCATACTGTCACAATACATTGACTGAATATCTATAAACTTAGGATGTTTAATATATCCACGAATACTTGCCTCAACATAATCAAGTTTCTTGACAAAATCACTTTCAGTGACAAACTTACCAATTCCTCCTTGATTAGTTACAATGAACATATATTCAGGTTCAAGTTCTTTAATCTTATTAAGAACATCAAATTTGAGATCCATATCCCAAATACCTTGAGCCCAAGTTTTACCAGAATGAGTCTTGATTAAAGTATCATCAAGATCTGCAAATAATATTTTATACTTTTTCATATTTTTTTAATTCCAATATAATATGGTTATAAATGTGTTAAAATTCAAATTATTTTATGTTAAATTGTATTGTAATACTTTCAATATCTCTATAATATATAAGATTTATAGTTTCATGTTCTATATCAACACTTATATCTTCACAATACCAAGGACCATATTTAATATCTATTACATTTGATTCAAATTGATTTATCATTTGTTTCATTAATTAAATATTTTTTAATCTTATTGTATGATTCAATATCTATATTTACTGATCTATTTTTATCGAAATATATACAATATCTTTGAGAACCTTCTTTAACAATATATTTTTCTTTATTTTCCCATTCAAATCCATCAATTGAAATACATCTAATTTCATCAGTATTTATAATTATTTTACCTATAATAACTTGTTTATATTTCCAATTACCTCCATTATCGGTTTCATTATTATTACAATAACGGCTAATTTCATTAATTTCAATAAACATAATTAATTAATTTTATATTTTTCAGCTGTTTCTTTATTATAATTACCTATTGTCTCTGGATTTAAAAATTCTGGAGTTACATTTACATATATTAATTCACTTTCCTTTTCTTTATCTTTTTCAACTTTTATATCTTTTATATAATGATATATATCTTCAATAATATTACTCATCTTTTTTCTCAAGTAACATATTTTTCTTAATAGCGAATTCAAATATTCTATCCATGAATTCTTTGTCATATTTAAATGCTGGTTTATGTATCTTAAAATCTTTATCACCATCAATTACAAAACCAGGAAGTTGTACTATTAAGAATTCTACATCATCTTCAGTTGTACCTTCTGGAAGATAATCAGAATATATTAATCCTGTCTTATAGAAATAACCTTGCATTGTATATGTTACATGATTACAGTTATCATACATTTTTGCAGGTCCAAGAAGTTTTTCCCATACATTCTTATAATCAATACTTTTACTACTCTTCCAATCAATGATTATCCATTTACCTGTTCTCTTATTTCTGAATAATGCATCAAAACGACCTTTAATATAATAATCTCCTACTTTATAATATATAGTCTTTTCTCTAGTAACAAATTCCATATCACCAGATTTTGTAAGAACACTCCAGAAATTTTCAAATGATGAAATAAGACCCTTCAATCTTTCATCTCCATCTACATCATTATCAAGTTTATACATTTCTAAATCATCTGGAGTACCAGTTAATTTAATACCAATATAATCATCAAGAAGAGAACCATATTGTCTTGATGCTGCACCTTTAGACTCCCAAATAGCTTTTATCTCATCTTTAGATAAATGATAATATTCACTTTCAGGATTATTATAATGTTTATTATATGTCTTTTCCAACATTGCTTCCTGATCAACAGGTTTAGCAATAAGACTAAGAGTTGCAGATATACTTAAAGTTTTTAAACTCTTATCTATCTGTTTATTAAAATTTATTTCTTCCATATAAACTATGTTATGATTTTCTATATGTTGTTAAAAATTCAATTATTCCTATATTATATGTACCATCATAAGTACTTATAGTAACATTAAATAATGTTTTGTCAATAACTTTAACAGGGGCTCCACAACCAGGACCCCAATATAATGCATCAAATAATACAATACTTTTATATTTGAAATATATAAATATTAATATTAAAAAAATTATTATTAAAAATATTAACAAAGTCATATCAGATATACATTTATATATTATAAAATAGAAAAATTATAACATTTAATTCACTTTATTTTGAATTTACAGATTTATTATCTATATTATTTTTGAATATTTAAATTAATTTATTATGACAACTACATTTTTAAACCCGTATGCACTTAGTGTAGATTTTGATAAAGAATGTATTAAGTATGGAATTCATAAGCTCACAACTTATGGAAAGAAATGCAAACAAACCTCTGTAATGATTTTTGGTTTGATTATTACTTGGGGATATTTCATTTAATAAATATAAATAAAACAAACAAATTAAAATTATGACTGGAACAATTGATTTTAAAAAGTTCACAGGAGAAAAGCTTCCTAATGTGGAAGAGTATGTGCGTGACTATTATAAGTCACATCGTAACATTGATATAATGGTTGGTACTGACTCACAGAGTAAGGGTAGCAAGACTTGCTTCTCAACTATTATTGCAATGTACGATAAGGGAGATGGTGAACATGGACATGGTGCTCACTGTATTTTCCGTCGTTGGTATGTACCTCGTTATCGTAGAGAACAGCGTGCCGAAAGACTTCTTAAGGAAGTTGAAGAGTCTATCAATGTTGCAAAGTCACTTCGCGAATATGGCGTTCCTATTGCATATGTTGATATCGATATTAATCCTAATCCTGGTTCAAGAGGACAGAATAAGTCCAATGAAGTTTTTACTGCTGCAAAGGGTTGGGTAGAAGGAGAAGGATTTGAGTGTCGTTATAAGACTCTAGGTTATCTTATTACTTCTCTTGCTGACTGGGTCGTAAAAAGCTAATAAATGGCTAAGTCTAAAAAATATTCCGAATTAAAAGAATATCGTACTATGTGGATTTCACTCCCTTATAATACAAATAAGGGAGTGTGTCCTTATACTATAGCATCAGCAGAAGGAAATTCTACTGGATTTTTTGAAAAAGAATTAGAGATAATTAAAAAAGATAGTAAAGTTAGAGTTTATACTTTAGCAGGCTTTTTATCATATTTTTGTAATCTTCTTAATTATTCTATAATTTCTATTGTACCACATGAAAGTAAATATGGTGGTTGGTTTTATTATATTACATTGATAAAAGATTGAATTTTATAATTTATCAACTATATTAAATTGAAAATAATTTAAACTATATATGACCGATTTAGAACTTTATAATAAAGCAAAAGAAGCGTATTACAACGGTACTCCAATTATGGAAGACTTTGAGTTCGATGAGCTTGAAAAGCGTCTTGGACTTGAAAATAAATCATATATTGGTGCTAAGAAAAATCCCACTTATACAATTAAACATCCATTTATTATGGGTAGTCTTTCTAAGGTTCAGATTAAAGAGAATTCTGAAGGAAAGATTATCTTTAGTGATTATGTAAATGATATTAATAAATATCTTCTTAGGAATAATGCTAATTGGTTTATTGTTACTCCTAAATTTGATGGTTGTTCATTTGAATGTTCTGTAAGTGGAGAGAAGAATAATGTTATTTTTATTTCTTCTCGTGGAGATGGTGAGTATGGTAAAGATTTGAACAAACATCTGATTAATAAACTTCTTCCTGATATTAATAAACTTAATAAACAAATTCCAGAAGATTATGTTCTTCGTGGAGAAGTTCTTATTGATAGATTTATTTTTGAAAATAAATATTCAGAATTTGTAAATCCTCGTTCATTCGTATCTGGTCTTCTTAATAGGGATTATACTCCTGAAATTGAAGATATGATTAATGACCTTTCTGTTGTCATTTATGATATCAGAATTATGGATGATCATGCCAGATGGATTGATATGGATTGGATGGGTTATGATTATCCTGATAAACCTCAATTTTATTTTACTATTGATAAATTTGATAGTAAAATGCTTGAAGGACTTTATCATAAATTTGAATCTTATAGAAATGAAGATTGTCCATTTGCTCTTGATGGAATTGTTTTAAAACCAGTCGCTGGTCTAAGAGAGAATAATCTTACAGAACATCGTCCTAAAGATTGTGTTGCTGTTAAGTTTGCTCCTCAACTTAAAGAAACTGAAATTGTAGATATCAAATGGCAGCTTTCTAATAAAACTGGTGAATATACTCCAGTTATTATTGTAAATCCTGTAATTATGGATGGTAAAGAAGTTACAAGAGCTTCTGCACATAATTATGGTTATATTCTTGAAAATAAAATCAGTATTGGAACTAAAGTAATTCTTTCACTTGCTGGTGATATTATTCCTTTTATTTATAAGATTACTGATACATCTAAATATAATGAATCTAATATCGGACTTATTGATATTAATGATTGTATTATAGATGGTGTTCATCTTTATAAGAAACTTTCTGAAGAAGAAATTATTAAAAACAGTTTTCTTGCTTCTGCAGAAGCTCTTAATATTCCAAGTATTGGTCCTTCTGCTGCTGAAACAATTTTTGAATATGTAAAAGAACAGTGTAAGGGAGATGAATTCTTTGATATTCCAGAAAAACCTGTTCCAAATAATATTCTCTTTGTTTCTGGAAATGAAATAGATAGTGCTCTTGGTGGTAAACTTGGAACTAATGCCAAGAAATCATTTAATGAATATCTTAAAAAGCTTACTTTAAAAGATATTATTGTTTCTTGCTCTTTCCCTCTTTGTGGTATAAAAGTTGCAGAACAGATTGAAAAAGAAATGATTAAATCTGGTGATGGTGATTGGACATCACTTCCAAAAATTGCTTATGAATGGGTTTTTGATATTCAAAATCCTAAATATCATCAAGTTATGAGTATAATTAATTCTATTGGATTTGATATGGATCAGTATCGTATTCAGGTAGAAGAAGCTAAAGCAATTCGTGGAGATCAGATTCCAATCATTATGACTGGTGAACCCAATGATTATCTTTCTAAGGGAGATTTCCTTAATAAACATCCTGAATATCGTAATACTGGTTCATGGAAAGAAGTTCAGATTGTATTTACTAATTCTCTTGATAGTAATACTGGAAAGATGAAGAAAGCTCGTGAAAAAGGAATTGAAATTAGACTTTATTAAAAACTATAAAATTATGAATATTATTGAAAAATATAAACTAAAGAAAGCAGAAAATCAAAGAGTTAATATTGTAATTAATTCTACTTTTGATTATAAAGATCATGATTTAAATATATTTAAAGAATGTTTATCTCAATGGTCTAAGGATATGAATAATTGTCATACTAATATTAAGTATGATTGGATTTATTCAAATCCTGATCAAAAAGAAAAAATTTTCTTTGTATCTACAACTATTAAAGAGTTGAAACAACATAAACTTGATAAACTTATCACAAATGAAAAGATTTTATCTTATTCATATATGACAACTGAACAAAATAGATATGTTTTTCCTTTATTAGATAATGAAAGTAAATATATGTCCTATGTTAGTTAAATGGAGTAAAGATGGAAACAAATGTTTCTGTGTAGAATTTGATAAATTTACTTGGTATAATATATTTAGAGTAAATAATACAGATTCAGTTAAAGGTATCAATTCATATATAGAAAAGAATTGGTGGTTATTTGGATTTAAGTTTACATATATCGATGTAGACTACGATGATATTGTATTTATTGAATTAAAACCAGAAGATAATTATACTTCAAGTGAAGATTCTCATAAAGTAAAAGTTCTTAAAGAGACATTAAAATCTTTTGTTAATTCTGGTGAATATGATAAATATAAACCAGCATTTAATTGGAATTTTTATAAAAGAGAAGATGGTGAATATATATTTTTTATAACTGGTCCTAAACAATGGTTTATAGATAATGGGTTAAGTTGTTTAGTTAATTCTTTAAGAGAAATTACATTTGATAATGATAAAGAAATTTATTTTCCTAAATATAATCCATTTAAAACAAATATAGTATCTTATATTCCTACATATGATAATTTAGATGAAGAATAATTATGTTTTGGTTTAAAGCAAATAATTCATATAAAAAAGAATCTGGTGGTTGGAGTAGTGATAGATATGAAAAAACATATAGTTATACTCTAAGTAAAACCAGATTTAATTCTTCTCTTGTACATGCTATATGTGAAACTACAGGATATTGGTTTCTAAAGAATGATGAAGAATATGGTACTGAAAAATATAAAAAGAGAGAAGAAGAATTAAATAATATGAAATTATATATTGTTGAAGTAGGAAATTATATTCTTGATGTATCTAAAGAAACATATGATAAAATACTATCTGAAATGGAATCAGAAAATTCAATTTCAATATCATAAAAAAGAGGAAGAATTTATTTCTTCCTCTTTTTTTTAACTTATAGTTCCCCAAAGTTTTGAAAGTCCACTAAATTCAGTATTATTTGTAATTGTTATTAAACCAGATTTTAATGTTACTGAATCTGTATTAGCATCTCCAATAGTAGTATTACCATTAAGTGTTAAATTACCATGTACTGTAAGTGCACCACCAATTATACCACTACTTGTATAGAATGCTCCATTTGTTGTATAAGTATTAGGAGTATAATATTGATAACTAATAGTATTATCATTAGGTGTTGATGTTATACCAGCTAAATATATTGCATTACTTGTATTCTTAACTGTTTTAACTTCATTACTAATACCAAATGTTACTGTACCATAAGTATAAGATAATTCTCCAGTTGAAGAAAGATTAACATTCTTTATAAAATCAATTGCAAAACTATTTACAACAGTATTATCTGATTTTGTTCCTGTATTAGCAAAGTTTCTACCAGATGCACTAAGAGTACCATCAGTACCCATTGTTATACTGTATACAAAACCACTACTTTGATTAATACTTCCTGAATGATGAGATAAATTAGCATAAATATCTGTATATTCATATGATAATTTAGTTTGAGTACCAGTTTGAGTTAATACAACTCCAGTTAATACTTTTACACCAGTATTTGCTGAATTAGTTCTTAAAATATCTACTTGATCATTATTAGTATTAATTGTTTTAGCACTTAAACCATTTTTATTCTGTGAACTTGCAGTATCAACAGATAAATCATAATATGAATAAGTTAATGCTCCAGCAGTACTAAGAGCTACATTAGTTATTACTCTCTTAGTTTGTACAGTATTTTCTGCAGATGTACCAGTATTGGTATGATTTACATTAGCATAATTATATGATAATGTACCATCACTTCCAATAGAAACTCCTACAACATATGCTGTATGTGTTGTTGCTGAAGCAGCTTTACTTGTACTAAATGAACCAAAACCCATTGATACATGTCCTTCAGTATCTTGAGTATATGATATAGCAAAATTACCACTTCCACTTCCAGAAATATCTCTAGTAACATATGAAAGTACATTATTTGTACCAACATATACACTTGTTACAACACCTGTTGTTGCTCCTGAATGATTTACTGAGTCAAGACCAACAGAAGATGTTGAGTGACCAGATTCAGTTACATTAAGAGGAGTATATGAATAAGATAATACACCATCACTTGAAATAGAAACACCTGTTATTACATTTGTATAACTTGTTGTAAGTGTACCATTATTTGTAGCAGAACCACTATTTGTACTATGAGATGTATTTAATAAAGTATAAGCATATGATACTTTACCATCTTTAGTTTGAGTAAGTCCTGTAAGAACATTTACTTTAGTACTATTTGTTATAGTTGTAGTACTTCCAGCAACTCCACTAGCAGATGTTGTTTCAAGATTTCTATAATCATAATATAATACACCAGTAGTTGTAATATATGCATTAGTTATAACATAATTACCATTCTTTTCATTTGGTTGAGTTCCAAAATCTCTACCTGATGCACTTAATTCACCATCAGAACTTAATGAAACACTATATATAAATCCTTCTGGTTTACTTAATGAACCACTATGATGTCCTTGATATGAATAAAGATATGTATAAGAAGTATCTAATTCTGTTGTAAGACCATTTTGAGTTAAACTAACTCCAGTTATAACTCTTAAACCTTTATTCTTAACATTTCTTAATAAATCTTGAGAATTAGTATTTGTTACTTCAGTTGCTGAAGAGAATGTATGAGTCTTATTAGTAATATCTAATGGATAATATGTATAAGATAATGTACCATCAGATGTTAAATTAACATTAGTAATTACATTAGATGATTTTGAACCACCATTATATACTTGTGTAGGAGTTAATTGTCTTAAATCAATATTCTGATTAATTACATTCCATCCATCACTTGATGTTGCTGCAGCAGAATCAGAATATGATATTACCATATCACCAGCAGATACTCTTTCTCCGTAAAAATAACCAGTTCCATTTACTTTATAAACTGCACCAGCACTATAATCAGGTGTTTCATGACCTGGATGGACAGTATTATGAGTAAATGTAACTGTTCCATTTTGCGCTTGTGAAGGAGTAACTGTACCACAATATCTTAAAGCATCATTTGCTCTAAATTGATCATCAACATATTTCTTTGTTGGAAGTCCTGAAATTTGATAAGCAATTGTATGTGATGTAGCATTTCCATTAGTTGTTGAAACTCCAGTAAGAGCATATACAAAATTAGCATCACCTTGATATGTTACTTGAGTTATGCTTAAATCATGATATTTAAAATCATTTTCAGGATCTACATAAATAGTATCATATGTCTGATGAACTTTACCTGTAGTATCTATATATGTATATGAAACAAACTTATGTGGATTACTACTTGAATATGTAACTAAATTATGTTTACCTTCATTAGTAAATGAATTTGTAAATTTACCTTTAGATACACTTACTTTACCATCTTTAGTTTGACTAAATCCTGTTAAGAAATTATCAGAATCAGAACCACTAATATCTCTATAATCATAATGTATCTTACCATTAGCATCAATATAAGTATAAGTAACTACATAATTTTGTTCTGTTGTTTTTACATGACCTTCTGTAGCAAATGTTCCTTTTGATATACTTATTTTACCATCAGCTGTCTGTGTATATCCTGTTACAAAATTTCCACTATCAGAACCACTTATATCTCTATAATCATAATGTAATTTACCAGAATGATCAATATATGTATATGTTATAACATATGTTTGATTAGTAGTTTTTTGATGACCTTGATTAGTAAATACTTGAGTAGAAACAGATACTTTACCATCACCAGTTTGAGTATATCCTGTTAAAAAATCACTTGATTCAAAACCACTTAAGTCATGATAAGTATAAGATAAATCACCATAACTATTTATATGAACATTATTAATAACATGAGTTCCAGAATTATTAACAGTTCCAGTATTTGTACTTGATATAGCTCTATTAACTATATCTTGAAGTGTTGTAGCTGAATCTCTATTAGCACCATTAAATCCACCAACATTAATAAGATATGCATTACCATTATCAACTACTTCAAAAGCATTTTTACGATTGCTTTGACTTGTACCAATACCAATAGATGATATTGTATTATTATTTGATTTATTATATTTACCTTCAGCATGCTCAGCATTATTATATGTATAAGTATATAAACCTTCAGCATGTGAATAATTTCCAATAGAATATGTATTTTTACCTTCAGAATGTGTTGATTCTCCATAAGCTACTGAAGAATTTCCTTCTGAATGTGAAGATTCTCCTAATGAATATGTATTATTACCTTCAGCATGAGAATTTATACCATTACTATAAGTTAAAAGTCCTTCAGCATGAGAGTTATCTCCATTTGCCTCAGTAAGAACACCTTCAGCAAATGAATAATCTCCTGTTGCTTTTGTATGATCACCACTGGCAAATGAATTATCTCCTGAAGCTAATGTATAATTACCAAAACTAACAGCATTTTCTCCAGAAGCTCTTGTTTCAGTACCACCAGATAATGAACTTTTACCAGAAGCAACTGTATTTTCTCCAATAGATAATGAATATTTACCAGAAGCAGAATTACCGCCTTCTTTAGTAGTAATACTATATGCACCTAATGAAGGAATCCAAAGAATATTTTTTGATAATTCATTATATTTAGATTTACCTACACCTACATAAGTATCAATAGCTGGAACATATATTTGTTGTTCATCACCTATAAATATTAATGAATTATAATATATATCTTTTATAGTTTGTGATATATCAACTCCATGTTTTACATATGTAAAAAGTTTATTTGAAATATCAACATTAGAATTAGCCATATTTTATTAATAAAATTATACTTCTTTATGTATAAAAATAAAATTTATATAAATAAAAAAAGAGATTTGCATTGCAAATCTCTTAAATTTTAGGCATATTAAATGTTGGCATTTTAGGCATATTAACTGAAGGAGTTTTCATTGAGTTATAATTTGGAAGTTTTCCGATATTACCATATCTCTTTTCATCCTCTTTATTTCTCTTTTCTTGTTCCTTATTTTCTTTATTGATATCTTGAATAATATATTCATATTCAAAATACATCATTCTATCAATTTCAGATGGTTGTATATGCCAGTCTCTACAAATATAAAGTTTACTTTTTACCAAATTTCTTACGTCCACCTGCCATATTGAATAGAGAACGGATTCCATCTTGAAAGGAAATAGCTGCGGTTACCTCCTCACCACAAGTTGGACATGTTTGAACTAAATTTGTTGATGGCATAACAGTAATATTATTTATTACTTCATCCATAAATGAGAACATTTCTGTGTCCCAACTCTTAAACTTAACTTCATATTCTCTAATCTGACGCTGAGCAATTTGTAAATCCTTAGAAATCTTTGGTGCAAGCCAAGGAAGGAATTTAACAAATACATTATCAACCTTTTTCTTATTCTGTACTCTATCAATAAGCCATGCTTTAATATTAGCATCCTTTTCAAGAGTAGGAAGATAAAGAACAATCTTTTCTGGCCATTCTACATCATATTCTTCAGGATCAATTAACCAATTCTGTTCTTCTGATGAGAAATACTTCATTACATCAGGATCAGGCATATCATACATAAGACTCTGAGAATTAAGAGTAAATGTTACAGGATTATCACAGTTTGGACAATCTTCAGTAAATTCAACTTTCTTTTCACCATCAATAAATGTATATTCTCTTATAAGAAGAATGAAGAAGAATCTATCCCATGAACGAATATTACCCCAAGGAAGTGGACCATTAGGTGTTACAATAGCTAAACAAGATTTAAGAATCTCATTAAAAACATCATCAACTGAATTAGGATTTTCATCATCAATAGTTGACCAGTTTCTAACAGCTTCTACTGTAGCAGGACGAATCTTAAATTGCCAATCTTCTGGATAGAAAATAGCTCTATCACCAAGTAAGCGCTTATCAACATCCATCCAACCATCTCTGATTTCAGTACTTTGAGTAATTTTTTCGCCAACTCTGGTAAGTTTCTTTTCTTCTACCATTTCTTTATCGGCTTCTTTATCGCTTTCGCCATATCCACCAATCTTATGAGTTAATTTAGTTCCAAGAAATTGAGTAGCTTCATTTTCAGGTTTTGATGGAGTAGTAGTTTCTTCAACTACTGTTTCTCCTTCAAATTCTGGAATTTGACCTGAAAGATTTTTTTCTACATCATTAATATCAACTTCTCTCATTTCTATATATAATTATTTATTTGTTAGTTATGTAAAAATAACTTTTATATTTAAATTTTAATCGATTTCTGCACCACAATATGGACAATATTTAAACTTTGTATTTAATTTATGTCCACAACTTGAACAATAAATCTTCTTTGCATCATTTGCTGTATAAGGTTTTCTTGAATAAGGAAGAATCTTAAACTTTTCAGTTCTAAATGCAAATATTTCAAGATCAATATCAACATTCTGGAATTTCTGATTTGAATGACTTCCTTCAGCAACACGACCAGTTTCAATTAAATTAGGATCAGCATCACCATCATAAGCTGCCCAACTAGATGAACTACCATCTTCATAATGTGTTTCACCACAACTAAATGATGCTTTTTCTGGAGTAAATTCAAGGGCTGTAGCGCTTGATGCTGAAGCACTTGCTGTTACATCACTTGCATCATACACACCAGTAGCAGCACCAAGTTCACATGAACAATAGTTTACAGAATTTAAATCAAGATTTGCTGAAAAATTAGTTATTCCTGAATCAACTGTATTAACTGAATTTGCATCACTACATGTAATGTTATAGTTATACCAAATGTTTGGTTTCCAAGGTTCTACAGTAATATCTCTATATATATAATCAGGATAATGATAACGATTGATTATAGTAGGTTTCTGCTTTCTATAGAACTTAATTTCAATTTCTCCATTATGAGCAATTGCTTTTTCTACTGCCTTAGATTCACCATCTACTGTATAAACCTTAAATTTGAATTTCTTTGCTTTATCAGTATATCTCTCTAACCACATTCTTTCACCTGGATTTAAGATAATGATATTAGATAGTGGTTCACCATCAATAAAAATCTCTGCTCCAATTTCTGTAGTTTCAGGATTAAATAACTGAATTTGAAATTCATCACCGTCATTAAGATATACGGTTCTTGTACAATCAGAAGTTTTGTACTCTTTTAACAATGATTTGTTAACTGCTAATTTAGAAAAGTTTTTGTCATCATTTGACTTAGTTTTTAAAGTATTCATAAAAGTTTATTGGATATATTTATAAACTTCATAGAAATGTATTCGATTCTGTTATAAATCTCAAGGGAAGCATAAATACTTCTCTACAAATCTATAAAATAATATCTTTATATAAAAATAGAAAAAACATTTGAATTTCTACTGTATTTCATTGAATTTTTTTAACTATTTACTATATTTATAATGTAATTAAAAAACAAACATTATGACGAATATAGATATTGCAAATAATATTCACAATGCATGGAATGAGTTTAGTGCTAAGTTATTTTGTGAAAAGTCAACTTTTACTGTTTCTGATATAGAGAAAGCTTTTTATGAAGGTTCTGAAACTGTTTTAATGTTATTTGGAATAGTTGATAAGAATCATGAATATACTGCTGGTGATGAATATGAATATGCACCTGAAGATATGTAATTAAAATAAACATTATGGATAAAGTATTTCCTGCAAAAACCTTGACAGTAGGTGATCTAAAAAGAATGCTTAATGGATTCAATGATTCAGATGAAGTTATGCTTCATTCTATTGTTGATAAGGAAGAAATTTTTCAGTTCAAAGATGAAGGAGACTATGTGGAGGTTGATGTTCCGGCAAGTCTTACTGTTTCTCATCGTACTCCAAATGGTTGTGAATATGCAACTGGTCAGTGTTGGATTTATTCTAAAGGTCTATTAGAATATTAAAGTTTAATATATTAATCCTTTAAATTATTAAAAATATTATGAAGAAATTTATTTTAATCATTGCTGCAATTATCTGTCTCTGTGGATGTACTGAGCAGATTCGTACTCGTCAGTTTGGTGGTGAAATGACTATCAATCTTCCTGCTGGACAGGAACTTATGGAGGTTACGTGGAAAGATGATGACTTGTTCTATCTTACACGTCCTATGACTCCTGATTATGTTCCAGTAACAAAGACATTCCAGGAAAGTTCTAGTTGGGGTGTAATGGAAAGCACCGTATATTTTATTGAATCTCGATAAATATTAATATTAACTTTAAACATTAAAACATTATGCTTACATTTATTACTATTCTTGCAATTCTTGCAATCCTTTATTGGGTTATTGCTGCTATTACTAACAAGGTTCAGGACGAGAAGGTTCTTCCTAACCATATTATGATTCTTATTGCTGGTATTGTAGTTGCTATCAGTCTTAGTTTTGTCGCAGTTATTCCTGCACAGGAATGTGGTGTTGTAGTTACTCCTGGAGGTGTTAAACATGAATCTTATAGGACTGGTTGGCATATGGTAATGCCTTGGTATAAGGTTGTAAAGATGGATAAGACTGTTCAGGTTTATACTTGTGCTAATCTTGGTTCTCGTACTGATGCTTCTACAGATGATACTCGTATGACTGATGCTAAGAAGAGTTCTGTACAGGGCACTACAATCTGGGCACCTACTGTTGATGGTATTAAGATGGGATTTGCTATCTCTGCATCCTGGAAGATTGATGAGGAATATGCATGGTGGATTTATGACAATGTATCTGAACTTGATGACTCTAATAATGGGCGATTCCTTTGGCTTGAAGAGAATGTTATTAAAGCTAAGTTGAAGTCTGCACTTGCTCTTACTGCTTCTAAGTATACTCCTATTGAAGTTTATTCTAATAAGCGTGAGGAAATTCAGCAGCTTACTTATGATAAGATGAAGAAGGATATTGAGGCATATCATCTTATTCTTGAGCAGATTGATATTCGTGAGGTTTATTACAATCAGGAATATGAGCAGTCTATTAACCAGAAGAAACTTGAGGAACAGAAGGCACTTACTCTTATTGAGGTAACTAAGCAGAAGAATGAGCTTTTGAAGCAGGCACAGATTCAGAAGGATATTGATATTACTCAGGCTGAAGCTGAAGCACAGGCACTTAAGATTAAGGGACAGTCAATTTCTACTAACCCTCGAATTGTTGAACTTGAGTGGATTAACAAGTGGAATGGTGAGCTTCCTACCTATATGCTTGGAAATGGACAGAGTATTATGCTTGGAATTAACAAGTAATCAATATAATATATAAAAAAGAAAGAGAGGTTTAATACCTCTCTTTTTTTATAATATCTGATCATAAATTGATTTCTTAACTACAATATCACCAAGTTTCTTCACTGTAATTTTTCTTTGTTGTAATGATACTCTAATCTTATGTTTGAAATAATCATCGCTCATTTCAGCATGATTCATAATAAATACTGATTTATCATCTTTAAAGTTTTCTTTAATAAGACCTAACATAGTATTTCTAGAATCACTATCCATATTTGAGAATAACTCATCAAGGAATATAATATTAAAGTTAACATTAGCAATAATATTCTGAAGAATACCAAATATAATTGCAATATCAAGAGTCTTCTTTTGTCCTGTACTTAAGTTACCATAAGATATTTCTTTACCAAATGTATCTACAAAAATATGAGGTTTAAACTCTTGGTCATATTCAATCTTATATGGTTGGTCAAGTTTATTGATATAATATTGAATTGATTTATTAATATGAGGAATAAGTGTATCAAGAAGATTATATCTAAGTGTTTTTGTAAATAATTCATTCATCTCATTCCATTCACCAATCTCAAGATCATTCTTATCAATATTCTCTTTAATATCTTTTAATTTCTGTTCTTGCTCAGTAATTAAATCATCATAATTAGCATTAATAACTTTAAGATTATTCTCAAATATCTTTAATTCTGAGTCAATATTATTTATCTTATTAACTAATTCTTTAATATTTGTTGCTATCTCATCAAATTTAGGTTTATATTCTTGAGCAATAACACTTAATTCTTTCTTATATTCTTCTTTAGTAGCATTACATTCATTTACTTTAGCAGCATATTCTAACATCTTATTCTTATGTTCTTCAATATGTGACTCATCAATCTTACTACCACAAGTTGGACATATACCAGATTTAAATGTATTATAATATGATTTTTCTTGACGACCTAATGTAGAATATTCAGTAATCTTTTGACTTATCTCATCAATCTTTTTATTTACTTCATTAACTTTTGACTGTTGTTCTGCTTCTAAATTAGATCTGTCTTCTTTTAATTTCTTACCTTGTTCAACATATTGCTTTCTTTCATTGTCAAGAGCATGTGTATCAACTGAAAGTTTAATCTCATTCTGTTGTTGTTCTTTCTTCTCTTTTAATCTCTTAATCTGATTTTCGGTTTCAGTATAAATAGCATTAAGTTTTGTCGATTCATTAATCTGATTCTTTCTTTCAATTACAACTTCATCATTATATTCAGTAAAAAGTTTAAATCCGAAAATATCATCAAGAAATTGCTTAGTCTGTTGAGGATTCATCTTAGCAAGACTATTACTAAATTCATTAAATGAAATAATACACATCTTTGTTACAGCAAGTTTAGGTACATCAAAAATCTCTTCTTCAAGAATTTCTTGAGTATTTCTCTTACTTGATGCTGAAAGTGTCTTACCATTTATTTCAATGATAAGAGGCTCTATAGAATTACGAATAATATGAACTTCTTTATTTTTTGAAACAAGATTTATCTCTACTGTACAACTCTTCATATTCCAAGCAACAAGACTTGTATTTGTCTGTCCTTGAATAGTACCATAAAGACCATAAAGAATTGCTTCAGCAAGACTAGTCTTTCCACTACCAATTGGACCAGATAATTTAATAAGTCCATCTAATTGCTGGAAATTAAAATAATTCTCACCATATAGTGATTTAAAATTAGTTATCTTAATATCTTTAATTATCATGCTGTAAAAACATTTATATTAAATTTATTTTCTATCTCAGGAATTCTATCAATCATATCTGGATTAAATATGAAGAAATCTCCAAGTTTCATATTAATCTCATTATGATTTATCTTACTATAAAATTCTTCAAATGATTTAGTAATATAGTAATTTATGACTATACCATTTAAATACAAAACATCTTCATCTGTATAATCATAAAAACTATATGGATAATTCATACTTAAATCATCTTCAGAATATTCTTGTATAAAACTTTTATAATTTAAAATTGCTTTAGTATTTTTAAATTCTTTAAATGAAATATTAGTATTATAAAATGTTGCTAATTTATCTTCATTTATAGAATCTATATATGTATCTACTAAATCATAATTATTATGTGATGGTTCATTTATAAATCCATTAGCATTATATATTTTTCTCTCAAGAATTATCTCTTTAATTACTTCTTCATTTACATTATAAAATACATCATCAATAGTCATATCACCAGGAAGTGATATATACTCATCTGGATCTAATTTTATTAACCAATCAATATTATTATAATTTTTTAATAAATGTTTGAAACAAGTAATCTCTTTAGGTTCAAATGTTTCTTTATTTAATACATAATCAAAAAAATCAATCCTACATACTTTATTATATTTATTGATAATATCCTCATGAGAAATACTATCCTTCTCTTGATAAAAGATAAAATAATTAAATCCTAAACGGATATGATATTCTATCCATTGTTCAAGATAACGATGTTGATTTTTTATATTTGTATAAATACACTTAATCATAATTAATCAGCATTGTTTAATTTGTTCTTAATCATAGTATATTTATCATTAAGATGGTCAGGGATATTATTCTCAATATAATCTCCAATATTAGTATTAAATCCTTCTGCTATAATCTGAGGATTTCTTTCTTGATCATCATCAATAACGTGAATTCTGATATATGCATCAGTATAAGAAGTTTTAATAGCCTTTATTTGATCTATATATTGCGCTTTATTTATATTACTTGAATTAATACAAATCTGCATATAAGAATTATTAAAATCCTCTCCAGTTACTGTAAATATATCTTCATTAAATATTCTCTTAAATTTAGGAGTTGTATCATTTGTGATAGTCTTAACAATCTTAAAATCTTCAAGAATATATAAATATCTGTCTTGATTAGTATCACCAAATGTAAGAGCAAGAGCTGCTCCAAGATTATGAAGATTTCCTATTTCATCATCATAAAGATAATGAATATGACCAGAATATACAGGAATTCCTTTAAGACAAGATATTCTACCACCAGGCCATATAGTCAAATCAGCATGACAATAAATAGCCTTTACTTCAGAACCAAATTTATATCTATAAAGTAATTCATCAAAATGTTCAGGATTTTCTGTCCAATACCATGGAAGGAATAATCCACCATTCTCATCTAAATATGGTTCTGTTGTTACAAATCTAATATTTGGATAACACTTTTTAAATTCTGGACCAAAGACAAGTTCATAAGCATTATAAGAATCGAACTCTTCTAGAGGAGAATAATAGTCATGGTTACCAGCTAAGAATATTATTTGTTTAGGATATTGAAATCTATTTACAAGATTACGAATTATATTTTTTACTTCAATACCTATTTGCTGATTTATAGAATAACGAATATCAAATAAGTCACCAAGAAAAACTATTCTATCAATATTCTCTTCTTCTATAATTTTGAATATCTGTTTTTCAAAAAAATCTCTTTGTGTATCTAACCAAGATGTTGAATTTGATTTTATACCGAAATGTAAATCACCAATTAAAAGCTCACGCATCTACAATACCAACAATATTTTTATTAAATATAGAAATTTTCACCGAATATCTACAATGATTTCACATGAATATATTTTTGAAGTTTTCTATAATAAATATATAATAATATATATCTTTTGATATGATAAATTCATGTTTTGTAGCAATAAATATTGTATCAAGTGAACTTGAAAATGTAAATGTCTTACTCAATGACAATAATGGATTTCCTATAATCTTTTATTGGAATGGTATTGATGATATATTTGATAAGATTTCTAAAGATGAAAAATTCTTAAATATTATAAATAATTATGTATTTAATTATGATACTTATGATAAAACATTTCTTAAATTATCATTTATAAATACTGGGAATGAGAATATTTATAATCAAAAAGAAGTAAGTATTCAAGAACTATATTCCTTAGAAAATCTTAATAAAGATTTTATGTTTATGTATCTTCAAAATATAGTTACTGATTTATATGAAAAATTCTTTAAAGAAAAGTATATAATTAGTGATATTGAAGATTTAACAAGTAAAGATATTATAAAAGATATATTTTATAAAATAGAGAATAATGATAAACGAGAAATATTGCAAAGTACTATCATTAATTATATTAGGAATAAATTAAATGAAAATACTAAACTAACTAAAGAAAATAAAGAATACTTAATAAATAGTTTAGAAGACATCATAAGAGAATCATAAAATGGTTCTCTTTTTTATTTATATTAAACTAGTAAAAATTATTTTTATATATATAAGTATATATTAAATAATTTATGGCTAGAAAACCAGCAAGAACAACAACTAGAACAGTTGGAACAAGTATTTCAAATAGTAATTATTCACAATCAACAAAACAAAATAGTAATGTATTTAGTGGTATATCTAATACTGAAACAAAAGGAACATTAGAATATTATGAATCACATCCTAATACAGCTATTTCATATGATAGTGATAACTATTATGGTATTTATTTATATTCTAAAATTTATAATAGAGGTGGTGATAGTACATTTACTCAATATGTTTTACAAAATTTATTTAATATTGATTATGAACAAGCAAATTTATTATTAAATTCTTGTAAAACAGTATTTAGTAATAATATAGAATATGGGGATGATAGTAGTCATGGTGAAGTTGATACTACTACAATTAATAAACTTACAACTCCTGTATTTCTTAATAATATAGATTATAAAACATTTTTTAGTAATATTACTACTAAATATAATTATGAATCAACAAGAAAAGATGGTGTTTTTAAATTTTATAAAAGAAATGAATCAGAAACATCAAAAAATATATATACTTTAATATATAAAAAACATAATGACAGTAATGGTCATGTTGTTGCATACTTTCAAATAATATTTAAAAAAATAACACCATTTAATGGAAAAGAAGTAGAATTAAATGATGTTAATCAATTATTTTATAATAAATATGCAGTAGAATTTAATTCAAATATTGATATTGATGATATTAATATACAATATTGTGATTTATTTAATTATATTTGGTTTAGAGTAAAATCTAAAACAGAAATAAAAAATATTAAATTAGATAATAATTTTGTTCATAATAATCATTATAATCCTGAACATAAAGATATATTAACTTGCTATTCATATGTAGCAAATAATATGTATAATAATATTGAAATTAAAATAAATAATGGTGATGGATTAGAAGATATTGATTATACATATTATGGTAATACTCATAATTGGAAATATTATAAATCATCATATAATGCATATATATATAATTCTACAGAAACTATACAAGTAACACAAGAATCTGAAAATCCTGAATGGGGTAATACTCAATCTACACAAACAGTATCTGTTAGTACTTGTAATAATATAAATTCTATAAATTGGTATAAATCAGAATTTGATAATACTAATCAAACTTATGTTTTTGAATTTAAATTAAATACTATAGGTTTAAATAATGATGCAAGAATAACAACTAATAGTATTCCTCCTGCAGTATGGTTATGTGGTGAAAACTTTTTATATTCATTAAATAATAGTCAAAATACAAAAAATGCTTCAAAATTAAATATTACTTTAAATTTTTCTGATGGTACAGAACAAACTGGAGAAGCAACAAGTACTAATAGGGCTATACAAGTATCAGCAAATACTCATACTAATATTTATTATGTTAATCCTGTAAAATTATATACAAATATTGGTGGAGCTGCAAGAACTTTAGCTTGTATATATGAATTGAAAGATGGTGAAGAAGAATTTAATGGTAATATAACAGTATTTTATGGTAATGATTTAGTATATCCATATAAAAAAGCTGGTACTAATATTGTTAAAGGAGATGGTCAACCATATGATACATCTGTATTTTATTATCAAACTGAACGTCATGAAGATAGAATATATATTTATTTAAAAACTCTTTCTAATAGTTTTAAACTTAAGAAATTTGTAAATATATATTTATCTGATGATGATAAACATACTGAAGAAGAAACAACAGTTGAGGAAGAATATACAAATGTAAAGACAACAATTTCTCAAGATGAGATTACAGTTCATACAGTTGATATAAGTATTCCACAAGTATCAGCTGGTGATGAATCTGTATATATTGATAATTCTTCAAATAATAAAACTAAACATTATACTAACTATAGTAAATTACCTACAGTAAATGGTTATACTTACTATGGTATAAGAGCATATGCTTATATTAATGGTAATGAAATAGAATATTTAGATCCTACAATAAAAAATATTGGTATTGAAGGATTATCATATAATGTAAATGCTAATATTGTTAAATTAAATCCAATTAATGAACAGAAGATTATTTATTCATTTAAGAATGGTGAACAATTATTAGTATTAAATAGTGATCTTATTAACTATAAAAAAGAAAATAATGTAGAAACAATAGAATCTCATGAAGTATTACCTACATATCTTTTCTCATATGAATATATTGTAGAAAATAAGAAACCAGAAAATAATGATAATACAGATTATAATCTTAGATTTAAATTATTATATAGTAATAAGAATTTAGTTGAAACAACATATCAAAATATTAAAGATAAAATATTTAATAATTCTAATAGTGGATTATATTTTGCATATATTTCATATACATATTCAGAAACATTAAATACTCCTATATATAATAAACTTATAAATGTATCAGCAGATTATCCAATAGAATATAATATTAATGAAACTATTGATGATAATGTTTATACTTATCAGTTTGTTGAATATTCTGATATAAATGATATTGATGAAGATAATCTTTATGAGAAAGTAGAACAATATGTTAAAATTTCTCCAAGTATATTATCATTAGATTCATTTAAACAAGTTGTTAAAAATTCTCAGACTATAGAAAATGATTATAATAAGTATTATAAATATTCTGTAGTAAATAATAGTTATATTCCATATAGATATAATGATGTAAAGGATTTAAATGAACTTCCTTTAAATATTTATGTAAAATATGGATATTATTTAAAGACTGGAGAACATAAAGAAAATGTAAATCTTAGTAAATATAAGAGATATAAAAACAATTATAATTTTACATCATATTCTATTAATTCTTCTAATGTAAATAAATTTAGAGAAGAATTAAATAATTTATTAAATTCTAGTGATAAATATTATCAAAAAGTAGATAATACATATATTCCTTATAAAGGTTTTGTACATGATGGTTCTGTAGAATATTATGGATTTAAATTCAGGGAAATATCAGAAGAAGATACATCTAATAGTACAACAATATTAAATAAGAGATTTGATGATAATTCATTCTATTATTTAAAACAAAATTATAGATTATTAGAAACATCTGAAATTAATCTTGAAAAATTACCTGAATTTAAAGTTAAGAATATTCAGTTATATAAAAATGCAGAAACAATTGGTGATGTATTAGAATTTATACCAGTAGAACAAACTGCTAATATATATGATCTTGATTTATCAGGAAATACTATTTATGCATTTGATGATAATAGATATGGTATTATATCTTTAGATGAAATTAAAGATTCTATATACAAGAATATACCTAAAGATAAATGGTATAGTGAAGCTGATGAAAATAAAATTAAGAGAGATACAAATTCTTCTTATTTATTAAGTAATTTTGATATAACTATTTCTACAAAGTTTTCTGTTTCAAATAGACAAGAACTTATAGAACATGATCAAAAAGTAAATATTAAATATATTGTTTCATTAGAAGGTGTATATAAAGAAATTGATTATGTAGAAGCTAAAGGTATTTATAATAGTAATATCGGTAATGAAACAACTGGATTATATATTAAAGAAACAGGTTTCAATACATTTAAGCATACTGGATATGTAACTGATGAAAATACTGGAAATACTGCTACTGACTCAACAGGTAAACTTATAACAAAATATAATTATGGAGATAGATTATGTATTGCAAATCTTCAAACATATAAAACAAATAATAAGTTATATACACTCTTATTAAGTAAATTAACAGCAAATGAATTATCTGATAATTATAAATATTTAAGAAAAGGTAATAGTAAATTATTAAGTAAATATTTATATAAAGTAAAAACTGGAAACATTAATAAGTATTATGAAATAATGCAAATTAATGGATTATATAATGGTGTAATACTTAATAGTTATATTGCTGATGATAACAGAGAAGTATTTGGTAATAGAGATAATATATTTGATTTTTATAAAATTAATCAGAAATATGAAATATCTCACGATATTCATATGTCTATTAATAAACAATATTTTATTCAAGAACGTTATAAGAAAGTATCAAATGTTTATATTCATGATTTAAAAGATAATAAAAATTTAGATGGTAATGAAGATTTATTAGTATTTAATGATTCAAATATATTATCTGAATTAAATTTAACATCAAATAAAGATTATTCATATAATATTAATGATATTAAATTTTATGAATATAAAACAACTTATTATACATATTGTGATAATGATCATAAAACAATTGAATCATTAAATGATGATTTTGAACAATCTCCATTAAATACAGATTATAAGAATTCTCATTATTCATCATATACTGGAGATGTATTTGTAAAAACTAAATATTTCTATAATAGTTATTGTATTAATGATGGTATAAGTATTGATAAAAATGGTACTTATTATACAAATGCTCTTGTATTTGATGGTAAAGATGGTAAGATTTCTAAGAAATTATATCTTAACCACCATATTCAGAATTTAACAAAATATTCATATGATGTAATTGTTTCTTCATATGTTATTTTAGATTCAAGTGAAGTAAGTAATGATATATCAATATATGATTATAAGAATTATTATATAAGTTATGGAGAAGATAATAGTACATATTATCAATTATCTCAAGAAACATTATCACCATCATATTATGTAAATACTTCTGGATATGAATTATATACTAAATTAGATGAAACTAAGACATTTGAATATAATGCATTAGATAAATATCAATTAAATAGAGATGAAATTCCAACTGTAATTCAAATGAATGATCAGTTCTATGGAATTATATTTAATACTCCTATTGATGAAACAACTTATAGTTATACTATAATGTTTAAAGAAGGTGATACATTATCTGATACAGAAATTAGTTATAATGGTTTAAGTGTAGATAATAGAACATTAATTTCTGAATTTGATTTAGGAGATAATGGTACTCTTGATGGTAGAGAAGAGATATATAAATCAGCATTAAATACTGCTAATAATGAATTATATTATAATAATTTTGATCAGAATAATGAGAATTTAAATTTATTCTTGATTAAATTTGGATTTGTTCCTAAATATTATTTATATGAATTAGTTGAATTATCTCAATTTAATTTTAGAAATTATAATTCTGATAAATCAATATTACAGACTAAAGAAATTATAACTAATTCAATAAATGTAAATAATCCATTTACAATTACTAATGCTGAACAGGTTATATTTGATGGTACATATTCATGGGTTCCACCAACATTTAAAGATATTATCTTAGATAGTGGTGAACATAAGACAATTCTTGAAAAAGATGGATATTTCCATAAGAATTATTCAATTGAAGAAAAACCATTAAAAGTTACATCATATAACTTCTATCCTAAAGATGAAGTTTCATCAATTAATATAACTTATAACTTCATACCTAATTCATATATATTAACAGCAGAAATTAACCATCCAAGAATTTCTTATGTAACTATGGTTAATGATATTGTTGAAAGAGTTAGATATAGTTATATATTAAATGGTTTTGAATATGATTATCCATCAACAAGTCCTATAACTTATGAAGATGATACATATTATGGTACTATAAAGATTAAAGATATTGATGGTAGTTATGGTACATTAAAAGTTTCTTTATATAAGAAAAATGATATTGTAACTACAACTAATATCAAAGAAATTGAACATCAGAAGGCATATGTTTCTCAAGAATATTTCTCATATTCTCAAGCAACACCACTTACTAATGAAAAAATTCCTGTTCTTTATAATACTGAATTAATACCAGCATCTACTCATAAAGTACAGTTCTGGGATGTAAATACTAATTCATATGCTATTAAGACTGTTATCGATAGTTATGCATACTATTCATATAAGTATAAATATGAAACAGTACCATTTACAGTAGCATCATATATATTTACTGAAGATTTAAGAATATCTAATTTTAATGATTTAGGTACATATGTAAAGGTTATTGGTGAATCTATTGGTGAAGGATTATTAAATCAGTCTTATAATGTAAAAGAATTATCTTATGAATTAAGCAATATCTTTAGTTATCAGACTCAACAAGAAAAGATAATTGCTGATAATCGTAATGATCTTTTAAAGACATATATAAATGTAATAAATACTTCATTAAGTACATTTAGTGATAATACATATAATTCAGTAAATGCTTTAAATAGTGGATTAAGTAAAGATATCAATAATCTTATAAATGGTAATAATACTAATTTTGAAAATCTTTCAACTACTATTAAAGATAATATCAGTAAACAATATGATATTCTTAAAGAAGGTTTAGATAATACTAAGAATACTCTTGAACAGAAATTAGCATATTTAACTGAGTCTATTCATAATGATATTATTGGTGATGGTGTAAATCAAGAAAAAGAAGTAACTACTGTTACTACTACTTATACTCCTAAACCTCCTAAAGCAACAGTTCCTCCTATTGGACCTCTTGCAGTTGTCGCACTTGCACAGACAATTACTCAAAAGAATAGTCCAACAGAGTATACATATAAAACTGAAACTAAGACTGAAACCATAACAACTACAGCTTCATCTCTTGCAGAAATTCTTAGTGGCTCATTAATGTCAAGTACTAAAGTAACTTCAAGAATTGATAATGAAGATGGTTCATATGTAATTGTTGAAGGTGAAGGATCACAAGGTCTTGGAGATATTCTTAAAGATCTTAAGATTAGTAGAAAGATTCCTGACTATAATGAATTTATGTGTGACTTAGTTCCTACATTATTCTCAAATGTTGATTTTGAAACAGAAGTCACTGATTCAGTAAAATATGATGAAAATGGTAATATAACTGAAAAGAAAACACATAAGAATAATCCAACAGAAGTAGCTAAGAAATGTATAATGCGTGCTGACATTCTTTGGAAAGAAATGAAAAAGAAAGGTATAGTCAGTTAAAAATAAAAAGAGAGGTTATTAAAACCTCTCTTTTTTTAAAATATTATTGTTTTCCTTTATACCAATCTGGAATTACTTTTAAAGAATCACATCTTTTAAACATTCTATAATAATTTTGTCCTTTACATTTTTTATTTAATGTCCAAGAATTTAAATTTTGATTAAATTTTTTGCATCCATTAAACATAAAATACATTTGTTCACAACTAGATACATCCCAATTAGAAATATCTGAATTAAATTTCCAATTATCATAAAACATATTTGACATATTAACAACATTATCTACATGCCATTTAGATAAATCAGAATTAAAATATCTACATGTAGCAAACATACCATACATGTTTTTAACATTACTTACATCCCATTTTGATATATCTATATTATGTATTAAATAATCATCTTTTGTTTTTAAAAAATTACCATTAAATTGATTAGAATAATTTCCAACTGGTAATATATTAGATGAATAATTTGAAAAAACTTTTAACATATCAGATGAATTCATTTCTATACTTGAAAATAAACATGACATATCATCAATATTAGATACATCAATATCATTTAAATTTGCATTTGGTCCTCTTTCTTTTAATAATTTCTTTAATAATTCAAAGAGTTCTTCTTTAGTTTCAGGATGATACTCATATTCTGTTTTATCAGTAATATCCTTATTTAAATGTAATTTCTCTATTATATATGTATTAATTTGCTTCATTTTAATTTAAATATAATTGTTCAATTATTGAGAATTTCATATCTTCAAGATTAAGATTTTCTAAAGTAAGTCCTCTTGATTCTGCTTCATCTTTAAGAATCTGTGCTTCTTTATCATATCCCTTATCTTTACAAATTTCATAATTAAGTTTAAGTTTAGCATCTGAACAATTCTTTACATTCTGTTTTCTTGTTCCATTATGCCATGCATCCATTTTAGGTTCTTGAACTTTTCTTGCTTTAGATACATCTGTCTTAATCTCTTCTTGAGTTGTTTGTTTTGATGTTTCTTCTTTTTCATTTTCTGACTGTGGAAGTTCACCCTGAATATAATCTTTTATAAAATCAGTACTGAATGTAATAGTTCCTTGTGAAGAATCCCAATTAAATTCATTTAACCATTTATAGAATTTTTCTTCAGCCATCTTTCTTGCTTCACTCTTAGTATACTTATCAGGATTCCAAGAATAATATCCTCTACCAGATTTCCAAATTTCTTCCCAGTTATCTTCAATATACTTAGTCTTTGTTCTACCATTAATCTTCTGCCAAGCATCAGATGCTCTCTTAAATAAATCTACTAAATAATCAGAAGCTTTACTCTTTATTACTGTAGCTGATGGTCCAAGTACAAATTCTGGATTTTCATTAATATCTTTCCAAGGTGTATATTGTCCAATTCCTTTCTTAGATTTTCTATTAAGAGTAACAACTTTATTTTTCTTAGTATCAATTGCTATTGCAGAAGTTTCTTCCCATGAATGAGGATTATTTAATTTAGGATCAATTGTAAAATGTAATCCTGTAAGTTTTGATATAGGAGCCTTAAAATATTCTTCTGTTAATTTAGTTGCAATCTTATTTACAACATCAGTTAATTTATCATTAATTTCTTTAAGATTAGCATTATATTCATCCCATTGTTTTTGTAATGTTTCTTCTGCTGCTTTATATGCTTCTTCTGAATCAAAATCTTTTTGTCTTAAATCCCATTTTGTTTTTTCTGGTTTACCTTCTGTTTCTTTTTTAGGTTTAAGATTTTCAAATTCTAATTTACCATCTTTAATAGTAAAACCTATAAATTTAGGAAGTATTATATATCTTTCTGCAAATTCTTCTTCCTTTCTTGCTTTATTTTCTTCTTTTTCAGTATGGTATGATTTAGCATTAGGATCTCCTTTCTTTTTTAATTCTTCGAATTTTTTACTATCTGATAAAGCACCCCAGTTCTTAGCAATATAATCTTCAAGATAATAACCAGCTTTAATATCTTCAATAATTGTTGAATAATGAGGACTACTAAATATTGCTGTATAACCATTAAATATTGCATCATCAGTACCATTAGCTTTCTTAATTGTTACTTGATAATTCATAGAACCACCAGCAATTCTACCAGCATCACTTGACCAAGATGAAGTAACTACATCATAGTAATTACCATCTTTATCCATTATATAACCATCACCTTTACCACTATAATATGTAAATTTATCAGTATATCTATTATCTCCTGATAAATCATAAACATCTCCAGCAATAAATTCTACATCTTCTTCTCTTGATGTATTCTTTATTTTACCAATTCCAGATGGTGATTTTTTATTAGCTTCAAAAAGAAGTATATGTTTTAAGTCTTTCATAAAATTTAATATATATATATTATATATAAAAATAATTGAATTTTTCAGATTATGTTCTATATTATTAATGTAATTAAAAACAAACATTATGAAACACACTGTAAAATATCTCCTTATTCAGATTGAGATGATTGCAATGATTATTTCTATTATTCTTGGCACTGGTGCTGCTGAGAGCTCTATGTGGGGATGGGCTTATGCTCTTATTTTTGGTCCCTTTATTTGGGGTTGGCTTACTAATTTTGAAAAACAGATGCATTTTCTTGAGGTCTATGACCGCGCTGTTGCTATTTCTTTGAAGTCTAACAAATAATTTATAAAAATCATGATTAATATTGAAACTCTCCCTCGTCTTATTAAGGTTATTGATACTGGTAATTGGTATAATCTTGAAATGCATGTTACTGCTTGGAATAAGCTTTGTGTATGTTATAAGCTTACTGATAAGTGGACTATGGATAATGATATGTTCTATCATATTCTCTCTAATGTAGTTGAACCTGAAATGGAAGGAGATGTAAAGTACGCTAAGTTTATCACTGATATAGTTGATGTTCCAAATATTGAGTGGGCATTCAATATTCTTTCTACTAGACTTAATGATGCTATCTCTGAAGGTAAAATTGAAGTCCTTCATTAATGAATTCTAGAAAAAAGATACTATATTAAATTGTAATCAAAAACAAAATAAATATTATGGAAAAAGAAGTTCGTTTTCGCATTCTTAACAAGACCTCTAAGACTGTCACTGTAAAGCTCATGGGTAAGCCCATGGAATTCTCTTGGGATGAGTTTAACAAGAAGCTTGTTGTAGTTGATAAGTTTTGGGCTGTCCTCAACGAAGAGGAAAAGAAAAAGCAGGCTGAAGCTGATGAACTGGTAAATGATGCCGTTGTCTGTGTAATGCTTCAACGTGGCAATGCAGATCCTATCCGAAAGCTTTCAGCTCTTGCTCAGCTTGCAAAAATTACTGAGAAGCTTCAGGAGATGCTTGAATGTGACAATGCACAGGTTCTCGATATCATTCGTAAACGTCTTATGCTGATGAATCCTTTTATGGTCAATCCAATGTTTGATGATGAGACCTTGAAGAGGAATCACATGTATCGTAAGAAAGAGACTGCTACTCGTCAGCTTGAAAAGGAATCTTCAGATTATCGTCCTGTAAAGAATGATAAAAATGAGACTGGAGGACAATATGGATCACATACTCCTACTTTTGGAGATGCATTTGGTTGTCTTGCCGAACTGAAAGAGAAAATGAATAAGTAATAAAGGATTGTGGTGTAGTTCATAGTTCGTATTGTTGTTGTGTTCATGACGTCTTTTTTAAGGCGTCCTTTTTGTATTTATATAATCAGATGTTCTATCTTAATATATAAATATAAGTTATATAGCAGTATGCCTAATAGTAAACTTACACTTTTAATTGATGGCAACTGGCTTCTAATGTCTAGATTATCTGTTTTACAAACAAGATATTCTGACGATGATAAATTATGTAAGGACTTAAAATTGATGATGATACGTTCAATAAATATAGTTCTTAAACAATTTACTGAAATAGATAATATAATATTTGTATCAGATGGGGGCAGTTGGAGAAATAAATTACCAATTCCAGATTTCTTGGAAGAAGAATATAAAGGAAATAGAATAAAAGATGAATCTATAAACTGGGATATGATATTTGATGCTTATGAAGATTTTGCTTCTAAATTACGTGCAGCAGGTATTACAGTTTGTAAAGAACCAAATCTTGAAGGTGATGACTGGATGTGGTATTGGTCTGAAAAATTAAATTCAGAAGGAACTAATGTAATTATATGGTCTAGAGATAAAGACTTAACACAATTAATTAAAATTAATAAAGATAGTTGTTTTACAATTTGCTGGACTAAAGACACTGGAGTAATTACAGTACATCAAGATGAAGATGAAATGGATTTCTTCTTTAATGAAGCTTATTCAGAAAATGAACAGATTTATCATTCAATAATTGATAAAGCAAAAGAGTTTAAAGAGATTAATCCTAAAGAAGTAGTAATTGATAAGATTATTCGTGGAGATAAAGGTGATAATATATTCCCTATTATTGTAAAGAAATCTAAATCAGATAAAGTATATAGAGTAAGTCAAAAAGATATTAATTCTGAATTAGATTATAATGATGAAGAAGAATATACAACATTTCTTGAAAATCTTTTAAATCAAAAAGCATATAAAGATAAAGTTGATAAACCTTTAGATCAAATAGTAAAGCATTTTGAATATAATAGACAATTAGTTGTATTACAAAAAGAATCTTATCCTCCAGAAATTTTAAAGATATTCGATGATTATAAAACATATAAAATATGTAAAGATACTCATGAAGTAGAATATCAATTAGTCGCTGAAGCAAATTCAATTAGTTCAATTCTTGATTTAGTATAAATCTGAAGTATTATACTTCAGATTTTTTATTTTTATATATATGAAACAATTGGATAATTATATATTAGAAAAATTAAAACTTAACAAAGATACAGAAATTGTTAAGTATATGGTTGTATATAGTTGGAAAAATGATGGAGCAAATTATATTCTTTATGATACTGCTGAAGATGCAGCAGATGGAATAAGAAATGGAGATGGTAAACAATTTAATAAAAATGGTACTTTTCATTTAGTAATAAAAATATCAAATGAAAGGAATATAGATAAAATAATTAATTTATGTTATAAAGGTTTACCATTAGATAAACAAACTAAAGAATTTAATAAATTAGGTGCTGATTATGGAGATGAAGTTACAGATTTACTTAAGAAAAAACATCAATTAGATTTAGAAAATGAGAAACATAAATAAATATATTATTGAAAAATTACATTTAAATAAAGATACTGATAAACAAGAAGAAAGTTTTGATGATATAATTAAAGAATTAGATGAAGCATTTTCAGATATAGGATATAAAGATAATAGTGATGAATTTGAAAAACAAATTTCTTCATCAATTAATGATAATGGATATAAATATTGTAATTATTATCTTTATTTTAAAAATCCAAATAATACTTCTCATATTGATTTAAAATTTGATATTACTAAACCTGCTGAAAATAATATGGGTAATTTACCATCTGATAAAATTTTAATATATGTTAGATTATTTTATAGTAATGGTAAAAAATCATTTAGTGTAGCTTCAACTTATAAGTATGAATTAGAATATAAATCAGAAAAATATAAAGGCGGAGGTTTATATGGTAATCATCCTGTATATGAATTAACTGATGATGTTTTAACAAAAGTTTTAGATGGTATTAAAGAATTTAAATATTATAAAGATGATTTTAATGAGGCAATTAATAAATCTAGATTTACTGGTCAAGCATGGAATAAATTAGTAAATATAACTAAAGAACTATTTGAACAATGAATAATTTAAGTAAATATATTATTGAAAAACTTCATTTAAATAAAAATACTAAATCATCTCAAATAGATGAAAAAGATTTTGAGTATAAATTTGAAGGATTAACAATTAAAGATTTCTTTAAATGGTATACTGGTATTGAATTTAAAGATGCTAAAAAAGATAATATTGAAGAATTTATAGATAATTCAACATTCTTAAAAATATATTATAATACAAAAGATAAACAATTGTGGTGTAGTGATATATCAGCAGCTGATTTTATGAGAGTAAAAGATATTCTAAGAAGAAATATTGATGAAGAAATAGAATTATACCAAAAATATGATTCACAAGGTAGAATGTATGATTGTACATTTGAAGTATCATTTTTAGATAAACCAATTACTTTCTATTCTATGGACGTTTATCAAGGTAAATGTGATGTGAAATATAATTTGGTAGATCCAATATAATATTATGAGTAAAATAGAAAATACAGATAAATTAGCAGCTTTACAAGAAGCTCTAAAGAAAATTGAAAAAGATTTTGGTAAAGGAAGTGTAATGCGTCTTGATGAAGCACCTGAACTTGATATTGATGTTATTCCTTCAGGTAGTCTTACTCTTGATTATGCTCTTGGTATAGGTGGTTATCCAAGAGGAAGAATAGTAGAAATTTATGGTCCAGAATCTTCTGGTAAAACAACTCTTGCAATACATGCTATCGCTGAAGCACAGAAACTTGGAGAAATGTGTGCAATGATAGATGCTGAACATGCATTTGATAGAACATATGCTAAAGCTCTTGGTGTAGATATGAGTAAACTTTATGTTTCTCAACCATCATGTGGTGAAGAAGCTCTTGATATTGCTGAAACACTTATTTCATCTGGAAGTATGGCAGTTGTTGTTATTGACTCAGTAGCAGCTCTTACTCCAAAAGCTGAAATTGAAGGAACAATGGGAGATAATAAAATTGGTCTTCAAGCAAGATTAATGTCTCAGGCGCTCCGTAAGATAACTTCTATTGTTTCCAAAACAAATACATGTGTTATATTTATTAATCAGCTCAGAGATAAAATAGGCGTACTTTTTGGCAATCCAGAGACTACAACTGGAGGTAATGCTCTTAAATTCTATGCATCTATGCGTCTTGATGTAAGAAGAACAACACAACTTAAAGATGGTGATGATGCAACAGGAAATATGACAAGAGTTAAAGTTGTTAAGAATAAATGTGCTCCTCCATTTAGAAAAGCAGAATTTGTTATTGAATATGGTAAAGGTATTTGCCGTGGAACTGAAGTAATTGATTTAGCTATTGAAATGGATATTATTCATAAAGCAGGATCATGGTTTAAATATAATGATGAAAATATCTGTCAAGGAAGAGATAAACTTATACAATTCTTTGAAGATAATTCAGAATGGGCAGAAGAAATTGAATCTCAAGTAAAAGAAAAACTTTCAAATAAATCAGATGAAGATTATGAATAATTTAAATACATATATAACAGAAAAACTTCATCTTAATAAAGATATTAAAACTAATGATTATTATAATTTTTCTCCTAATGATAAATGTATTCTTATTTCATTAGAACATATGGGTGGAACGTATATTTATGTACATCCAATATGTAAAATTAAAGATATATCTAAAAATCAAATTACCTTTGTTAAAGATTATGAGCAAATAAAGAAAGATATATTTATTAACAGTAATAACTTTATTGAATGGAAATCTAATTTGAAAAATAATAGTTCAATATTTCTACCAATATATATTGGATATGAACTTATAAAAAAATTATTTAAAAATTATAATAATTCAGATAAAGATAAAGACAAATTATTAAATTATTTTGATAAAAATGATACATTTATATTTGATAATGAATATACAATACAATATTTAAAATCAAAAAATAGTGTTACAGATTATAATTCATATATAAATATGATTGAAGAAAATTTATAAAACTTATTAAAAAATACTTAATAAATGATAAATATTAATACATATATAATAGAGAAATTACATCTTAATAAAGATATTAATACTGAAAATATAGATGTTGTATCTGAATTATTAAATATACTTAAACCTAAATATCCTGATGTTGTTAAAAATTATATTGATAAATGGGTTAAAGAAAATAATATTTATGATTTATTAATATATGTTGAACTATCTGATTATAAAAATATTTCTAAAAAAGTAAATAATAAATTTGAAGTAAAATATTTTTATGATATTGATTCTGAACCAACAAAATTTTTAAGAAAAATATATAAAAAGGTTATTTCTAATTGGCGTCCAATAGGAAATACTGCAGGATTAGGATTTAAAGATAATTATTTTTCATATGCTGATGATAAATTTACTAATAATCAAAGAATATATATAATAGGTAATCCAAGTGAAGATGAGAACATTAAATGAATATATAGTAGAAGGATTATTTGATAATAAGCTTCTTAAACCACTTAGAGATTTCATTCAAAGAAATTTCAAAAAAAGAGTTGGATTTAAGGAGATGGTAACTATAGGTATTAAAGGTGATAAATATGAATTTACTGCTACTATAGATACAGGTAATGGTGGAGTTGTTCCTACTCTTGGTGTTGATAAAATGAATATTGATGGTGATAAAGTAACTATTACTATTGGTGATAAAGAATATACATTTGATAAGAAAGGAGAAGCAAGTCCTACTGTAGGTAATGTTGTTCATCATAGACCAATAATTATTATAGATTATATAAAAATTGGTGGTAGAAAACTTGATGAACCATTTATAGCAGTAACTGATGAAAGAAAGAAATCTACAAAGACTCTTATAAATAGAGATACTATGACTAAATTAAATCTTGTTGTAGATCCATCAAAAAATAATTTAATTAAAGAATCATTATCAGACAGTGATATAGATAAAGTAAAGAAATTTTTAATTAATCGATATCATGTATCTACATGGGAAGAATGTATTGATGCTCAAAAGTTTGGTCAATGTACAAAATTAGTTAAATCAATTTGGGAAAAATTCTATACAATATTTGATTGTCCTGTAGAAATAAAAGTTGATTTTTCTAAACAAGCACAAGAACTTATTAATGATGATGACGAAATGTGTGGTAATCATTATGTTCTTAAAAAAGATGGAAAATATTATGATTTTGCTAGAGGTGCTAATTGTATAAATGGAATATATACACTTACTCAAAATAATAACAAAGATAAATATGATATTATATTAACTAAAGAAGAGGAAGATTGTATAAATTATAAATGGAAACCAAATTGGGTACCTAATGATATATTTAAAAAATATCAGACAGATAAACATTCTTCTGTAGAGTGGAAGAATTTAGATAAAGATCCTTGGTATAGAAAATTTAAAAAGTTAGAAGCATGATACAATTAAATAATTATATATTAGAAAAACTTAAACTTGATAAGAATATAAAAACAAAAGAATTTGATGAAAAATTTCTTTTTATAATTCCTTTTGGTGATGCATATGACTTTTTTAAAAAAGATTTTATTGATGCATTAATTACTTCTGATAATGAATCAAATGGTTTTATAATACCTATTGATTATATAAAAGATAATTATAAAAAATGGATAGATACTTATAATTATTCATATGAATTATATAGAATTCCTTCATCTTATCAAGATATAGAACAATTTGAAGATGATTATAAAGATGGTACTATAACACCTGAAGATCTTGAAAAAATAGAAAATGATGATTTAGAATAATATGAAACAGATAGATAAATTTATAATTGAAAAACTTCATCTTAATAAAGATACAAAGACTATTGAAAAGAAAGTAGATGATCCAACAACATGGGATGTTGATGATATTCTCGTAACTATTGGTGGATATAATATGATTCTTGTTGATTTCTATAAGATTATTAAATCAACTGGTAAATCATTTAAAGTTAAAGAACTTGAAAAGAAGAATGTTTCTGGAAATGGTTGGCAAGGTGAATGTGTACCTGTAGAAGATAAGTTTGAAAAAGATGCTCAAGAAATTACTTGTAGAATTAATAAATGGGGTGATGTGAAAATTGATGATCATCATGCTAGTCTTTGGGATGGTAAACCAGTTCATTATGATCACATGGATTAAAAAATAAAGTTTATTATCTATATATAATGAACTTTTATTTTTATGGAAACTGAAGGATATGTATATTTAATTTGTGATCCATCAAATACAACATTTAAAATTGGTGTTACTAGAGATTTAAAAAGTAATAGATTAAAAAAACTTCAAACTGGAAATTCTACTGAACTTTTTATATCTTCTATATATAAAACAAAATATCCATTTAGAATGGAAAGTATGTTACATTCTAGATTTAAAATAAAAAATGAATTAAATGAATGGTTTAATTTAGAAGCTAAAGATGTAGGACAATTTACTAATATATGTAAAGAAACAGAACATATTATAGAATGTCTTTTAGATAATCCTTTCTTTAATAAAAACTTAAAATAACATGAAAGATTTTAATAATTATATAATAGAAAAATTACATCTTAATAAAGATACTAAAACAGATATCCCATTTGATGAAAAAGCAGATAATTTAGTAAAAATATTAGGAGATAAATTAATTCGTTCAATGTATCAACATTCTAAACACATTATGTGGATTAAATATAATAAAGAAAATGCTTCTATAGAAATTCAGATACATAATGCAGCAAAAAGAAAAGAATGTTATGATATTTGTAATTATATAAATTGGTTATTTCAAGTTAATCATGATTTAAAAAATAATTATAATAAACCTAAATTAAATACTATACATTTTAATAGTGATACTTGGGGAATAGATTTAAATCTTTTTGATTTAATAGATTAGTGAGAAATTCTTTGAATTTCTCATTTTTTGTACTATATTATTAATGTAATCAAAACAAACAACATTATGACTGAATGGCATAAAAACATTAAACGACTTGACCTTACTAAATGGGTCATCACTAAGTTTTATCATTACACCTCTATCTGTCAGGATATCTTTGGTGAATTTGATACTATGTGGCATTCTAAGCCTGTAGGAGACCATTATCTTAAAGATCTTTATGATCATTTCCTTGAAATTGCTAATACATATTGCCGCATTTATAGTGGTAATGTACATACTAATATTTATGACAATAAGACTACTATTGAGATAACTAATATCGAAGATGGTAGTAAGTTTTATATCTCTTCAAAAGATGGCCGCTATCTCATTGGTACTTCTGTTTGGAGTGAGTTTGGTAGTTTCACTGAATTTGGTGTAATTAAAAAGTAAATATTATGGATTATTGGTACGAAAAACATCCAGTTTATTTTAAAGTCAGTCATTACCAGAATAATGGTAGTCTTGCTATTATGATGATGGTTCGAGACAAGTATAATGTTTCTGGATATCATTATGGTACTGTTACTGTCAATCTTCCTGATTCTTTTCTTCTTGATGAAGATACTCAGTTTGTTGATGAAAACAATATGCCTGGTGTAGGTAAATGGTTGGAAGAGAATGAACTTGCTACTCCAACTGAGACAATTCAGCAGAGTGGTTTCTGCACTTATCGAGCTTATAAGTTTAACATGGATAAAATTAATAAGTAATTATGAAAAGGTACGAATACGCACATCGTGATGTATTTTGCAAAACTTCTGAAGAAGTAGATCAGGTTCTTAATAAAGAAGTTTATAAACTCAATAAACCTGAAGATGTTATTTCTATCCAGGTAATTCCACAGATTTTTCCTGACAGAACTGAAGGAATGATGATTCCTTGCTGCTGGTATATTTCTTATGTTTATCGTTGGGAAGTAGAAGAATAATTATGGTTACAAAAGAACAATTTATGGCTTATCGCCGTGTACAGGAACTCGGTCATTACAATATGTTTGACCGTCGTGCAATTGAGGAAACAGGTCTTGATAAAGAAACCTATTTCGACATTATTAATCATTATTCTGAATATCGTAAGAAATTCGAAGGATAATATTAAATAAGGGTTAAACAGAAAAAAGGAACTCTAATGAGTTCCTCTTTTTTATATCTATATATAAAATAAAGGAATCCTATATAAAGGATTCCAGTATTTTGTTATATATGTGTTATTAATTTTTACTCTTCTTCAAAATCGACTCCACCATATACAACTGAAAGCATTGTTTCATCAATTTGTTGATTAACATATCTCTTTGCAGCCGCTAAGTCAAGTCCTTCATTGATTCCATTTGCCACCAAATGCAGTGTCTCGTTATCTTCATCATAGTAACTAGAGACATTAAAATTTTCTTTAAGGTAGTCTTGTACTTTTGCCACATTGACTAAATGATTAACCAACGATTCCACGAATTGTTTTTCATTATTGCCGAACATTTTAAAAGTTAAACAAAAAATTAATTTGGTAATAAATCAAATCATTATGAAGTCTTTTTTGTCTTAGATGTCTTAACAATTACTTGAGAATCTTTACGATTAAAATTACTTCTTAAATAATTTGATATTTTTTCACGTAACAAATCTTGATTTATTACATAATTACCAATATATTCGCTAATATCTTCTATCTTTACATCAAAATAATCAATAAGCATATTTAATTCTTTTGTAGGGAAATCTTCTCCAGATTTAATATCTATTTCAATATTAGGTTCCCAATTACTCTTCTTAAATATCTTATCGATTAACTCAAAATTGTTTATTTGCTTTTTAGGTGCACTTCCACCAATAGGTGTATTCAATGAAGGATTACTAAATACTATAGGATCAGCTACTAAATCTGTTTCAGCATTTGTAATTTCTGAAATTTCTACAGGTTTATTATCAATAACTTTACCATTTGCATCATACATTTCATCAGATGCCTGAATATAATATTTTGTAAATGTTTCCATGCTCATTTGACCCTTATCAGTCATAAGCACCATATTATTATCTCCTTCAATAAATGAATCTCTTACATTTATAACCTCACCAGTTTTTCTATTAATCCATTTACCGCTAATCATTGCACCACCTGGACCAGAACCAAAGTCCATCATATTAGGTTGCATCATATTATATCTAGATATATATATTTATAGTATATATTATATATAGAAATTCGTTAATTAAAAATTCAAAGTTTTTTAAAAATTTTAATTATTTTCTTCTAATAACTCATTTCTTTTAACTTCATCACCATCTAAATATTCTAAAATAATATCTGTAATAACATCTGGATCTTCATTAAAGAAATACATATATTTAATATTTGAATCATAATCAAGTCTTTCTTGTAAAAACTGTGATTCATTTATATCTGATTTATCAAAATTACTCTTAATTACATCTGAGTCTATCCAAATTAAAACAATATCATTTAATTCTGATTTAAAAATCACATCACTTATATTATTAAATTCACATAATGACATTACACATATATCATTATTGTAATAAGAATCTAATGTAATACCTGTTGAAATATAATTATTAGTATTTACAAACAGCATAGCATTATTCTTATAACTTAAATCAATTTCTTGAGTAGATAAATAATATATATATTCATCATTCTCTGAATTTATATAAGAATCATTATTTGTAAATCTATCTGCTATTGATAAATCATCATCTTTTTCTACTAAAAGTTTAGCAATAGCTAATTTATCAATAGTATTTGGTCCTGTTATAAAAACTTTTCTATTCATATTGTGAATTAAAGGATATAATTTTGTTTTAATTTAAAATTAGTAGTAAACTTATTCTTTGAATATAATTCTTCTAAATGAATAAATAATTTTCCATTATTTTCAAAATATGTTATCTTAAGAGGATTTGCAGTAAATATTGTATATGTAAAGTTACTGTTAATATTATCAACAAATAAATTATTTCCATTATTTGTTCTACTATAATTATATTTATCAGGATATAAATTAGTAGAAGAAGATAAAAGTAATAATGGATTATTATCAACAGTAATTAATTCCATATTAGAAGTTATTACAACATTATCTAATTTAATACTATTATCATTATTCTTTACATATTTAGAAAGTCCTATCTGAGATAATAATACTGGAACATAAATACCATCACTGAAATAAATATTATGCTTAGTATTATTAGTATAATATTCTGGAATTGTAGTAATTGTATATAATTTATTTCTATCTATACACCATTCATATAAAGCATATGATGTTAAATATGATAAATTAGTATATGAACTATCAAGATCTGCATAAATTGTAGGTAAAACTTCAACACGACCAACATTATCTGAAATATTATTAAAATATTCATCAACTTCAAATATATATCTTGATGCTGGAGTAACTATAGAAGTATAATAAGTTACATCTGTATATCTTGTTTTAGTTTCTACACTTAAAAAATCTTTTGTCCAAACATTTCCATTTAAATAAACATCTTCATCAACATTTAAGTTTTTATTAATTGTTGTTTCACCTGCTAATTTTACATTATCAAAGTTAACTTCAATTTTATTTTGTTTATTGAATGAAGATTTATCAGCTTCAGATATTAATGTATCTGTACCCATATTTATATTAGTATCAGTTGTACCAATAGTTAAAATATTCTTATCAGTATCAATTGATGTACCAATATATGATAAATATGAGTTACCTTCTTTATTGAAAGAAAGTATATTTAATCTATTTAAAAGAGTTTCATTTCTTGTAAGAACTTCACTTAAATCAAATGATGGAACATTATAGTTAGGGATATATTCATTATATCTCATTTGTACACCATTTACATTATAAGTATATAATGAATTAGTAACTACATTTGCTGAATTAAGTTCATCAATATTAAATGAAGGGTTATAATATTTAACATCACTACTTTGTGTTAAATAATCAACATTTCTATTATTCTGTTTTCCAATTACATTATTAGCTTTAAATGTAAAGTTAATATCATTGTTATAATTAGAAATATTATATTGTCCACTTAATTTATTAGAAAGATTTGGATAAATATAAGAAATGTTTTCACTTGTATTATTCTTTAATGAAGTATTAATTGAATCAAATATTAATCTTGTAAATTCATAATTATCTGGGTGAAGTTGTTCAGCATTCTTAACAGCATATTGGATAAGATTATTTATATTAGAAAGATAATTAAAATCTGCAGCAGCATAATCATTATTTCTCTTTCTTAAATAATCAAATTCATTTTCATCATTAAGAGTCCAAATTGTTGTTATAATACCATATTCTCCATAGATTTCAACAACATCATCATAAGAATAATTTATATTATCTGTATTATCATTTTCATCATAGTTTATACATGATATTGGAGATACACAAATGATAATTGAATTTTCAAGTTGTGCAAGATAATCTAATTTATTTACTTCTGGAATTCTCTCAATATCAGGAATTGAACAAACTACTGAGAAATAATCAAATTCATTTTTAAATGAAAGGTTATCAAGATTGATTCTTTCAAGAGGTTCTACTTTAGCAACTTTACTTGTCCATACTAATTGTTCAAGAAGTTCTGACTTTTTAGCACCAGTAATTATATTATATCCACCTTCTTTATTAGTTGTTTCAACAATAATAATATTAGGATTACCAGCACTTCTACCTCTTGCATAAATACCTGTTGAAATATCATTGATTACCCAATAACCATTTTTATCAATATATGGAAGAGTACTAATCTTATTTACATTAAGATCAGTAATAAATTCATTATTATATAATTGAGTTTCAAAATAATAGAATGATACTCTTTCAGATTTTTCAGTATGAGATATAATTGTTCCTTTATAATCTTCATAATTAATATCCATCCAAGAGTCAGTAATATCATTCTCTATAAATCTTACTTCAATATCTTTACCAGCGAAATATACTATTTCTGGTTTATTTGTATTATATGTATAAGTTATTGAATAGAAATTACCTTCTTTATCTTTTAAAGGAATGTAAATCTTATTATCAAAATCATCATCAATTTTTATTTCATTATATAATTCTTGAAGAAGTTTTACATATATTCCTTCAATTTTACCATAATTAGAAACAGAATATTCTTCTTTAAGATATGGATATAAATTATTAATATCATCAGTAAAAGAATATAATATCTGATTTTGAAGAATATCTTGATCAGAAGTAGCAAATTGTGATAATAATTCTGAAGAAGCAATTATCTTATAATTATCATAATCACATGTTACAGTATATACTAAATTAAACATTGATGTTAAATAATTATCTGAAACATAATCATATTCTTTAACAAAATCATAAAGATCTGATTCATTGATATTATCTATAGTTTCTTTAGAAACATATAATTTAACATCATAATCATTATCACTATTTAATTTAACTGAAACTAAAATATAATTATTTACAAATGATTGACTAAAATGTTTCTTAAATATTCTAATTCCAGAAACTAATTTATCACTGTTTTTATCAAATCTTTCTGAAATATAATTTACATTACTATTTACATTATTATCTTGGCGACAATAAAAATCATAATAAATACTATCATTTATTTTATTATTTATAAATTCAGCAGCAGAATATTGTAAAGCAGGATTTGAATCTAAAACAAAACTTTCAATTGTTAAAGATTCATCTTCTGTAGATAATGTTTGTTCAGCATATTTTCTTTGAGTAAGTTTCCAACCATTGACATCTTTTTCTACAAGATAAATTTCATATTTATCAGTTTCTTTATTCTTTTCAACTACAACAAGAGTATTATCAGTATCAACTTCTGTTAAATTAAATAATTTATCAAAAGATAAACTATCAATACTAATGCTATCACCTTTTACATTATATCTCTGTCCAAGGTTAGCAAGTGATTGAAGTATATATTCCTTTGCAATATTGTTATAATTGTCAGAATTCTGCAATGTATTTATTGATTGTATAGCCATTTTTAAAGTAATGTGAATTTATATTTTAGTGTATATAATTTTTCAGTTTTCATGTTATTCAAACCAATACATTCAGTATTATAATCAACATGATATCTATTATATAAAAATAAAATTTGGTCATCATCAAAATCATTCAATTTATCTAATAAGATATAATTTTTGAATTTTTCTAATACATAATTTTCTTTTTCTCTGATTATTAATTCATCATAAGTAAATTTACCAGGTTCATCTATTGTAAATTCTTCATTAAGATTAATTAATTTATTATCATTCAAATGTTTATATTCAACTGGTTCAAATAATGTATATGTATTCTTTGTATTATATACTCTTAACTTATTGTAATTATATATATTAACATTTTCTGTATAGAAGATGTCATTTATATAATCAATATTTTCTGTCTGATATTTATAATTTTTATATTTTAAACAGTAAGTTGATTCTAATACATTAGTCTTCTTTATATTAGGTACAATACTGTCAAAATATCTTTGAAGAGTTAAAACATCAATATGTTGAGGACGATAATTTATTGAATATGCATAAGTTATTCCACTATCATCTATAATTGGTGTTTGTTTATAATATGTATTAATATTAAACTTATTAGGTTTAATAAATATTTTACTATAATAAGAAGTAAATGTATCAAATAAATTAATATTTGAAAATGGTACCATTAAATTAAATGTATCTTGAATATTATAATTAGAATCATAAATATTATGTTCATTTACTGATGTAAAGAATTTTTTCTTCTTATATTTATCATCAACAATATTAAATGATACATTTGTATTATCAATATGAGTATCTAATATAATAAATCCATATGTTGTATATGCAATACCTGTACCAATACCTTCATATTCTTTATCAACTATTATATTATAACTACCACTAGTTTCTACTTCACTCTTAATATAAGTATAAGAATATGTATATGTACTTTGTGAAATATATGAATTAATATTAAATTCATCAAATAAATTTAAAGTATCATAGAATTTAACTGGTGTGGAATAACATGAATTTAATAATTTATATGTTGGAAGTATTTCATGATTTTCTACTAATGGATTATCTTCATTAGTTAATTCCCACCAATAATCATATGTATAACAAAGAGTATGCTTACCATTTTCTACGTCTATAATTTCATATTCTTTATCTTTAGGTAAAGTACTTATATCATACATACAAGTAATATCACTTTGATTATATCTATAATAATTATCATTAATTGTAGATACTTTATAAATATTTGCTTGATTATATTCAGAATATATTACTGAATATTTCTTTTCTTGAAGATGAATATCATTGAATAATGGATATAAACAACTTGTTATATCTAATGCTTCTGGAACATCTTTATCTGAATAATATATTCTAAGATCTGCTGGATATTCATTTGCTTGATAAATCTTATAAATATATAAATCTTTATAAGCAATATTATTTTCAAGACCAATCAAGTCATATAAATTCTTATTTAACTTAACAAAGTTCTTTTTATATACAACTTCAAAAGTAAACTTAGAATTATATTCACCATCAAGATCTGGAATATCTACTAAATCATCTTCATTATGAGTCTTATAATAATGTTCTGAGAATTTATAATAATTATTCTTTTCATAGAAATGAATATCAGATGCAAAATTAGAAATTACATCATTCATATATTCATTATAATCTTCATCAGCTTCTTCTCTTAAAACATAATATATATCTTTATCAAATTCTTTACGAACAAAATTTCCATTTTCATCTATAACATATGTTATAATTCTATCTTTATTATCAAGAATATCTGTTTTAAGATTAGGATCTGATAAAATAATATAATCATTAATTCCAGTATAATTATTATATTTTATAGGTTCATCAGTATCATGAACTTTATAATATATATTATCTTTTATATTATTTATTAATGATTTTATCTTTTTCTTTAAATAATTTGCATTTCTTTCAGATACTTTTAAAGTTTCTTTAATATCATCAATAGAAGAATCTTTATCAATAGATATTGATAATACATCTTCAAAATTATTATTTTCTAATATTTCAGTATCTATACTATCAATATTATTTCTTAAGTAATCTGATAATAACATCATTGTTCCAACATTAGTTTGAACATAGAATTGAGGAATAAAATAAAAATCTTCAAAATGATAATCGTTATTAGATTCTCCTAAATATTTATAAGCAGAATTTGAATAATGATTATCTACTTTCTTATATATATGTTTAACTAATGTACCATTTATAATATCCTTCTTTTCTTGATGAGTAAGAGGACGGAATCTATCATATAATTGAGAAATATGGATATAATAATCTTTAAAGTCTAAGTCAGAAATTTCTTCATGATTAATAACTAATCTCTTTCTAAGATATAATGAATTAAATAATTCTTTTAAGTTAATTTCTGAATCAGCATTCTTATATAAATCTGAAATATAATATAAGATATGTTTCATATTTAAGAACTTAGCAAATATTTCAATTTCATCACTAATTTCTTTAATATTCTGATGATATCTTTGATTATACTTATTTATTACATTATTTAAATTATAAGTATCTACATATAATACATCATTATCTACTTTATCACTAGGAATATAATTACCATAATTATCTCCTAATGATAAATTTCTCTTAATAAATAAATCTGATGCATAAGTAGCAGAAGTTTCATCTTTTACTCTTGGATAATATCTATATTCAACAAGATAATTGAATATATCTTCATATTGTGAATAAGCATCCTTATAATAATCATGTAAAATAGAAATTAAATAAGACTTAGCAATAAACTTACATTTAATGAATAATGGAATCATATTATTTTCTTCTCCATATTCTTTTATAAGTTTTACTAATGTATCTCTATCATATTTAGTCTTATAATAATTACCATGTTGAGAGAAATAAAGATTATCTAAAATCCATCTTGTATTTCTTTTACTTTCAAATAATATATCTCTGTTATTCTCATGAAGAATATTTTTTAATTTAGATATAGGAAGCATCTCATAACCATCTATGAAATAAGTATTGAACTTTTCACTACTCTTTAATACTTCTATAATATCATCATAAAATCCATGTTCTATATTAAAGTTCTTAACTATATCTGAATATTTATAATAACTATTGACATCATATATATTAAATCCAAGAGATAACATATCAATGAAATCTCCAGTAGAATCTTCTGCTTTAATATATAATTTATCAAATACAATTTGAGCATTATTTTTTGTGCTCAATGTATTATATAATGAAGGTAATTTATTAAATTCTCCAGATGATAATCCTTCAGGAATTCTTTCACTTAAACAGATTGTTTTATCAGTGATATATTTTGGAGAAGTATATAATGATATATCAGCCTTCTTTATATTTTCAAGATCTTTATCTTTTAACTTATCAAAATGTAAATTAACTATTACACTAAATTTATCAAATTTATATAAATCAAATACATCTTCATTATATAAATTATCAAACTTATATAATATTCCTTTATAATATGTCTTATTATCAATAACATCTGTCCATATATCTTGATTAAAGATATCCTTTAAATCATTTGTTAATGTATACCATGTAGATACATTATTGTTCATTATATTTACATAATTATTTACTAAAGCATAATTATTAAAATAAGGACTATCTTCATTCTTTAAAGAATTTCCGATAGGAAGTATCATATTATTATTGACATCTGTTATAACATTAAGAGATGAATATCTTTCTGGAAATTCTCCATATTTATATGTTGAACCTCTATTAATAGAAAATGCTGGAGAAAGATTAGTAATGTATGGATGTTCATCACTAGAATACTTTAATTTCCATCTATTATATTTCTTATTTACTTTATTAGAATATCTATAATTAATATACATAGATTCATTTAAAGATGGATATTCCATATTTAAAAGATTATTCATTGTATTCTTATAAGTAAATAATCCATTATTGATATTTAATAAATATGGTTTGTCATATAAATATTGATAGTTCATATCTATATCATAAAAATGAACTATCTCATTATTCTTATACCATATACCACTTATATAAACCTGAGAATTTTTAAACTTATTCTTTTCATCATCAGTTAAAATATCATTAATATTAAATATCCAACATAATGGTAAAATCTGACGAATACATATATTATTTCTTTCAAATCCACTAGAAATGATACTATCAAAATTATTTATAGTATTCTGATTAGTATATATCTTAGCAATTAAATTATCAACACATCTTGTAAAACCACCTTTTAATAAATCAATACCATAATATGTTGCTTGCTTAGAACCAGTATTACAAAATATTACATTAGAATCTAATTTTTCTAAATATCTATTTAAATAAATTCTAAGATAATTATATTTATATTCATCAGATATTTTAATATTAATTTCTTTTTCTATCTGATATTTATTATTTTTTAATGTAATTTTTACTTTGAAATAATCTGGTAAATCTTCTAAAGACTCTATATAAATAGGTGTATAGAATGCAAATTGTTTATCACTCTTTAAATATGATATTCTTTTACATCCAAATTCAAAATCAGTATTTCTATTTTTCTGAGTATCTGATTTATCTAATAAAATGAAATTCTTCTTATCATACTCATAAACAGGATCAAAGAAATATTGTGAATAATACTTATAATATCTCTTTAAATCATAATCATATGATGAAGTTAAAAGATTAATTTCTATATTTCTTTGAGACAATACACTTGAAAGTGGATGAAGTTTAGCAAATCTTACATAAGCATTAAATTCATTTTGAGAAAGCTTATTATAATCTGTAAGAGAACATACTATCTTTACATTACCACTTAAAGCAGGTATTGTTCTTAAAAGAGGTTTAAACATATATTTTATTTATAAATCTTTATATATAAAAATAATTTTTTAGTGTATATTATTGAATTTTTATTTTAATATTTCTATAATAAAATTAGATAAGATTAGTTAAAATTTTTATCCAAATTAAAAAAAAGAGTTTATTATAAATTAGAAGATTATTTATTTGATATGAGAAACACTATGATGCATATTGCTCGTGAGATTTCAGGTAGCCAGCTCAGTTGGTCACCTGTTGCATCAGTGTTTGCTGGTTTCCCTTGTGGATGCTAGATAGAGGCTCAAATATCAAATAAAACAACATATAAGATAGGTAAATCGAAGGTTATTTGGTATTTGAGAAAGATATCAAAAAACCTTCGAAATTTTTTATAGAATATTTTGAATTTAGAAAATTTATTTCTATAATAAGTATACAAAACAAACATTAGTTCTTTGAAACGCCCCGCTGACGGAATTGGCATACGTACTGGCTTAAGAGACCAGGTTTTCCGAGTTCGACTCTCGGGTGGGGTACAAAAGTTCTTTGAAAATGGGCCTGTAGCTCAGTTGGTAGAGCAGGGGACTGAAGATCCTCGTGTCACTGGTTCGATTCCGGTCAGGCCCGCATAATAAAATGTCTCTGTGGCCGAATGGATTGAGGTACTGGTCCGCAAAATCAGATATGCAGGTTCGAATCCTGTCAGAGACTCAAATAAGTCGGGTTGGCCGAGGGGCTTAGGCAACAGTCTGCAAAACTGTCAACATCGGTTCGAATCCGGTACCCGACTCTAGATCATTGAAATATATCTAGTAGTAAACCAATTGGCTTTAGGTTGCCGCATTTGGAATGCGGATAATGTAGGTTCGAGTCCTATCTACTAGACAAGCGATAATGCCCATGTTGCGTAGGTGGTAGTTAGCGCGTCAGACTGAAGATCTGGAGGCATCCGTTCGATTCGGATCGTGGGCACACTGAGAGAAAAATTTTTATAATTTAGGCATTTATATATTGAGTATATAAATTTCCGATTCTCAGGCTATCGAGAGATCATCTAAATGGTTTTAGGATCCTACTCTGATACAGTAGAAATCCCAGTTCGAATCTGGGCCTCTCGACAAATAATAGGAGTTTGGTGTTAATGGCAGCATATTGGTCTCCAAAACCACAGGTATGGGTTCGAATCCTGTAACTCCTGCAAAAGTTCTAAAATATATGAAAAGATATTCTGAAAATATCTATTATATATTTACAAGAACATAGGTCTTTGACAAGTCTGGTAAATGCATATTATTAGTTTTCTGAATAGCCGTGACTGGTAAAAGGAAAACAACAATTATAATGCATATATTAGTATAGTTTTACTATATTAATATATGCAACTTATCGGGATGTAGTTCAGTTGGTTAGAACGCTAGTTTTGGGAACTAGAGGTCGCGCGTTCGAGTCGCGCTATCCCGACTAAATAATTATCGGCGTGTGCTGGAACTGGTATACAGGCATGTCTAAGGAACATGTGAGCTACGCTCGTGAGGGTTCGACTCCCTCCACGCCGACATAAATATTATATATAATATGAATTCAAAATTAAATGTTGTAAAAAATCATTTAGATGAAATTGTTGATTTAATGGATAAACATATTCCATTATCAGCAATTGCTAAACATTTTAATATGAAATATAGTACATTAAGAGATAATTTAAAAATATTAAATATTGAAATTAAATTAAATCCTAGTGGTAAAGGTATTCCTGGTAATGATTATAAACCAGCAATGTATTATATTGAAAATAATATTTATTTAGATGCTCCTAAATTAAGAAATAAATTATTTAGAGATGGTTTAAAAGAAAGAAAATGTGAATGTTGTGGATTAAGTGAATGGCAAGGTAAACCAATTCCACTTGAATTACATCATAAAAATCATAATCATTTTGATAATTCTTTAGATAATTTACAAATTTTATGTTCTAATTGTCATGGAGTAATTCATCAATATTCAGCAAAATAATATGGAGGGTTGGCTGAGTGGTCGATAGCGACGGTCTTGAAAACCGCTGTGCGTGTTGAGCGCACCGGGGGTTCGAATCCCTCACCCTCCGCACAATATGGAGATATAAGCCTAATTGCGTAAGGCAGTAGTCCTGAAAACTACGAGTAATCGGTAACCACTCCGGTGTGTCGGTTCGAGTCCGGCTATCTCCGCACTAGCAAATAGCTCAGTAGGTAGAGCAGCAGTTAAATTTAATGCTCTGACGATTATTACCTTAACTGTGTTGAAGTTTAGAGTTACTTCAAATTTTAGTCCAAACCGCGGGTCGGGGGTTCGAGTCCCTCTTTGCTAGCAAATATTTATGGGCTTGCATGTACCAAGGCTGGCGGAACTCCCTTGCAAGGAGATCGTGGAGGGTTCGATTCCCTTCGGGTCCACAATAATAGCAGTTATGACGTCAACTACAACAGGTAGACAGCGCTGAAGTCTATGTACCTTTTAGAATTGACTCTCCGGAGATTTAAGTCATCTAATTGTGTGTCAGAACCAGTCTGTTAATCAGGGTTTAAATGTTTTGGAAACTGCATGGAAGAGACTGTTGCCTGTGCTATTTTAAATTATTTGAAGTTACCATTGCATCGATGAGTAGATGTAGATAGATAACGGGTTACAGTGTCTATCCTAGTTGGTAAGCTGGCCGGCACTTCAAATTTTTCTGGGCCCTTAGTGATAACGGTTAGCACAGTAGCTTTGCAAGCTTCAAGTACGAGTTCGATTCTCGTAGGGTCCACAACAACTAATCGAACACATACAATTAGTTGGGGTTTTCTTGTAGGTTCGAAACTCTTGGAAGCTTTCGCCATTCGGGACGGTTGGAGTCACCCTGAGCGATAAACTGATAGCAAGTTATATTGAAATACGCGTTAAGTAGGTATAATTTAGTTATTAAGTATTGAAGACACATAAATCGCTGGGTAGAGAGCCCAGAGGAACTTGGTTCGATTCCAAGGAATGGTACAAACTAAGAATACTGAAATAATCAAAATAGTGTAAAAGGCGATGCATACTTGGGAGGATCCTTTTAGAAGGGGATTTGGTTCGAATCCAAATGAGATTAAAGTAAGTTACTTGCAAGATTCTTAGTAAATTATGCTCCTGTCTATACTAGTGGTCGAGGTAGTCACCCTCTCAAGGTGGAAACACGGGTTCGAATCCCGTCAGGAGTACAAAAGAAGGTTTAAAGTTATCCTAAGTATAAATGAATATTTTAATATTCAACCTCAATAGTAAGGTATGATACAAAAACTTATATATGCCCCTGTAGCCCAACTGGAAGATGGCAATGGACTTAGAATCCATTCAGTAGGAGTTCGAATCTCCTCAGGGGTACAGCTTGTAGATCTTAAAACTCACGGAATAAACTCAATGGATTGGAGAAACATTGGGGTGTGAACCGCAAGAGGTAATATGAGTAAATGTAGGATGGTATCATTAAACTCCAAATATAGGATACGTAAAGTAGTCATGAGGGATATTACTGGAGGAGAAACTAACAAAGTCCTGTTAGGTCGCAGTGCAGACATGTTTAAGATTGGGCAATATTTCGGTCTGTAGCTCAGTTGGTTAGAGCACTACACTGATAATGTAGGGGTCGGAAGTTCAAGTCTTCCCAGACCGACACCGAATAGTGGTCTGTAGAGATACTTCATAAGTTCGATTCTTATTTTTTCTACCAAAGCTCAGGAAAAACGTCAATGGTGACACAATGCTCTACTAAATGTTCTTTCGGTATAATTTGGGGATATAGGCCAGTAGGTTTAAGCCGCCATCCTTACAAGATGGGCATTTCGTTGGTTCGATTCCGACTATCCCCACAAAAACCAACCCAAGAGGACCGTTACCTCTCTAGATAGGTGCTACCTTAAAAGGGTTTAATTTAATATTTCTTTAACGGGAGTTATATTGAAGAAATAAGGTTAAGTGGTTATCCTTATTATTTTAATCGGAGCATAGCTCAGTTGGTTCAGAGCATCTGCCTTACAAGCAGAGGGTCCGTGGTTCGAATCCACGTGCTCCGACAAGAGATACTTGAAGGTGACGGCGTTATAAAATCAAATTCTAGATATTGATAAGCGGTCCTCCTCAGCAGGTGCTTAGTGGTGTTATAAATGAATAGCATATCAAGTAACAATTTATAGAAGTTGCAAATTCTATAATGCTCTAATTATACTATTTATATATCGGCGACTATAACTAGTTATGATTTAATTCTGAAAGATCACAGTAGCAAAATTTGAATGTTCGTAGTTCAATAATCTGAGGTGGGTTCCAACGGTCGGGTCCGGATAAGCAAGAAAAGAGGAATACATAGTTTAATAAAAACCTTCAGAAGTAAATAGTTAAAAATGGCGTGATAGCTCAGTTGGCTAGAGCGTGGGATTCATACCCCCAAGGTCCCTGGTTCGACTCCAGGTCACGCTACAGACCTTGGCAAGGTTTATTAATGAGTTTATAAGTTCTCTTAATAACTAAAACTTAAAATATATTTAAGTACCTGCAACATGGTAGATATAAAAACTTATTTATAAAATACGACCGTGTGATTGGGTTAGTATCACAGTTAACCTGACAGTTGTACGAATCTGTCCTTCTTATAGGATGTAATAAGAAGATTAAAAAACAAAAGCGGTTACAGTCTGAGGAGACTAGCCATTGGTATTTTTGCTCATCTGAAGACAGATTGAGTTTCGGAACTTGAATAACAAAGATTTATTTTAAGCTCTGTGTATGGCACCAATCGAAGAATGGATGCCTTGGTTGACCACAATACCGTAATTGTGGAGATAATGGTTTGTTACTTAAAGCCGACAAAAAGTAACTGGAACAACGACCTCATTTATAGCTCGTTGAGTTAGAACTTGGTGAAGCAATGCTCAACAGTCATCGGGTATGACCAAGCGGCCTCGGATGACCAGTTAAGGTGACGAAATCAAAACCTTTCATAACAAGTACTGAAGGTGTGAAAGCTTGTTTTTTAATGGTGGGGTGGGTGAGTGGCTTAAACCAGCAGTTTGCTAAACTGCCGACCCCGTAAGGGGTCCGCGAGTTCGAATCTCGCCCCCACCGCATAATTGGAGAGTAAAACCAAACGGAGATGGTAACCGTCTGCTAAACGTGTTGTTCGGCTAATAACCGGATGAGGTTCGACACCTCTGCTCTCCGCCATTAATTGGTGAGCAATCCCAAACGGAGATGGGTGCTGATTGGAAATCAGTTAGTTCGGTTAAGACCCGGATGAGGTTCGACACCTCTACTCACCGCAATCTGATAGTGATCTGAAGAGATACTTCATGGTTAATAAATTTTACTGGAAATAAGATTTTAGATAGTTCGAGCCTATCAGTCAGAAATGACAAACATGGTGGTTAGTCCACTTACCTCTTCTAAATGTTCTTCAGATTAATATGGCGGTGTAGCCCAACTGGAAGATGGCAGTAGATTCAAAACCTATTCAGTGGGAGTTCGAATCTCCCCACCGCTACAATAAATCAAGCCTCGTTCTTTTTTAAGAAGAACCTTGCCAGTAGGATGTGGAGTAATCGGATAGGTGAGTGCGCAGTAGCCTATGTAATATGAAACCGTTCCGAAGCGTCGGGTTGTCCAACGAAACTGAAATTGTAAATATAAACACGACATTAGTGATAAATTACAATTGATGCAGAACACCTCTATGATAGTAAAACCGGTAATTTCTACGTGAAATACGCCAATGGTAATGCAATCCTCGTGTAGAGTCAATCCTTCGAAAGATGGTAGATTGATGCTCCGAAAGCCGAGGTTATGTAAGTGACTGATGTAGTAAAGCTTGATTTTTTTTATAACAATCAGTATATGAAGCAGTTGCGGTAGATAGGTTGCAAATGAAAGTTATCCTCCCTATCATTGTTGAAATGAGACATAACAAACTAGACCGTATGAGAAATCAAACTGAATGTCGGCGTACCTTCATATTCCAGGGAGTAAGGCAGTAATAAGGGCACTGGTTGATTGTTTTGATTTACCATCTATACCTAATTGGAACAGCGTAGTAGAAGTATAGTACATGCTACGACAGCTCATGGAAAAGCTGCGAAACGGAGAGGAACCCATGCGTGGTAGACCCTAACAGATGGTCAGTATACGCTTAACTAAGAAAATCTGTTTTTTACATGGTGCCTATAGCTCAGTTGGCAGAGCGGCGGATTGTGGTTCCGCATGTCGTCGGTTCGATCCCGACTAGGCACCCTACATGGTGGGTTTAAGATAGCGGTTGAGTCGTGGGGACTGTGAATCCCTGAGGACCGGTTCGAATCCGGTAACTCACCCCAAGTACACCTTCTGTCAGGTTTCGAAACCAGAAGGAGAACTAAGTATAATATTTAAAAAGTACTAGTTAATTTTTCTATATTATATTAAGGTTGTAAAAAGTTGGTGGAAATCCGGGTACTTGACCATGCAGGTGTAGCACAACGGTTAGTGCGTCAGCCTTCCAAGCTGAGGATGACGGTTCGATTCCGTTCACCTGCTCTCGGATGAGTGTACATTGAAATCCGACGGAGGCGACTAATCCGTTATCGAGTTCGTAGTTATAGTTTATAGGTAAAACTAGGTATGGTCAATCTACCATTCCACAATGGTAGATTTTTATGCGGTATTAGTGTTAATGGTAAAGCGAAAGCGAAGCATATCTGGCTTCCAACCAGAAGGTGGGCGTTCGAATCGTCTATACCGCACTGTGGGAGTGGTGAAATTAAACGAAATTACACTCTAGACATTGTTCTTTGGCTTCTACCCAATAGTGTGGTCGAAGAGTTACTTCAAATGGTATACACGCTTTTATGACAAAAAAGATTATGTTGGTTCAAGTCCAACCTCCCACACAAATTATGCAGCATTCGTATAACGGTAATTAATTATACCGGCTTGCCATGTCGGGGACGGGTGTTCGACTCACCTATGCTGCACAAAGTAAACAGACCCGCTCTTTGTGGTGTAGCGTAATAAGTGAACCATCGTTTTCTCTGTTGTATGTTAACAATTGAGTATATCTGACAAAGCTAGTCAGTGATAAAGTTTGTTTTCAGGATAGTGTGAAGGAGCTGTAACATGGTTTGAAGAACGGTAAAGGTAAACCATAGAAAATTCTGAGGGCATTTCGTTTACGTGCCTGTATTTATGCGGGAGTAACTCAGTGGTAGAGCGCAACCTTGCCAAGGTTGAAGTCGAGGGTTCGAATCCCTTCTCCCG